TGGAGCGCCTGCAAGAGGGCCTGTTCCCGTCCTTCGACAACCTTCGCGAGCACATCCGCCAGTACGGTGACCTCCGCGACCCTTTCCTTGTTCGGACTGCATGGTCAGAGTTTGACTTCCTGACGCTCGGGAAGCAGATCATCCCCACAGGGGCGATCGAGCAAACAGGCGCGCAGGCCCGGGTGTATTCGTCCGGCACCTTCACGGCGCAGGACCGGACCACTCGGTTCTCCCCAGCGGATATCGGAAAACAGATCATCATCCGCCGGTCGTCAGTTCAGACGAACAACCAGCAGACATTCACCATCTCGGGATTCATCAACGAGAAGGAGGTCTTCACCGACCCTCTGATCGCTGTGGACGCTGGCCCGATGCGATGGGAGCTGCGCCCAGCGGTTGAGATCCCCGTCGATGAAGTCGAGGTTGAGCTTCGGGGAGGTGACCCTCGTCTCGTGGAGATTGGCTGGCAGGTGTTCGACGGTGCGAAGCAGTTCACTGTGCTGACGCGCCAGATGTACTACCAGTCCGTCCTCAACAACCAGCAGCTCAACGAACGCGAGTTCAAGGACGGGGAGGTCGACGCGGCAGGTACCGTCGGTTCACCCTCCTACACGTTCACGCAGACAGACATCGGGAAGCTGATCTTCCTCGGGCCCCTGTCGGACGGAGCGTCGGTTCTCACGGAGATTGGGGACGTGGAGGCGGGGCGAGCGGTTGTCGGACGCCTTGTCGTGCCCGGAACGCTCAAAGACCCCTTCGGGAAGATCACCTACGCCTATCGCACCACCGCCGACCGACCAGTCACCATCCTGCACTCCTACGAGGCGCTTCCGAACCTCCCACTCGTCGTCTCGTTCCAGTCGGACGCCATCTCCCAAGAGCGCTTCGACATCACGGTGCGGCTGGCGACGGATGCAGGATCGAACATCACGACGATCCCCTCTGACATCGTCACGGCGATCGGGCTGAACCCGACCATCACGAAGTACGTCGAGGTGTACCGCACCGTCACTCCCGGCGTGGAGACTACTGTCGCAGCGTTCGACCGGGCCCCCATCAAAGGACTTCGCCTCCCAGAGACGGCGGGGCCGTTCTTCTGGGCCGTCCGTCCGTTCGCTCGCATCACGCTGAGGGGTGGACTGCCTCTCGGGGTGGTCAGCAATGAGAACTTCGACCTCGAAGTCTTGCCGAACTCGGGCCCTGACCCGCTGCATCCGACGCCGACGACCACCCGAGTTTTCTCCCCGTCTGCGTCGTTCGAGCCCACGGACATCGGGAAGCTCCTGTCGATCCACGGTTCTGTCCTCGGCAACGACGGCTGCTACGAGATCATGGGGGTGAACTCTGCCGGTGACCGGGCCTTTGTGAAAGCCTTCCTCCGGGCGGACCCGTCGGTCTGCTACTGGGAGATCCGCTCCGCCCCCATCATCCGTCCCGATCCAACTCGTTTGAACCCACTCGACTGCGAGGTGCAGGCTCACGCACAGGCGCTGCTCGATATCTTTGCGCGGGACTTCGGCGTCGAGGTGGACACTCAACAGGTCGACGACCGTCAGCGTGCTTGGGTGAGGCAGGTCTCGCAGTGGATTGCGGTGAAAGGCACCGCCCAATCAGTCATCGACGTCGCTCACCTGTCCGGCTTCAGTGCCAACGTGCTGCCTCTCTTCACGGTGGTCGCAGCTCCGGGGACATCAACATCGGCAGGATTCAACTACATCTACATCGCTGACCCGGGTCGCAGTCGGCTCACGGGCACCATCACGAACAACGCTGGCTTCGCCGAATTCAGCGACCCCACCCAGAGCTTCGTCGCCTCGGACGTCGGGCGCGTGCTCAACACAGGGAACTCTGCCTCTGTCGCTCCAGTGAACAACAATTTCTGGGTCATCGGATCGATCATCTCGCCCACGGTGGTCCGCCTCCTCCAGCCGTCCATAGGGGCCAATCTTGGGCCGATCGAGAACTGGAACTACGTCGAGCCCAACAACGGGCTGCTGACCTCGTCCATCGGACAGCTCTTCACGACTGTCGTTCCGACCTTCCCTCGGATGGACGACGTCGACCTCGATTATGTCGCGGTCATGGCCGACATCCAAGGTCGTACAGCTTTCAACCGACCCGGCATCGACGTCATGTGTGACGTTGAACCCATCATCGTCGGATCGACTTTGGTGGACCCAGACGCACTTTCATCCTCGGCAAGCGGCTCAACCATCACGGCCATCTCCTCAGTGCTCAACACTCACACTTTGACCATCACGGGTGACGACATCTCGGTCTACACCGGAGGGGATTGGCAGTTCACTGACAGCGCGGGGAACATCCGTTTCCTCGACGCTCCACCCACACTCGTCTCCCTCGGGGCGCCTGTGCTGGTCCCCTATGTCGATTTGGACGCAGTCCCGCAGATTGCGACGACCTACCCGAACGCCGTCTACACAGTCACGACGCAGTCCACCGTTCCTCCAGTCGTGGGGCCGGTCGCGTTCACCTACATCTGCAACATCATTCTCGACTGCAACATCTGCGCGACCTACCGCGTGCTCATCGAGCTGACCAAGACTGCCAAGCTGATCTCGGAAGGAGCTTTGGCGAACGACCAAGCCTTCGAGCGCGTGCAGCGCCTCATCGACGACACCCTGCCTGTCAACGCCGAACCCATCTACGTCCTCCTCCCGTGACTTTCCCTCCTTGGTCTCCCAAGGTACGAGTACGCCATGCCAACTTCTGGGTACGTCTTCACCAATCAGGAAATCACGGTTCGCTTCCGCGCGCCGTACATTTCGGAGTCCCTGAACCAGCAGTTCCGGGGGATCGTGCCCGCAGGCGTCTACGAGGGCTTCAACCCTCAGGTGTCCGGCACCCCGCTGCACATCGATCTTGCGACGGACCCCTCAGGCCGAAGCTCGGCTGTCTCTGTCAGTGACCTCAACACGACCACCAGCGTCAGCGTCCACCTCACGGGAGTCGTTGACCTGGATCTGAGCGCCTACGCCTCCAAGACCGTCGCGGTCTGCATCGACCTTTCCTACGCCTTCCCTGCCGACACGACGGGGACGATCAACGTCTACGATCTCGGGACCGAGGCCATTCCCGCAACGTCGTGTGTGTTGGCGAAGGTGGTGGTTCCGGCGGCGGGCCTCATTCCGGCGGCGAACATCAGCCTCGACGACCGCAGTTTTCCGTTCTTGGCTCGGGGACGCGACGCGACTCCTATGGTGTCCGTGGTCCGCAACGGCGCCCCGTACCTCACGCACGACCTTGTCGGCCTCCCTGACTTCTGGGACTCCGCCTCCCTCACCGCGATGACCTACATCGCCTCGAACGCGGTGCTGGCTCCGTCTGGGTTCAACCTGTCCTTCCGGGCTCGAAAGAACGCGGCTGGCCTTGGAAACGTCAGCGGCATCCTGAGTCAGAAGATTGGCCTCCCGATCCCCACCAACCGGCGCCTGCGCCTGACCGTCGCGTTCCGACCCACCGTCGTTCCGAGCGTGGGGAACCCCGTCTTGTCGGCGACCATCACGGATGCTGCTGGGGTGACGATCACAACCGTGACTCTGCAGCTGGACTCGGCGGTTGTCGGTGTGTGGGAGACCTACTCCACGATCGTCCAGCTCCCTGCCGTCACCACCACCGCAGCCGTCGTCAAGGAGGTCTTCGTCCAGTGTTCGGCGGTGTCGTACACGACGGTCGGGGTCAACGCGCCGATCTTCGACATCGCGGACGTCGACCTGCAACTGGAGCAGCACGGCCCAGCCACGGACGCCATCCCTGAGATTTCCGGCGAGTCCCACCACACGAAGGTCCGGCTCTACGAGGACGCGTTCCCCGGCGCTGAGTACGCGGATCTGACCTACGGCTCAGGGGAGACGGTGCTCTCCTCTTCGGTGCCGGGAGCAGGCCACACCTTCCGCGTGGAGGGAAACGAGATCGTCGAGCAGGACTTGACGGTCCTCGGGTCAACGAACATCGGCATCGTCTTCGCGAGCAGCCTCGACGCCCCTGCCCCTGTGAACTCAGGGCCCATCGCAATTGGTCCCGTGAACGCCACCGAGGTGACGCTGGGCCGTGCCACGAAGAACGTCCGCGTCGTCGACACCCTTCTCGTCAACACGGTGCTCAATCCTTTCAGCGCCAAGGTGAGCATCGACGGCGGATTGTATCAGACCGGAGGAAGAATCTCCCTCAATGCAGGCGTCTCCCCGCTCTACATGCAGACGTCGTCGGGTGACGTCACTATTGAAGCGGCGACGACAGGGTACGTCGAGGTGATCACCGACACCGGACCGATCACGATTCAGTCCTTCAGCAACAGTGCATCTCTGATCGGCGCTACTGGAGCGCTTGTTTGGTCGGGCACCGCTTTGCCGCCTGTGTTCACAGGGGACATGATGATCGGCAGCGAACTCGGCGTGGGCGGGGTCAGCATCTTCGCCGGTGGGCAGCCACCAAACGCGCCGATGAACGCGCTCTTGATCTCAGCCCTCACCACCGTCAACATCGGGTCCGCTATACTGCCTGCAGCGGTCGTCGAAGCCATCGACATCGATATCGCTGCCTCCACAGGAGACGCGCTGCTCCGGTCGGCGTCGGGGGGCATTGTCGTGGCAACAGGCACGCCCCCTGCCCCGACTGCAGGGAACGTCATCATTCAGGCTGACAGTGCGGGCACCATGCTTGTGCGAGCCACGGGAACGGGAACCGCAGGTTTCTCGTCGAACTCTGGCACTGTTACTATCGGAAGCACGAGCGGCCAGATCGCCGTCTTCTCCATCGGTGGAGACATAGCCGTGGGGACTTTCCTCGGAGGCATGTCGATCTTCGTTGGCGGAGCCGTACCTGTTCCAGCAGCAGGGGACGTCCTGATTGGAACCTTTTTGAACGCAGGCGGAGTCAGCATCTTCGCAGGCGGCGCACCTCCGACCCCGGGCACCGACGACCTCCTTCTGCAAGCAGTGTCGAACGTCATCGTCGCTGTCGCCGGGAACGCCATAGATGTCAGCAGTGCGGCGGTCCTCGCAAGCAAGCCGTGGACGTTTGCGAACCAGCCTCGTGTACCGAGCGCCGTTCCTGTCGCAAAGCAGACCGTGTCCTCTGCAGGGACGAGTGTGCTGCAACAGGGCGTCGCCGTTGCATGGGGATTGGTAGTCAAGCCTATAAACACGGCATATATCAGCGCGCATTCGCTGCGTGTCCACAACTTCGCGACAAACGATCCCGCAGTCGTTGGCGGCGGTATTGGTCTTCGCTACACATTCATTTACCCGATGGCGAACGACGACTACATCGTCATCATATCGGCAGGAAGCTCGAATAATGCTCCATGCATCGGTCGAGTTACCCAGCGGACGACCTTGTTCTTTGATATCGTGATTGACGACTGGTCGTCAGGCTCGAAAATTTTTCAGAATACTGATTTCACCATGGCCGCTGGCTCTCCCCAGATCGACCTCAATGTAGTCGTGTTTGGCGACGTTGCCTGACGGACACTTCTCAGTTCGAGCGATAAGATTCCTCTCTAGGAGCCCGCCATGTCCATTCGTCTTCGCTACAACATCACCGTCTCCATCTCGTCGAGCCCTGCCGACTCGAAAGACCTGGGGAACGTGTGCCTCTCGGTCACGTCGGACGAGCCCAACGAGGGCGGCGTCTGGAAAACTCGGGTGCTGGCGGGGGCCACCGTCACCCTGCCCCTGGACTCCATCGCGGCGGCGGTGTTCTTGATGCTCCGCATCATCCCGTCCGACCCGACCCTGACCCTGACGTCTGTGGGGGTCGCCCTGAACGGCGGAACCGCGCTGGACGTGGCTCCGGTGGGATCCGCTGCCGAGTCGACGTTCCTGATGTCGGCGAAGTCGCTGACGAGCTTGCAGATCATCAACACGGACCCGGCGGCGGTGGACGTGGACATCGTGATCGCAACCGCCGGGGACTGAGCCCTTGCGGGAACCTGTTTGACGCCCGATGCTCCTGCCATCTAGGCTAGGGGCTTCCGGGCCCGCACCTGTTCAACTGGAGGCATCAATGGCTTTGCTCACTGTCGCGAATCTCTCGACCAAGATCCTGAACCGCCCCGTCGTTGGCGGCGGTGGCGTGTCCCCCGATGCCGTCGGCGGCGACCTCATCGACGGTCTCCCGCACCCCTTCGAGGCGAACGGCCCCCTCGCTGTTGCCGCCTCGCGCACCCTCGCCGTCCATGCCCGCGACTTCAATGTCCGCGTGCAGATGCAGCAGCCCATGATCCCCGCCGACGAATGGGCCCGTATGGTCCAAGCCGGTGAGATCAGCCTCGCCTTCGTCGCCGACGCCGAGAGCACCGACGCCGAAGACGAACTTGGCGCCTCTCTCTGAGCGCTGACGGGTAGGTGTCCCGACGGAATTCCGGGCGGACCAAGTGGTTCGGCCCGGATTTTCAGTCTCTGAGGAGGACCGTGGCCAGTTTTCTGCTCACGCCTTGCAAAATTCGAGATGGTTGGTTGGTCCCGAAGAAGGACGCTGAGCCTCTCTCGCTCACGTGGCCTGCGCTGTGTGCGCTGCTGGCCCCGTCTGGCGCCTTGCTCGCCAAGGCCAACCTGCGCAAAGCCGCTGCCCCCAACACCTACGCAGTTCTCGTTCTTCAGCCATCCGGCGTCGTCTCGAACGTCTTGCTGCGGAACCCAGACATGAGTGGGGACATCCGAGGGGTGCTGGTGCGAGACTCCAGCTTCGAGCGTCGAGTGGTCGGCGCTTTTCGTTTTGACTCTGTTTCGTGGGATGCTGGGGTGGTAGAACCAAAATATCTCCCATAGAGTGGCTTTGTCATGGACCTCACGCCCCCTGCTCCCGTCGCAAAAGAAGCTGCTCAGGCGCTTGAATTGCGTCGTGAGTTCAAGAGGGGCGGAACATCCATCGGCGTTGCTCGCGCCAGAGACCTCGCAAACCGGAAGTCCCTGAGTCCATCGACCGTAAAGCGCATGGTGAGTTTTTTCGCTCGCCATGAGGTCGACAAACAAGGAACAGGCTTCTACGTCGGTGACGAGGGGTACCCGAGTGCCGGAAGAATCGCGTGGGGACTTTGGGGCGGAGACCCCGGTCGCACATGGGCTCAGAAAATGCTCGGCCAGTTCGAGCGGAACGAAGGAGTGACTCAGATGATTGACGTGAACGTACTCGCCGGGGCCGACATCCGCCGCATCGACGGCAAGACCGGGAAGATCAAGAAGGTCTCGATGCCGTGGGTCACGTTGCAGTGGAGCAACGGCGTTCACGAGTCCTTCCTGCGCTCGGACCAACAGCTCACCGACGACTGCCAGATCAAGACCCTCGACAAGGGTTGGGTCTCTCTCGGCAAAGTCGTCGGCATCGTCGAGAAGAAGGTCGCCAAGGCCGCGACCGACGATCAAGGTCAGGAAGAGACTGACGCGGACGAGGAAGAGGAAGAGGAAGGCGAGAACGAAGGCGAGGAAGAGGAAGAGGAGGACGACGAGGAAGACATGGACGAGAGCAAGTCGTTCAGCGAACTCGTGTCCGAACTCCGCGAGATGATCACCCCACGCCCCATCTACGAGGCTTCCGAGAAGGCCAAGGCCCAAGCTAAAGCAGCGCTGATGAAGAAAGCAGCAGCGAAGAGGGAAGACGGGAAGAAGCCTGTCACCGGCGGCGGTGGCCCCGGCAAGAAGAAGACCAGCCCGTTCTACAACTACGCCAAGATCGGCCAGAACTCTCCGTCGAAGAAGACGCGTTCAGCCAAGGGCATCTGGACCTGTACTGGCACCGAGGCGGAGCAGGTCTGCACTGCGCTGAAGGATGTTCCCTCGCAGGGCATCACGAAGGGCCAGAAGAAGATCGTCACGATGTGGAAGGGCAAGGCCGCGTACACGAAGAAGTACGAGAAGGGCCGCAAGAGCGGGAAGTACCGCCTGCCGAACGGCGCGAAGGCGCCCGTGAAGCACCCGCACTACATCCCGACTGGCTCTGACGTCTCTGACGGCTGAAGCAACGACGAGGTGAGGCGTGGCCGGACTGGTCGGACTTGCGACGGCCCTCGGGCCCGGGCTGCTCTCTGAGAAGCGCAGCATGGCCACACTCATCTCGTTGATGCCAGACACCGACCAACCGGACACGGCGCAGGCGTTCCAGTACTTCCCTGAGACCATCTCCGACAACAAAGCGGTCAACTGGCAGAGCAAGGAGATTCCCGGTGGGAGTCTCCCCGTCTACCAGTGGGTTGCGTCCGGTGAGCGAACCATCTCGTTCACCGCTCAGTTTTCGGCAGACATCGACCTCGCGCTGCTCTTGACGACAGATTCGGAAAGCAATGTTTCCACGAATACGATCGCTGCGAACGCGGCCAAGGAGCGCCTGAAAAGCTCAGGGCAAGGGGAGCGCAACGTCGACGTTCGCTCCGCTGTCGCGTGGTTGAGGCAGTACATGCTGCCCAAGTACGACTCCGTGAAGCAGAGGACCATCCCGCCAGCGAAGCTGAAGCTGCTGCTCCCCAAGAGTGGCATCGGTCTGGCTGGCGGCGAGAACAACTTTACATCTCAGGACGCAGACTCGATCCTGTGTGTAATGACCTCGTGCGACATCACTTGGGAGAAGTTTTTCCCGTCAGGAAACCCTCGTTTGGCGAGCGTCAGCCTCGCGTTCGCGCAGATCCCTCAGTTCGACCAAGTCGTGTCTTTCCCGAGCCGAACGGACTCGATGAAGGAGGCGACTCTGGGCGGGAAAACGATCGCGAACACGGTCTTCTTCGGCTACAGAAGTTTCTTCAGAAAGCCACCAACCGCAAGATGAGCACTCTTCCTGAAATGCTGCGCGACCTCGGCGGGCCCTCCGGCCCCAGCTGGCCGTGGCGCACGAAGTCGGCCCGACAGGTCTGGATGGCGACCGAAGCGTTCTTCGAGGAAAACCCTGACGTCTCGCCGGACACCGCCATCCGTTCCGCTTTTGCGGAGACTGGGATTCCCGGTGGTGAGCTGACGCCAGAGGACTTCAACATTTTGGGGCTGGCCGCGCGGTGGAAGTACACCGTCCTGCCCCACAAGAAGAAAACTGGAGGATCATCCCCCAGCCTCCGCCCCCAAGCCATGACGGCGAACCAGATGCTCAAAACGCAGGAGGAGCGCTGAATGACTTCACCCCGAGCAATCAGCTACGTGAAGCCTCAAGAGAGCCCTCTGACTGGAGGGGAGCCGACGGGCAACGTGGTGTTCATCGCCATCCCTGAAGTCACCTTCATTGCACTGAACGCAGAAGCCGCTGAACGTGGTATGAACGTCGCACAACTTCTTGCCCAAGCCATCGGCGTCGTCTTGAAGTCTTCGCAGGAGTAGTCCATGCCGTTCCCCGCATCTTGGCCCCCTCGCGTCCCCAGCGGCATCCGATCAATCCGCTTCTTCGCCAGCGGCGTTGCGGCTGCAGCGTTCGACGCCAACGCCTTCATGTTCCTCGACGGCGCAGGCGCAAACCCCATCATCCCGGCGCCGAACGTGCCCTACGGGAGCAACGCTCCTGTGGTCAATCCGCTGACCCCCACAGGGACCGGAACCACCACGCCTCCCATCGTGCATCCGATGCTTTGGTCGGGGAACATCCGTATCTGCAACGACGGCGGAGCCACTCTGGAATACTCGTTCGATGGAACGAACGTGCATGGGCGGATCCTTGCGAGCGAGTCATTCACGTACCGGAACCGTTACGAGGCTGGTATTGCTGTGCGCGGCGCAGGAGCGGCGTTTCGTGTGGAGGCTTGGTAATGACGTTCAAAGACGATCTGGAACGGCTGGAGGCGATCTTCAAGGTCGGGCCTGACGGCAAGGTCGTCAAGAGTTCCGACCTCGACAAGCCGACGTCCGACAAGCCTGCGAAGTCGTGGTTCGGCGTCCCGGCAGGGAAGTCCTCCAAGTCGAGCTGGTCCGGCCAGAAGTCCTCCAAGGACGGTGACTCCTCCAAGGGCGTCGGACCGGACGGGTCTTCCGGACTGAAGCCTGAAAAGCCCGAATACAAGAAGCCTGAGAAGTGGATCTCGGCTGGAGGCGTGGTCCTCGGCGGAACAGACGACCTCGACCACGTCTACATCCGCAAGCCGAGCGGGAACTTTGGTCCTTGGGCTTTCGCCAAGGGTCGAATCGACAAAGGCGAGACACAGGAGCAGGCGGCTCGCCGTGAGGTTGAAGAGGAGATCGGCATCGTCGCGAGGATCATCCCCGGCGGCTACCTCGGTCTCGCCGAAGGATCCATGTCGCACACGCACTACTACCTGATGGTGGCCGTCCGTGACCTGAAGCGGCACGACGAAGAGACCGAGAAAGTTCTGCTCGCGACGTACACCGAGGCGATCCACAAGTTCGCCAAGGGCGGAAACAGTCGCGACATCAAGATTCTCACGAAGGCGATGGACCTCGTTGAGAAGATCAAACGGAAGCGCCTCGCGTCAGGTGACGAGAAGGGCTGGCTGTGAAGTCATCCACGAAGTCCGACCTCTACATACAGCCTGAGGTGTCGACGACAGGGTCCGTCGACATCATTTACGAGATCGTCCGTACCCCGACGATGGACACTTTTCTCACCATCGATGTGCAAAAACCACCTGACTCAGTCACTTGCACGAGGACCGACTGCTTGTTGGAGGACTGACTGGGCCCATATGGTCCTGTTTATATTTTGAGTCCTGCAAAAACCAGCTAGGCTACCCTCACGAGGTTCTCTGTGTCTGTCGCCGACCGTATGAACAAGGTGCTTGAAGCCAGCGGCAGCGCCATCGCAAAGAGCGTCACTCCGAGCCCCGTCCCAAAGGGCAAGATGTCTGCCTCGGACGCCTACGCTGCGAAGCGGATCGTCGTCGATAAGCGTCTGCGGGAGATTGAAGCTCTCCTCGGCAAGCACGCGCTGGAGCAGGCCAAGAAGCCTCTCAGCTTCGGCTACCCGGGCGACCTCGACTACCTCGTCGAGCAGCTCGACAACCTGATCGAACATCTCAAGTAGGAGCCTGCTGTGCCGATGGACCGTGGAACCCCCGACCTTGTTCGTCACTGTGTCGCCGCTGTTGCTGCAAAGGATGGCGACACGGAGAGGGCGTTCGCCATTTGCGTTTCGCAGCTCCAGAAGAACGGATACCTCGAACCCGGCACGATGAAGCTCACCGCCGCAGGCAGGGCGAAGGAGAAGGAGCACGAGGCGGAACCTGACGCCAAGAAGAAGCTCGCCTCCTACGAGAAGATCCTGAAGGCTGCCCGCAAGGACGAGTCAAAGGTCGATTGGGATCCGTTCTTCTACGAGAAGCTCGTCCGGCCTGAGGCGAAGTCCGGTCTCGAAGACGCCCCAGACGGGCTTCGCCGTCGCCACTCGACCGTCGACGAATCCTCGATGGACAAGATGCGTCGCCTTGCTGGTATCTCGCACACAGGAACCAAGCTCCGCGAGACTGCTCTCGACCCCGTCTCACCCAAAGTCTTCCAGTGGTCCCGCGAGGTCGTCGCCTTCACCACGTCCTTGTCGCAGCGAGCGGATGAAGCCAGCGAGAAGTTTGCCGGGTTCGCGGAGGACAAGACGCTCGACCGCAAGGTCAAGGCTGCCTGCGACAACGCCAGCCGCATCCTCGAAATGATGTCCGAGTCGGCGACGGAGCTGGAAGCCGTGATGGCCTTCCTGCAGAAAGCCACCAAGGGCTGACATGGGCTGCAACTGCCGACGTCGAACATCGGCAGTTCCCCCGGCCCGCGTGTTCCTCTCGGACGACGTCCCCCGACCCGGGGACAAGGTGGTCGACCGGGCCAACCCCACCTTGGTCGGTGTAGTTTTCTCAGTGTCCGGCGGACTCGTTCATGTGAACAGACACGGTTGGTCAGGCAAAGACGCTTTCCCGATCCACGACTTGAAGCCCAAAGAGATCCCGAACAAGCTTCGCATCTGGGTTACGACCCTTCCGTCCCACTGAGGTTCCCATGACCGACCGCATGACCACCCTTCGCCGCCTCGCTGGAATTGAGTCCGTCCGTGACGGGTGGACACAAGAGAAGCTGCAGTCCGAGGGGCCTGCGATCTCCGAAGCGATGGCCCCGCCTGCCCTCCTCCTCAAGATCGCCCAGAAGCACTTCGACGTCGAGACTCTCGCCACCCGCAAGTCCGACCGCCTCGACTTCAAAGAGGTCGCTGTGTGGAGCATTGAGTCCGCCCTCCAAGACGCCTACGCTGCCGGTATGGCTGCTGCCAAGAAGGGCTGAACCATGTCGACCGATCTCGAAAAGCTGCTTGCGCTCGCGGGGGTGTCCTCCCGATATCCCGACGTCGTTCTCGACGCGATTCAGCCTGTGGGGACGGTCAACTCCCGTAAGGACGGGGACTGGATCAAGACCGAGAAGGGCTGGGTTCGGATCACCAAGGATCTGAAGGCGACGCTCGGGACTGTCCCGGCGGGGAAGCCCACGGCAAGGCCGAAGAATCCCTCTACCGCCCCGCAGGGGGCCTCGGTCCTTGCAACGCCGCCAGCGCCCATCCCAGCCCCTGCAAGTGCGATGACGGCCACTGCGAGGGCGAAGGCTGCTCTCAAGAAGACCGCCTCGGTGTTCGACAAGCACCCCGACGCGAAGGTGTCGGTCGGCCACATGCTGGCCATGCCTGCTCCGAAGCCTGCCCTGCCTGCGCCTCCCGCGAAGCAGGCCGTCCCGGCTCCGGCCAAGGTCGCAGTCGCGGCTCCCGCTGAAGATCCTGAAGCGAAGCGCGCCGCAGTGGCTGCGAAGATCAAGCCCCTTCTCCTGAAGGCGCTCAAGTCTCTCGGTGATGGCGGCAGCGACGACGACGTTGAGATCCACGGGAACTCGATGACGGCGTCTTACCGGACGTGGAACCTCCCCAAAGACCATCCGTCGGATCCCAGCGACTACGACGACGAAGGGGACGGCGACGACGGGATGAACTACTACGACTACGAGGAGAAGGTCTCCGAGGAGCTGAAGAACGCGCGGGCGAAGGTCACGGCTGCGCTCGCAGGGCACATGGACAGCATCTCCACGATCTGGGCAAGCGTCGGCGACAAGAACTACGTCGAAATCGACGTCGAGCTGAAATAGAGGCGGGGGATCTGTTACTGAGCTTCCAACAGGAGGCCGCGTGGCCAAGAAAGCCCTCAAGAGCACATCGACACCTCCAGCGAAGGTGCCCGCAGACGGCGTCGACTCAGTTGCCTTGAAGGGGAACGCCTTCGCGGTTTTCGATGCAGCTTCCTCAGTCATGAGGCACCTGACGACTCCGGTGGCCTTCTACAACTCGCAGGCAGACCTGCTCGTGGCTCAGAAGCGCCTTCTCGCCGGACTCCCGGGGAACAAGGATCTGCTGATCACGATCGAGGCTGCGATGGACGCGCTGACCGCTCGCGCAGATGCCTACCGATCTGACAATAGATGGGCTACTGGTACGAAAACGGACGGCCCTCGGGCCACTTGAGGAGACACATGACTGAGACGATGCCTGCCCCGACCTCGACTGCCGAATTCATCAAAGCGACTTGGGACGAGGTGGGCCACCGTGTCGTCGCCATCGGCACCCGAGTTTTCCTGCGTACCGACGTGCTTCCTGACCGGACTGCGAGCGGCATCTACCTCCCGCCTGACCACGCTTTCGCCTACGGGCAGCGGCTCGGCTCGCAGGTGCTTGTCACAGGCACGGTGCTCTCGGTCGGGCCCCTCGCGAAGACGCCTTTGAAAGAAGGGGACCGCATCCTGTTCTTCCGCCTGCCTTTCGGCTGGACCTACAAGCTGAAGGACAAGAGCCTCGTGGGCTGGATTGCAGCGGACGAGATCATCGGGATTGCAGATGCCGAAACCATCGCCCCGTTTGTGGAGCAGGCGGGCGATTGACGCGTTCCGCGTGACGGCTCGTGAAAATCTGCTAGGTTCAGTCGTCTGAACTGCAGATGAGGGCTGGATGTACATCGACCAACACACTCTGGAAAAGTTGGGCACTGCGCGGCTCGTGGCGCGCTACGCTCCCGACTACGAGTCGTACCTCTCCAACGTGTTTGGTCGTGAGTGGCGTCTGGCGGACCCTGTCGAGATCAAGGGGACTGTTCGTCTCCTTGCTCGCTTCGTCCCTGAGAAGGCGGCATCTGGCGAAGAGAATGGTCCGGTCATTCAGCTGTTCATTGAGTTCAACCCTGCGATGGGTCTCTACACGGTGACCGGCGAGTTCAGGCGGGACGGCAAGCTGCTCTACAAGAGCAGCCCCCGCATGGGCTTCGACGACGAGATGCTTGGTGACCCGGCCCGCATCTTCGACTGGCTCGACCAGTCGGTGTCGATGGGTGAATCTCACGATGAGGCTCCGTCGCTCGACGGTATGGTCAAAGCTCTTGACGGTCTGAAGACCCCCGCAGGCGTCGTTGAGGCAACGAGCCAAGACGAGGACGGCATCATGGTCGTCGTGCTCGATCCCGAAGGTCGGCGCTCTCACGATGACTTCGTCGTCAGCGGCACGCGTTTCCCCGTCGCAGGTGCAGGCGACAGGGCAGGCGTGGCTCCGAAGTCGACCGACGACTGGCTGCGTGACTACGCTGACCCGGTGCTCTCGGCGGTGCAGAAGACTCTCGATGGACTGTATGGTCCCGAAGCCTTCACCGCTGAGATGGATGCAGGCGGCTTTGTCGTTGTCTCCACCCAGATTCCCGCACTGAAGCAAGAGACCAAGGAGCCCGGTTCTTGGTTCGCGGCTGAGATGCGCCGCATGGCCGGTGTCGACGGCAGCGTGCGGGGCAACGACAAGCGCATCTCTGAGGTGAAAGCTGTCAAGAAGTCGAAGATGCCTCCTCCAAAGAAGGTTGGCCCCTTTTCGACTGCCAGAACACCAGAGCGCGACAAGCTCGCCAAGACGCTGGCGAAGAAGCCCGGTGTGCGCGACCCTCAGCGGCTCGCGTTCTGGATCGGTCTTCGCGCTGCAGGGAGTAAGACCGAGGAGAAGTCCTCGATCTCCGATCGCATGCGTGACCTGCTCTCCACCTGACCACTCACATCACCACAGGAGTCCTCAATGCTGCCCGGAATTGCTCACAACCTCGAAGTCATGCGCCTCCGTCTCGAAGGCATGGACATGTGCGGAAACTGCGGCTGCGAGCTGGAAGAAGAGGACATCATCGAAGGTGAAGATGGTGAGCTGCTCTGCGAAGCGTGCGCTGACGAGATGTACGAGAGCGTCGAGTCGATCGAAGAGTGCGCCTGCCAAGACGAGGTCACTGAAGCTGACCTGTCCGAGAAGGCAATGAGCAAGTTCAAGAAGCTCGTCGGCCAGCTCAAGAAGAAGGGCGCCACCAGCCCCGAAGGTCTCGCGGCTTGGATCGGCGCGAAGAAGATGGGCAAGGGCGACGTCGCGAAGGGCCGCATGAAGCTCCAGAAGATGGCCGTCAAGGCCCGCAAGAAGGACTGAGCTGTTATTGTGGCGCGGACAGCGTCCTGCAAGCTGAAGTCACCAATGACATCAAGGAGTCTCATGAACCGCTCAATCGCCGCCCAACTCGACACGATTCGCCGTCGCCTCGAAACTATCGAGTCTTGCGATGAGTGCGGTTGTGAGCTGGACGAAGACGTGCTCGTCGAGGGTGAGGAGGGTGAGTCCCTCTGCGAGGGCTGCGCTTTGGGTCTGTACGAGTCGATCGTCATCACTGAGGTCGATTGGGGAACTGTCGGTACGATGGCTGCCACGGCTGCGGGAGCTGCGAAAGCTGCGCTTCCTGCGATGAAGGCTGGGCTTGCTGCGGCGAAAGCCTTTTCAGCGAAGGTGGCGGCGAAACGGGCGGCAGCGGTACCGGCCAAGGCGATCGGGTCGGTATTGGCTGGAGCTGTCGGGGCTGCAGCGGGCACCATCTCGCGGCGAAAAGACGGCAAGTACCGCAAAGAGCGAGACGGCTCTTGGAAGAAGATTCCGTAGCTCGATCTCGTCCGAGATTGTCGCCCGGATGGGAAGGAACTGAGGTCGCTGATGCGTACTCTCGAAGCTGAGTCGCTGACGCGCTGCTGCACGAAAGAAGGATTGAGATGCTCCACACTTTCTCCCACCTGAAGACCCTCGTCGAAGACTCCGACTTCGCCGCAGCCCTCGAAGGTATGCGCGAAGACTTGGTGAAGGTTGAGCAGCTTCTCGCGGAGCATGGACTGGAGATCGTCGACGACGACTTCTTCTCCTACGGTGAGACGCTCCTCGCGTTGGCAGAGGCGGAAGAGGGTCTCTCGCTCGACGAGAAGGACTTCTTCGGTAAGGTCGGGAAGCTGACGCGGAAGCTCGCCTACAAGATCGGGACGGCGCAGGGGAAAGTCAAAGGAGTGAAGGACCGCTGGAGCGCGTTCAAGAACTCTGTGGCTGCAGCCAACCAAGGCGGCTACGACCGAGGCTACAAGTCGACGGCCACGGACCAGACCGTGAAGAACACTCCGAAGGGCACCCGCCCCAAGGGTTGGAAGCAGCAGGCCCAGCAGCAGTCCTTCAAGGCCAAAAACCGAGGGGCCAAAGTCGGCGACAGGTCCACCCGCAAGGACGGCTCAGTCTGGCAGAAGGACAAGGACGGCTCTTGGACGCAGGTCATGGGCAGCGGGAAGAAGAAGCAGCCCAAGCTCCGCTTGGTCAAACCCCTTGCTGCAAGCGCCGAACTGGGTGACCTCGAAGCCCGCCTCGACGAGATTGTCGCCCGGATGGGACGGAACTGAGGTCGCTGATGCGTACTCCTGAATACTACGAGAAGCTGGAGGCCATGAAGGCGCTGGCTGAGATGAGAGATTCCCAAGACGCGAAGGCGGTTTGTCAGAAGATGCTCTCCATCTCACGTGATGTGCAGCAACTCGGAAACGATGCTCGGGAGCGCATGACGAGCGCCTCCGACGCCGAGAAGCCGAACTGGGAGAAGGTCGCTGACGCACTGGAGGAGGCAGAGGCCGCTTTCAATAAGGCTCGGCTCGTTCGGCTCGCTCTCGGCTGAGTTTTCCAAGAAGCGTGTTACGACCCCGCCATGAGCAGCACGAAGCGTGGCGGGGCCCGATCGCCCCACGAGTCCTATCCGACCCCGCATTGGGTGCTCGCCCGGCTCCTCGACAAGCAAGTCCTCCCGGTGGGGAATTGGCTTGATGCGGGAGCTGGAGCGGGCGCTCTCATTGAAGCCACCAGCGCTCACCCAGCCTATGGCCCCAAGGTCCGCTGGACGGCATCTGAGGTGAACGCCGAACACGCGTCGACTCTGCATCTCCTGACGGGTCGCACTCCTCTCATCGGGAACTTCTGCACGACGCCCCTTCCGACGACTCCCTTCGACGTCGTCATCTCCAACCCGCCATTCTCGCTGGCGACTGAATTCCTGCACGTCGCTCGTCAGCATGCGACCAACGTCTGCTTCCTGCTTCGCTTGAACTACTTGTCTGGCGCCGAGCGCAGCTTGTGGCTCACTGCCGACTGCCCGGATGTCTACGTCATCCCCGACAGACCTTCCTTCACGCCGGACGGGCAGACGGACAGCACGTCCTACGCGTGGATGGTGTGGCACGGCTACCACCTCGGCAAGCGTGCATCAGGCCGCGTGGAAGTGCTTGCATCCACCCCGAGTGAAGTGCGAAATCCGAAGTCGACAGAGAAGCGACCTCGCAAACCAAAGACGCCGAAAGCGGCAACGACAGGAGACACAGATGCAGGACAAGGACGCGAAGAGACTGGGCCACCGGATGCTCAAGATGTACGAGGATCAGGAACCGGCGATTCAGAAGCTGGCGGCTGAGAACGGCGCCACCTGCCGCAAGGGGTGCTCGCACTGCTGCAACCTGATGATCTACATCAGCCTCCCCGAAGCCATCGCCATCGCTGAGACCCTGCTGCAACTCCCGCCGCAGGCCCTTGGCGCGATCTCGCGGAACCTCTTCAACGCGACCCAGAAGCTCCAGTACGACCGGACCGCGCACTTCAACACGAACACCCCGTGCGTCTTCCTCGACGCCCAGCGGTCGTGTTCCATCTACACCGTCCGCCCCACGCCGTGCCGGACGTACTTCGTGGTCTCCCAGCCCTCGAACTGCTCCTCAGAGGGAGGTGAGAAGACCGTCACGCGGATCAACACGCAGGCGTTCGACCTTGAAGCGATCGAAGAGGCCCTCCGGCTCTCGAAGCAGCGTGGGTACCCGCCGCTCATTGCCCCAATCCCTGTTGCGGTCCTGTGGGCCATCAGGCTCGTCACGGAAGGGGAGGCTGGGTTCATCAAGACGCTCGCCGAAGCTCCCCCACAAGGGATGGCCGACATCCGCTCATGGACGATGCACATCATGGACTCGCTTGGTGAGGAGGAGATGCCTCCGTCCGAAGTCCCTGCTGGGCTGGTGACGATCGACGTTCCACAAACCTGAATTTCCGAGGATTTGCGAACGGACATTGCTGTTCGCAGACCTTCAGTCTGTGTAGAACCTTTTCTACATGGTCAAGGAACGGAAAAAAGCGCACCCATTCCGATTGGCGGAGGAACACATTCCCTCGTCAGACGACCCGCGCTGGCCGGTGTGGGCGGAGCGCATCACCTCAGTCCTCAAGCGCCCGATGACGGTGCGAGAGTTGCGGACGCATGTTCCCGAGTTTTCCCTTGCTGTTCTGAGCAACAGCCTCTCGTGGATGGACCTGCAGGGCCTTATCGTGAGGGAGCGAACTGCCGCTGGGCCGGTCTTCTGGTCACTTGCCCATCCTACGCCCCCAGCAGTCCGCCCGCGCCGATGCCTCCGCTGTTCGGGCCCTTGGACGACCAGCGTCACTGGGGTCATCTGCTTGTGCTGCGGAAGACGTCCTTGAGCACAAAGCGGCGCCTGACTTCCGCTGAAGCCAAGCCCTCGAAACGAGGAGCCCACGGCGGGCGTCTGTGCCGCTGGTGTGCCGGAGAAGTCTTCCCGCCGCATCGCACCTACTGTGGTCCGAACTGTGTCCACGAGTGGCGGCTACGGAGCGACACAGCGTACCTGCGGTCTCAAGTCTTCCTGCGAGACAAGGGCTTCTGCGCGTGCTGCCATCTCGACACGCTCGCCCTCCGTCGGCGCCTGTACGATCTTCCCTTGGAGGAGCGGGAGCGAGTCGGTATGGAGAAGGGATTCCCGGCTCACCAGTCAAGGCACCTCGCTCTGTGGGAGGCGGACCATATGGTGCCGGTCTCCCAAGGCGGCGGTGTCGACGTCGGAGAGTCATCGGGTGGAGTGGATTCTTTTCAGACCTTGTGTGTGCCGTGCCACATCCGCAAAAGTTCCTCTGAAAGAAAGACTCGGCCTGTTACTTCAGGAACATGATGTTTCAGTGGATCGCCAATTTCTGGAAGTTCTTGAGGCCGTCAACGAAGCCGAAGACTCCGTTGGAGGCTTGGAACGACGACCTGCACGAGTGGTTGCGCGTGTTGCAGGCAGTCTTCAACGATTTTCCAGATCACTCTCGCTTTGAGAATGTTCAACTGGATGAAAAGACCGCGAAGATCCTGCACGAAATATCTACTCTCTACCTTGAAGACGCTTGCAACGCCGTCAGCGGCTTCGCGGTCAAGGCTGAACGGCTCCAGCGTCATCTGAATTCCATGAAGTCGGAGAGACACCTTTCGCCCTCCAGCACAACAGATTCGCGTTCCTGATCCCGTTCGCTAGTCTTGTTCGGTCAGGAGGATCGCCGATGCCTGAGGAATTGCTCGCTCTGATCATGAAGACCTACGGCATTGCGGGCCTCCTCATCGTGGCCCCGATGATCGCTGTCGTCTTCCTGTGGAAGAACAACAACGACCTGCACACGCAGGTCGTTGCTCAGGCAGCTCTTGTCGCCGCTGCTGAGAAGGCACGCGGGGACGACCAGAGCAAGAGAGTCGCCGACACCGAACGCATGGCAGAGAAGCTGCTCTTGGTGGTCAAGGAGCAGACCGCTTTGGGGTCGGAATCAAATTCCCTGTTGGAGCGACTGGTCAGCAGTGTTGACAAACTGGAGCGTCACGCTTTGACCAACGGCAAGGGTCGATCTTGACACGGGCGAAGAAGTGTCGAGACGGTTGCAACCGTCGCGCAATTCTTGAAGACTCGACCTGAAGAGGTGCAACATGGACGTAGCGACCCGCTGGAACTTCAGCACCGACTCTGCTGAGACTGCTGTTCCCCAAGTCAGTGTCGCTCGCCCAATCAATCCGACTGTCGCTGCTTCAGCCCCGCCCAGCGACGAGCGCCGCGTCCAGACATCCCTCGACCTCGCCATGCAAGAGCTTGAGCGAGCGCTCGACATGAAGCGCAAGCACCGAGTCCGCGTCGCTGAGTTGTCCTGCTCCGAAGTCATCCGCGCCGCCTAGCGCAGCAGCTTCATCATCCGAGACCCGCTGCGAGCGACCACCTCGAACTGGCACTCGTCCTTCGGGCACTTGTAGACCCGACCGACGACTTGATCTCCTTCGATCATGTCGCCCTTCGTGACGAGAACGATCCCGTGGTCCGGGCACTTGCCCGTCTGCATCCGTCGTCCCCGCAGCAGGGCTGCACCTGACTCGCTTGCATTCATCTCTTCTCCATTCGGGCTTCTCTCAACACCTGCGCAATGTCCAGACCAGCAGCGACACGCCTGAAGCCCTCAACTGACATCCGCCACGCTTCCCAGAGCAGCTCGCCGCCGCTGGGCCTACTCGTCAGCACGAGTTGGTTCGAGGATGTGTTCACGCGCACCTCCGCAGTTGACTGCGTGCTCATACTGTTACACAACGGACTGGTAACAGCTACAGGAAGAGATGCTCACTCCGATCCAAGAACAGGCGGTCACGCTGTACGGTCTCGGGAAGGATCTCCGCGAAGTCGCAGGGGCGCTCAATCGTTCACACGAGTGGGTCCGCAAGACACTGGCTGTTGCGGGAGTTCCAACACGAGGACGAGGACGCGGGGCCGCTGACCGCTCGGCATGTCTCACGTGCGGGAAGATCTGTCAGACCTTGCGAGCGCAGTTTTGCTCTCGCGAGTGTCTGCACAAAGAGCGCTACGAGAACGCGATGCTCCGAGTGAACGTGGCGCTTGGAGTTCTTCGCACAGGCGGTTCCTATGCGGCTGCCGCCGAGAAGGCGGGCTTCTCCAGCGGATGGCACCTGTGGGGGCGTCTGTATCACTTCGGCCTGACAACGGGCTTGAAGGAGCCCGCTGAGTCTGCGGTCCCCGACAAGCCCGAGAAGAAAAAGCGAAAGTCCAAGGCCAAAGAAAACTCAACCTCGGAGCCTGTCACGTGAGCGGTTAGAAACTCACGTCGATCATGTGGTTGTGCCCTGCGTGTGAACGACTTCGACCCACAATGAGCCGTTGTAAACGAACATGAATGTACCGCCGGGGTCGAGCCGCATGTTGGCGTTCGACAGCGACAAATCCTCGGCGATTCCGCGTGCAAGGTCGACGTGGAACGAGGCTCCAACATTTTGAATGAAGACCACTTGACCGAGCACCGCGCCGGGGAGGTTGATCTGCGGTGTCGACGTCAAGGCTTTGTTTCCGCCACTGACTTGGATGCGATGCAGCGGGGCGACGGGTGTGATCTGGTCGGTGTTGGCGCTGATCGTTTGAATCGGGCCGGTGCCGAGGACGAACGACCCGATGGGGGTCGTGATCGAGATCGGAACCGTGGTCGCCGATGTGACGTGTCCCTTCGCATCGACCGTGACCTGCGGGACGTTGGAAGCGTCGCCGTAGGTGCCTGCAGCGGCGCCGCTCGCGTTGTGGCTCACGACGGGATTCGCGCCTGCCGTGACGTTGATCGGGGCGGTGCCCGTGACACCTGCTACGCCACCACCACCACCGATACCCACCCAATTCGTCCCATCCCAGACGAACAGCTGGAGGAGGTTGATGACAAGCCGAGTGTCACCCAACCTGTTCTTCAGAAGCGGCAGATTCACTGTGGCAAGGACCGTGGGTCGCCAGTTGAGTCCAAGCGGCCAGATGGCAACAAGTTCACCCGGCGGCTCATAAGGGTCGAGGTCGATATCGACGACGACCTTGCCCTCGGCCAGATACTCCTGCAGGCCGACCATGTCGCTCATCTCAGCGGGGGTGCGTTTTATGGTCGCCGTCTCCCCCGGAGTCAGCTCGGCGTAGAGGTCGCGCAGCCACAGTTTTCCCGGAGAGACGTTGGTGATGCGAAGAATGGACATGGGATCCTACTTCCTGATCCGCTCGGCCCGGTCCGCAACCAGTGCGAGCAGCTTTGAGACCTGAGCGAGATCAGCACTGAGGAGCGCTTGGTCCTCGATCTCTTTCGGGTTCGCCTGCATCAGCTTCTCTTTATAGGAGCCCGCAACCTTCGAGGCTGCCTTGGACCATCCGTTGAGGCTCGCGCTGAAGGCCGCGCGACCCTTCGGAGACGTGGGAGGCTGAATCTTCTCGTCGATGCGTGCCTCCTCAACGAAGTCGTTCAGGACGTAGTTCATGACGCTGCTGACGGCGACCTTGGCTTGCGTGATCTTGTCTTCCGCCCACCCCATCAGCTCTGTGTCGGGGTCGATGTTCGCGAGGATCGCCTCGGCGTCTCGGATGACCTGCTTGAGGTTGGAAATCGTCATGTCCGACGGAGGCTGGTCTCCTTGGTCGCTCTTCGCCGACTTTTCATCGAGGATGTCAACAACGACCACACCACTTGAAGTGAGAACCTTGGCGCTGGGGGTAGTGATGGTCTTCATGTTCAACGCTCTGCCATGCGGGTGCGATTGGACTTCCGAAACTGCTGGTAGACGTTGACGGGGGTGACGTTGGATGGCGTCACGGCCTTGGTCGTCATCGGCTTCTTCCGCCCGGTCACCTTTCGCAAGACGCCGAACACCATCTTCATGATGTCCTCGTCGAAGGACTCCTCACCTTCAAGTTGGGCCTGAAGGATCAAGGTCGCCTCGCTGACGGACATCTCAGGCACCGACGCACCGACGACGCCGATGGAGGGCATGGACGCGATGGGAGGACCGAGAGCTTCGGGACTGACGTTCCCTTGAACGACGTCGAAGATGGTAGGCATTTTCGATGCGTGACCCTGCGAGCGCCCGGTCTTGATGCGCTCCCAGCCGGTGCCGTTCTTCATGTGGCGACCGTTCTGCCACTGGCGGACGGTGCCGTGGTGGAAGCCCTTCGACTCACGGATGTCGTAGGCGTACTGGTCGATCAACCACTTCTCGTCGACCGTCAACCGGACGGACACGCCTCCCAACTCGCCAGTACGGGTCATCCCAAGCAGGAGACTCGACAGCATCTGCTTCGAGATGCCATGACCTTCGAGCGTGTAGGCAGCCGTCATCATCTCGTCGTAGCCCCCTTTCTTGAAGGCAGCGAGGAGCGTCTTGACGATCACCTTCTTGTCGTCGTCTTCCTTCGACTCAGCAAGCAGCGGTGCCTTGTCGAGTAGATAGTGCATTTTGCTGGAGACGCTCACAATGTACCTCGGATGGGAAAGGGGTCGAACTCAAGTCAGCAGCCGATGGAGATGTCGTCTTTGTTGAATTCCACCCAGCGGAAGTCCGCCAAGTCGGCCAGCGACTTCAGCGTCTCCTTCACAATCCGAGGGGGGTTCTGGAGGTCGAACACGAGGATGATGCCGTTGCCACCCGCCCACGCCGTGCTGTACTTCACACCGAACATCTTCTCGACGCGCTTCACGTTGTGCTGCGCGTAGGCCGGAAGGTCGTCCTTGCTCTCGACCTCAGAGGCCTCTTCAAGAGGCTCCCCTTCGTTCGTCGCGCTCATGGTGAGGTAGAGCCCGGTCTGCTTCTCAAAGATGCTCTTGAGCTGGTCGTTGTAGACCCCGTCGTACTTCTTCACGGACTTGGGACCGTTGAAGAACTCCATATCATAGGTGTCGTCGCCCTTCAGCGTGACCTTGAGGGCGTTGCCCGTCGACCGCTGCTTGCTCGGCCACTGGAACGTGAGGCTGTCGGCAGTTTTCGAGAAATTCTTGGCGCCGATCATCGCCTTCAGCCGACCGAAGCCACCCATCTGCTTCAAGATGGTCGCAGCAACGTCTTCTTCAGCCTCGGTCTTGGACATCCGAACGCGAGCAGCGAGGGCGAGGAGGCTGGAGGACTCGGTCTTTCCAGCAGGCACGCACTTTGTGTCAGCCTTGTTGCGGCGATACCCGGGAGGACACTTGCCGTGCTCGTCGTGGTACTTGCCCGGAGAGAGCTGCGCAGCGTCGACCTTCTGAACGACAGCGCGACCGATCGCCTTCGCCGCATACTGGCCGACCGCCGAAGCCGCTGCGCGCCCAGCAGGAGACTTCGCGACCGCAATCGCGCCTCGCACGAGCGGCGCGATGAATTCGAGCTTCATCTCCTTGCCGTAGTGGCCGGTGAGCGCGGACCCGAAGCCTTTGGCCCACTGAGAGTCGTTCATGAACTCCTGATCGCCTGCATACTTGGCGACGATGGGTGCCCACGCCTTCTTGGTGTTCTCCTTGGGAGTCTTGGCCCAACCGAGGGTCAGAGCCTTCACAACTGCATCACCTGCAGCGAGACCCTCTCGGTATGCCTCGTCCTTTACACCCTCGTCGAGACCGGGGAGTGTGGACAAACCAGCGAAGCGTGAGAAATCGGCTTTGTAGCTCATGGTGTCCCTAGTTGCTTCCCAGTACCGCACCGGGCTCAGAAACGGTAGCACAGCAAAGTTGCGATCGTAGTAGAAGCCCCAGATACTTCAACTGAGGACACCCGCATAATGTCTCAGCTCCGCATCACGAACATCTCGACAGAGGATCTCTGGCTCAGGGATCTCTACGTGACGTTGCGATCTGGACGACCAATTTCCGTGTCCCGTTCTCCTGTCGAGATGGGGAACATGATGGGCCTCCAGCAGATGTTGGCGGCTGGAAAACTGACCGTCGAGATCATCCCCTCACCCGGCGAGCTTCTCAACGAGCTGGTTCCGGCGTGGCCGCTGGGTCAGAACTGGCGTCCGACGGTCTATCAAGCGTCTGACCTTCCGTCCGTTGGCAACCAGCTGGGCGACACCCGCGTCACTCGCTCCCCGCTCGTCATGTATGTATGGGATGGGGCGGATTGGTTGCCACTCGGCGGTGGAGGCGGAGGCTCTCCTACTGGACCAGCGGGGGGCTCCCTCGCGGGGACGTATCCGAACCCGACCATCGCAGCCAACACTGTCGGTCCGACACAGCTCCAGTCCACTGGCGTTGTGGCAGGACCATATGGTTCCGCTACGCAGATTCCGGTCGTCACCATCGACGTCGATGGACGGGTCACAGCGGCGAGCACTGTCGCGGTCGGTGGCGCTCCTCCATCGGGCCCGGCAGGCGGCGACCTCACAGGCACCTATCCAAGCCCGACTTTGGTCACCTCAGGGGTGGCTGCTGGATCCTATGGAGGATCGTCGGCCATACCTGTCATCACCGTCGACAACAAGGGTCGTATCACCAGCGTTTCGACCGCAATCCCTTCTGGGGGAGGGTCAAACGCCATCCGTAGCGTCGCTACGGACACGACGACTCTTCCAAGCGACTTTACAATTCTAGTGGACGCCTCGGCTGGGGAAATAACAGTCACTTTGGACGGGAGCATCGGATCAATCTTCAACGTAAAGAAGGTTGATACGTCGCCAAACCATGTAGTTTTGGTTCCTTCAGTTGGAACAGTTGATGCGAAAGCCTCGATAAAACTTATTGTTCAGTGGGAAAGCGCCACCGTTCAAAAGGATAGCGGGGACTGGTTCATCATCTGAGCCTGTCATTCAATAGTCAGCCCCTGTCACTCAACCATCGGTCTAGGAGTATAAAATGACGTTCAAGCCATACGTTGCAAAGCTCAAGGCAGCTGACAACGCCACCGAAGTTCTCAACATCAGCACCCTGCCTGAAGGTCTCGTCCTTCAGCGTATGGGCAACGTGATCAAGGCCGCTCAGATTGGCAACGGCCAACTGTCCGACGGCGTGATCACCCAGTCCAAGCTCTCGCTCGTCACCCCGACGTCCGACAGCCAAGCCTCGACCAAGAAATACGTCGACGACGCCGTCTCATCGATCATCAGCGGTGACATCGCTGGCCTCCAGAGCCAGATCAACAACCTGCTGAGCAACACCGACGGTACGGCGCTCAACTCGCTGGCCGAGCTGGTGTTGGCTTTCCAGAACGCCGACAGCAATCTTCAGGGCGCCATCACGGCCCTGTCGAACGCCGCCAGCGTCGACCTGACCGCTGAGATTCTGGCCCGTACCCAAGGCGACGACGCCCTGCGTACCGACCTGAACCAAGAAATCAGCGACCGCATCGCGGCGATCATGGCGGAAGCCACCGCTCGTGCGAACGAGATCCTTGCGGAGTCGAATGCCCGCATCGCGGCTGACGACGCCCTGAGCCTCTCGCTCGACGGCGAAGCCACGGCGCGCATCGCTGCCGACGCCCTGCTGCAGAGCAACCTCGATTCCGAGGCTGTCTCTCGTGCTGGCGCCGATACCGCCCTTGGTATCCGTATCGACGACGAGATCAGCGCCCGTGACGTTGCCGTGACAGCCGAAGCTGCCGCTCGGTTGGCTGCTGACGTTGCCCTCGGCAACCAGATCACGACCGAAGTCAACGAACGTCAGGCTGCTGACGTCTCGATCAACAGCCGAATCGACACCGAGTCCGCCTCGCGCGCCTCGTCTGACGTTATTCTCGGTGGTCGGATCGACACTGAGGCTTCTGCTCGTGGCGCGGCTGACTCTGCCCTCGGTGTTCGCATCGACGACGAAGTCAGCGCCCGTGAAGCCGCCGACATTGCGATCAACTCGGCCATCGCCGACGAAGTCGCTGCTCGCGCTGCTGGTGACGTTGCCCTCGGCCTGCGCGTCGACGGTGAAATCACCCTGCGCGTCGCTGGTGACGCTGGCCTGCAAGCTGCGGTCGACTCCGAAGCCGCCTCGCGTGCTTCTGCCGACATCGCTCTGCAAGCTGCGGTCGATGCTGAAGCCGCTGCTCGGGTGTCTGCGGTCAGTGGCGAAGCCGCTGCCCGTCTGGCTGCCGACAACGCCTTGGGCGTTCGGATCGACAACGTCCTGAGCAACCTTGACCCGACTGCGATTGACTCGCTGACGGAGATTGTTGCCGCGTTCCAAGCTGCCGACGGCACCATCAACGGCGCGATCTCGTCCTTGGCCTCCTCGGCCTCGGCTGATCTCGCAGTGGAAACCGCCGCTCGTCTGGCCGCTGACGTTGCTGAAGCCGCTGCCCGTCTGGCCGCTGACACCGCCCTTGGTGTTCTCGTCGACAACGAAGTCGCTGCGCGCATCGCTGGTGATGCCGCTCTGCAAACTGCGGTTGACACCGAGTCCTCCGCTCGTTCGACCGCTGACCTTGCTCTCGATGCCCGCATCGACGGCGAAGTCTTGGCTCGCTCGTCTGCCGACGTTGCTCTGCAAACCGCCATCGACAGCGAAGCGACGACCCGTTCGTCTGCCGATGGCCTGTTGCAGACCAGCATCGCGTCCGAGGAAACTGCCCGCGTCGCTGCGGACAGCGCCCTCGATACCCGCGTGACCTCCGAGGCTTCTGCCCGCGCTTCTGCGGACAGCGCCCTCGACACCCGTGTCACCAGCGAAGCGGGCGCCCGCGCCGCTGCTGACACTGCGCTCGGCGGTCGCATCGACGGTGAGGCCAACGCTCGGCTGCTGGCCGACGTCGCGCTCGGTGTTCGCATCGACGACGAAGCCGTCGCGCGGCAGGACGGAGACGCAGCCCTGACTTTCAGTCTCGCGGCTGAAACTGCGTCACGGGAAGCTGGCTACGTCGCGCTCGCGGCTCGGGCCTTCGCTCTCGAAACCTACGTCGACACGGTGCCGGTGTTTGAGAACACCGCTGGCGTGTACGCCGACGGTGAACCCGGCACGCTCGACCCCTCGAATCGTTCGGGCTGGTACTTCAAGAACGCCGTCGCTGCCAGCAAAATCAACTGGTACCTTTTCGACGGTACCCGTACCCCAGCGACGCTGGGTGGTCTGAGCGGCTACGCGGTCGTGACGATGGACTCGACGGCGAGCGCTCAGCGCCCGTTCTTCAGCATCTACACGATGCCGACTGGCACTGGCGACGCCCTCCCCGGCTTCGCGAAAAGCCGTCGCGTGTTGGTCACCAACCCATCCACCGTGCTCACTGCGGGCTTGAAGTACGTCTTCTACTTCGGCACCGACTCGGGCGCGCATCCAGAGGTTCCGTCGGCTCGTCGTATCCCGATGACCACGTCGGCGGTCCCCGGCAACCAGCTTGGTTCGCTGCTGTCCTCGGAAGCGGTCTACACCGTCTCTTGCGGCAGCTCGCAGACCACGGCCAACACCGTGTCGTTCGTGGTCGAAGCGACTGGCTTCGTGAGTTCGTCTTTCCGTCAGGAAAGCGCCCTCATGATCTCCAGCCGCCTCTCGCCCGTGCAGATTGCGTCGGCCAGCGCGTCGGTCAGCCTCGCATCTGACGTCGTGCTTGTGAGTGCTGCGGCTTCGGCTGCGGTGATCACTCTGCCGCAGGCCGCGATGAACCGGGGTCGCAAGATCCTCGTCAAGCGCACTGACGACTCGGCCAACGCCTGCTCCGTCGCAGCCGCGTCGGGCCAGACGATCGATGGCTCGGCCAGCTACGCGCTGCTCGTGCAGTTCGACTCTGCGACCGTGATCAGCGACGGGTCCAACTGGTTCGTCGTCTGAGAAAACTGTTAGCAAGCAGACAAGGGTGGCTGCTGGGAGGCCACCCTTGTTTCACTTCATGGAATACCGATGACATTCCAACCTGCTGCTAAGAAGATAATCAACGTCACAGGCACACAGCTGCTTGATATCGGCACAATTGCCGATGGTAAATTTCTAGCCCGGTCTCTCAACAGCATCGTTGGGACCGAAGCCGTCACTTCCGTCGCAGTGTCGGAACCTCTGCATTCGTCCGGGGGAGTAACGCCGACGATCAGTATCGCAACGGCGATGGGAGGCTCCCTCACCGGGACGTACCCGAATCCAACCATCGCGCCCAACGCCGTTGGTACGTCCGCCATCGACGACGGCGCGGTTACGTCGGCGAAGCTGGACTCCACGGGCGTCGTCGCAGGCAGCTACGGCAGCAGCACCGCTATCCCTGTCATCTCTGTCAACACCAAGGGCCAGCTCACGCTCGCCTCGACCACTTCGATCAACGTCAGCGCCAATTCTGTCGGTGGGCAGCTCACGGGTACGATCGGGAATGCCTCGGTCACGGTCGGCGGCGATCTCACCGGACCCATCACCGGGGCCACGGTCACCAAGATCCAGACCCGTGCAGTCGCTGCCACAGCCCCGACGGCGGGCCAAGCCCTTGTGTGGAGCGGTTCAGCTTGGGCACCAACCACCGTCGCCGAGCTGGTCCCTCTCGCACCCAATCCAGCAGGTACTTACGGCAGCACGACGGCTATTCCTGTGCCGACTGTGGACCTCTACGGTCGAGTGACCGGGGTGACCACTGCATCCCTCAACGTCAGCGGCAACGCTGTCGGTGGAGAGGTGGGCGGGACTATCGGGGCGACCACGATCACCGTTGGTGGTGACTTGGTCGGTCCAATCGCAACAGCGACAGTAGACGGGCTGCAAGGGCGCCCGCTGGCAGCCACCGCCCCCTCAAGCGGTCAAGTGCTCGCATGGGACGGTCTGGCTTGGTCCCCGCTGACGGTCGTGGCGCTCTCTCCGCTGGCACCCGATCCGTCTGGAACCTACGGTAGCGCCACCTCAATATCAGTGCCGACAGTGGACCAGTTTGGTCGCGTGACGGGCGTGACAACCGCGACGCCGTCTTTGGCAGGCGACGTGACGGGCACGACGACGGCGTCAACCGTTGCGGGGCTGCAAAGCAGACCCGTCGCAGCCACCTTGCCGGTCACGGGACAGGCGCTCGCATGGGATGGACTGGCGTGGACGCCCACAACGGTCCCCGCGCTGCTTCCTTTGGTACCAGACCCGGCCAGCACCTACGGCTCATCGACGGCAATTCCAGTCGTCACTGTCGATCAGTACGGACGAACGACAGGTGTGACGACAGCGGCGATAGACGCCAGCGGTGTCACCGTGGGTGGCGACTTGGTCGGCCCCATCGCATCGGCAACGGTCGATGGCCTGCAAGGTCGTCCACTCTCAGCCACTGCTCCATCGAGCGGTCAGGTTCTTTCTTGGGACGGCGCGCAATGGCTGCCGACGTCACAAGGCAGCGCGGCTCCTGTCGATGCGCAGTACGTCGTCCTCTCGACGAACCCGACTCTCACTGGGGAGCGCGTGCTGACCCCTGCCGTGGGCGAACTCACGCAGACCGATGGCGGCGCGGGCGGAAACGTCACCCTCGGACTGGCGACGAGTGGTGTCGCGGCCAACACCTACGGCTCGACGACGACCATCCCGCAGATCGCGGTGGATGCGAAGGGCCGCATCACCTCGGCCAGTAGCCAAGCCATCAACGTCAGTGCCAACGCCGTCGGAGGGCAACTCACAGGAACGATAGGCAACGCATCCGTCACCGTCGGCGGCGACTTGGTGGGGCCTATCACCAGCGCCGTCGTGGATGGCATCCAAGGACGCCCGGTCACGGCGACGGCTCCGACGCTGAATCAAGCCTTGATCTGGAACGGCACGGCGTGGGCGCCAACGGACTCGGGGGGCAACGTACTTGGCCCCGCCAGCTCGACGCTCAATGCCGTGGCCCTGTACAGCGATACCACCGGAAAACTGATCAAGAACTCAGCCGTCACGATTGATGGCTCGGGCAACATCGTCACCGCAGGTACGCTCAACGTCGGCAACGTCACAGGTGGCACCTACAACGGGGTCACTGTCGAAACACACGCTGCCCGTCACGCAGCGACAGGGCCGGACGCTCTTGGCACCGCAGCGCCCATCCAAGGCATCGGCGCAGACAACAGCTTGGGTTCTGCCTCGACGTTCGCGCGCAGTGATCACGACCACAAGCTGCGCACCGACAGCACCGACCTCACGATTGGCAGCATTGCCATCGGTCAGTACCTCAAGCGTGTCGGCTCGACGATTGTGGGTGCGGCTGCGGCAGGTGCTTCAAAGACTCTGGTGGGGAACTTCGTCGGTGTGCTGGATGCCCCGCTTGCAGCAAATGCACGCTGGTACCCCCCAAGTCCGTCGACGGTCACTCGGGCTTGGGCCTCTCTCGGAGAGCACGCCGATGGCGTCACCGAGTTCGATGTGCTCAAAAACGGTGTGAGCATCTTGCCCGCCCCTGTCAGTATCGCGACAGGTCAGTATCGTTCCCTTGACGTCGCTGTACCGTCGGTGTCAGTCCTGACCGCTGACCACCTCACGATCTCCCTCATCACCGCAAACGGCGGTAGTAACGCCGTCGTCTTCGTGGAGTACGAGTAATGCCTTACCTTTGCGACATCCGTTCCAGCTCCGCCAACAACGTGATCGAGGTGGGCGGAAAACTGTTCATCGAGGGCGTCGAGTTCACGCCGACGAACCTCGCGCCGATTGCGTTCTCGCAAGGCCCGACGGTCTGGGGGTCCGTGGGGTCACCGACCGCCTACGGGCTACAGGCAGTGGGTCAGCTTTGTCTGCCACGAACCTATGTGCGGGCCAGCGCGGGCATCTATCCGGCTAACGGCGCAGGAGGCCAGTTCGACTCGACGAAGATTGCTTGCGGCCAAGACATCGAGAGCACCAGCTTCGTCTACTCGGCGTCGCAGGCCCGCTACTACGGAGTCTCTGGCTCCAACGGGCAAGGAACCCTGTCTTCATTTGACAACAACTTTCGCGTCATAGACGCGGGCGGCATCAGCACGACGGCAGCCATCAACGCCAATCTCACCATGCCGGGTTACCTGTTCCTGCCGTCGCAAAACTCGCGATGGATCACGATGAACGCGGCGTCATATTTTGTACGCCTGACATCGGCGGCAGCCATCTGGGGCACGCTGACCGAGGCGGGCGTGTGGACGGCCAGTGGCAACATGAATCGCTACCCGACGATGCCGTATATCGGCACCGATTGGGTCATGGTCGCTGGTACGCCATTTGACACAGCCAGCACTGTTGACACAAACAGTTCCGTCTCTGCGTACATTACGAACCGGAACACGGGCGTGCTGACGACGTTGGCTGCAAACTGGATTTCGTCCTTCACGCCGCCAGCGATTGAGAGCAGCTTCCTCAACTTGGCGCTTTGCTACCCGTCAAACGCAATCGTGGAGACGCCGGGATCGTCCTTCTACTTCTACTACCCAACGCTGTCCGCGACTGGGCTCAACGTGTGGATCGGTTCGGTGAGCAACCTCGCCAGCACACCGACCATCGGAGCATCCTCCACCGCGTACACGATCACGTCCCCCGCTGGCGTGGACACGGTGAACGACTGGGTGACGACGTCAGCCGACGTGCCAAACTTCTCGCGTGTCCGCTTCACGACGTCGAGTGCCCTGCCTGCGCCGCTCGCGCTGGCCACGAACTACTGGACGATCCGCATAACGGCTTCGACGTCGCGCATCGCCACGTCCTACGCCAACGCCGTCGCCGGTACATACATCGACCTGACGACGACAGGCGCGGGCACGCAGACGATGACCGCGTACCAGACGCTGAACCTCGACACCAGCGCAGTCGTCGGTGTCGCACCACCGGGGACTACAAACCGAAACGTGCGTGCATGGACGTTTGTCGACAGCGGCACGAACTATCTCTGTGTGGGTGTGTACGAGCCGGGAACCACATCGTCGGTTCCAACGACGGCCATCAACCTGTACCTCTGGCGCCTCGACAGTAAGACGGTAGCGACCTTCTTGCAGAAGCTGGAACTCGGCGTCGCTGGCCGCGTGCGCTCGTTCATGCCAGTGGACTCGACGCAGAAGCGCCTCGCCGTGGTCTACGACGACAAGATCACGTTCTACGCTTGGAACTCGTCGACGAACTGGACGTTCCAGAGCAATCAGTCGCTTCAGACGCAGGACGTCGGCGTTGACACGCAGGGGCGCGTGTGGGCGACCGACATCGGCTCGTATGCCCCCGGCTACCCCACTGGGTACCTGTCGCAGAGCCTCTACGTCTACGAGCCGTCGGGCGCGGCGACGAACATCACCGTCAGCTTCCTGTCCTCGGCCTATACCTACACGGGCGCCACGATCTCGTCGAGTGTCGTCGTCAACGCCTACGACACGGCGGGGGCTCGCGTCGCTCTCAGCGTGACGCTGACGCGAGACACGACCAACTTCGACTTCTCGGGCAGTCCCTCGACAGTGATCACGACGAGCACCAGTGCTGACACGCTCGTTCCGATCAGCGTCTTCGGCACCGGCCTCCTGTCCGTCCTCGCGGTGCCCACATGACCGTGGCGGTGACCACCTACGTCGCCGCTCTGACGCAGACGTCGGCGGTCGTCGCATCCGCCTACGTCGACGGGGTCGCCCCCGTGACTCCTGTCGTCGCAACGACGTCGGCGTCGTCGCTGGTGTCGTGGGGACTCGTTGCTGTGGGGATCGCGTTTTCAAACACGCCGGTCCCCCTTGTCGTGGCACCTGAGTCTGCCGTAGCATTCTCGACGGTGTCGGGGGGCAACTTTGCGGGCCGGAATATCCTGCCAGTCACAGCGACCGCCATGGTGAAGCAGTCCAACACAGTCACGCCTCCTTCGCCCAGCGCGCAACTCACCTTCTTTTGGGGCTGAAAATGACCTTCATTCAAGTCGAAGATTCCTCTCCCTTCGCCGTCCGCATCTATGTCAACGGTGCGGCTGTCGTCTGGCAACCGTACAATCCCAACAGCGGGGCGCTTTGGTCGTCGAAGGACGAAGCGCAAGCGTGGGCTGAAGAGAATGCTCAGTCGAACATCGACGCGGGTCTCTGGCCACCTCTCGGTTGACTTGCACACCGCGAAGACGTCTGACACCTGCTCACCTGCTCAAACTTTGAACTGAGGCACGCATGTCCATTCTGCGCATCACCAACGTCTCTTCGGGGAATCTCTGGATGCGTGACCTCTACACAGAGCTGTCCCCGGGTGAAACCGCGACCATCAAGCGCACTCCTGCCGAGATGGGGGACATGGTTGGGCTGCAAGAGTACCTTGCCCAAGGAAAAGTCGCCGTCGACATTGACCTCGAAGCCTACGAGTCGTCAGGGGAACTGGTGCCGGTCTGGCCTCTTGGTCTCAACGGGCGTCCCGCAGTGCCAACAACTGTCGCTCTTCCGCTGCTGAACAACCGTCTCGGCGACACTCGCCTCGTCATCGACATCCTTCAGCAGTTTGCTTGGAATGGCACTGTCTGGGTTGGAATCGGAGGAGGAGGAGGTGGTGGCGTCACCTCGGTGACCGCCTCGTTGCCGTTGTCTTCGAGCGGTGGCGCCACACCAGCTATCAGCCTCGGCACCGTCGGTGTCGCCAACGGTGGTACGGGTGCCACGACGCTGACCGGATACGTCAAGGGCAGCGGGGCCAGCGCCTTCACGGCGTCGGCCACGATCCCCGGTGCTGACGTCAGCGGCAATATCAGCGGCAACGCGGCGAACGTGACGGGCACCGTCGCCATAGCCAGCGGTGGCACGGGACAGACGACAAAGACAGAAGCGTTCGACGCACTCGCTCCAACGAGCGTTGCGGGCGATACGATCTACTTCGACGGCACTGATAATGTGAGCCTCGGCGTCGGCGCAGCGAACACTGTCCTGCGCTCGACGGGTTCAGCCCCGGCGTGGGGTTCCGTGGCACTCGCGACGGACGTCTCGGGCACGCTCCCCGTCGGCAGCGGCGGCACAGGCATTACCGCGCCCGGGTCGCTTGGAAACGTCCTGACATCAGACGGTGCGGGCGGCTGGACGTCGGCGGCGCCGTCGGGTGGCGCAGTTTTCGCCGGGGCGCTTACCGTCTACGTCGATCCCACCAACGGCACTGATACCCCCGCAGGTGGAACGCTCGGCAAGCCCTATGCGAGCATCAACTACGCCTATTCGCAGGTCACGTCGCTGCCCTATGTGTCTGGGACCGCGCTTGGTACGCAGAGCAGCACGACGCTTCAGAATACGTCGGCTTCATGGACGATCAATCAATGGGCAGGCGGCACCGTTCGACTGACTGGCGGTACAGGTTCCGGTCAGACCGCTACGGTCGTGTCTAATACTGCGAACACGCTGACGATTTCGTCTGCGTGGACGACGACCCCTGTTTCAGGCAGCACGACGTATGAAGTCGGGCAAGTAAATCAGTTCGTCACCGAGAAGCTGATCTTCCAGCTTGCGACGGGGCGCTACGTCGGTGACGTGACACTCGGCTTCAAGCGGGCGCGAGTGCAGCTTATCGGCAACGGTGTTCAGATCATCGGCAACGTAACGCTCGCCGCCGTGCGCGCAGACTTCCCTTCTTCCAACATGGAAGCGTTGAAGGCTCTGTTCCCTGCGCCGTGGACTAATGCGGGCGCGCTGACGACGTTTGAGATCACAGGGGCTGTCGGGGGCGGTGTCGAGGCCGACGCGACCTCAGATCCGCTGTTGGTCACGGGCCTGAGCACTCTCTTGTTCAACGAACCGACTTTCCCCGGATCGAACCTCGGACAAAACTGGGATGCCAACTACGGGCAGTTCAACTTCTACGCGAACCGGGCCAACTTGATCGGTGGTCAGGTTATCGCGACCGCCTACACAATCCCGACGACGAACGGCCTTCCGACGTGCGTCATCGAGATCGACGGCTGCACCATCGGCGAGTCGGCGAGCACCGCTCGTACCTATCTCGGCGCCGTGCCTTACGCCTATGTCTCCACGCCGTCGACGTGGAACCTCGGCACCGGACAAGCCACAGGCACGCAAAGCAGCACGACGTTGCAGGACACGACGAAGGCGTGGACGGTCAACCAGTACGCGGGTGCTACGGTCACGTTGACCGCAGGTACGGGTGCGGGTCAGACCGCCACGGTCGTCTCCAACACGGCGACCGCGCTGACGATCTCGGCACCGTGGGCGACGACGCCGGTTGCCAACAGCACCATCTACTCGCTGATCGGTACAACGAACAAAACACCCACAGGCGTGATCACGCTCAAGACGCACAACTCGACCCTTGGCGCGGCCCTCGGCCCGCGTTTGACCATCGGTGAGATTGACGGTTGCCGCATCTACGACATTGATCGAACGATGCTCGGCACCGTCGACAACGGCGCTGTCACCGGATCGACGTCTACGTCCTACCTCGGAATGGTCGTCGACCAGTTCCGCGTGTATTCGGGTACGGGAATCCCGGCTTCGCAGTACCAGATCGGCTCTTCTTCGGGCGGCGCTCGCTACAAGATGGACTCGACGTCGTACACGACGCTCGCGTTCAGCCGAAACACATCGGGCGTGCTCACTGCGCGCACACTGAACATCCCGACAAGCTCGGGGACGGCAACGTCGGGCGCAGCTACGACGATCACGGACACCAGCAAGGCGTTCACGACCAACCAATGGGCGGGCGGCACGATCACGTTGACGGGGGGAACCGGAGTGGGGCAGACGCGCACGGTCGTCTCCAACACCGCGACTGCCATCACGGTGACGCCTGCGTGGACGACGAGTTCGGGCACAGCAACGGCGGGCGGGCCAACGACGCTCACGAACTCTGCTGCTGCGTGGACGGTCAATCAATGGGCTGGCTGCACCATCACGCTGACAGGCGGTACGGGGTCGGGGCAGACTCGTACCGTCTTGTCCAACACCGCGAACACCATCACGGTGTCTGCTGCGTGGACGACGAATCCGGCTGCCGGAACGACGTACACCATCACCGCGAACCCCGCTGCCGGGACGACGTACACCGTCACCGCGCTCGTCGCCTACGACTTGCTCGACGACTCGCGCTCGCTCGCGTACACGCCGACGACGGGTGCAAACTGGCTCGACCCTGATCCCTCCACGGTCGGTTCGGCGCTCGACAAGGTCGGCGCGCTCGGCCTGCTCGCGGCGGCACCCGCGAACGGCGCGATCCCGATTGGTAATGGCACCAACTTCACGCCTGCGGTGCTCACGGCGGGTACTGGTATCAGCGTCACAAACGGTGCCGGGACCATCACGCTCGCGTCTATCGGAGTGCTGGCGGGCGCAGCGGGTTCGCGGCCTGCTGGACTGGTGGCAGGAGACGTCGGACGAACGTATTTTGATACGACGCTCGGGCTCCCGATCTGGTGGAGCGGCTCCGCGTGGGTCAACGCTTCCGGGAGCATTGTTTGACTAGGTTCATTGCTGGCGCGTTATCGGGGGGGGGGCAGCAACGCCTCCCTTTCCGTCGCTTCAGGCGGTGCGACAGCAGGCACGGGGACAGGGTACGCAATCAACGGCGTTGCCAACACGTTCTTGGTCTACGGCCAGCTTGCGTACAGCAACTCTGCGCTGATTCCGTACAACGTCAAGGTGAAGAACACGATCACAGCAGCGCCCGTGACGCAAGCGTTCACGTCGTCACCTTGAACCAACTTCAGGAGCACCATGCGCCCCGGATGCATCAATAGCTTCCAGACGTCTCGTCGCGCTCGCGACGCGCCCTCTCTGCTTGAGGAGTTCGAGTTTTCTGGCTTGTGGGAAGGGACGGTCGCCAACACCGTCCCCACGCCGAACTTCGATGCTCCTTCAGCCTCTTTTCCTGAGGAGTACGAGTTCGCTGGCGGATGGGAAGGCACTGTTGCCAACACCGTTCCCACGCCCAACTTCGCTGCTCCTTCTGCTTCTTTTCTCGAAGAGTTTGACTCTGGATGGGATGGTGTCTGATGGCTCAGGCTGACTTCGACTTCTTCAGCTTTGGTTCGCTGCCCATCGGGGGCACCGACGGTGTCCCCATCACGCATGTGAGCCTGTCGAACCCGCTCACGTTTCACGGAGCCTACGGGCGCGAGTACCGGATGCTTCCATCAGGAAGCGGAGCAACCGGAAAGTGTTGGGTCGGGCGCATCAACGCCGCAACTTCATCGGGAGCATTCGTCGGGACTCCACTGACGAAGGCCGTCTCGCTTCGCGCGTGGGTCCGGGTCAAACCATCGGTCGTCCCCGGCGCTGCTGTGACGCTGTCTGTGATCGGGGTCAGCGGGCGTACACCTGCCAGCGTGACCTCCGGCGGCTACCATCTTGTGCTTGGTCGAGCGACATCGTGGGATGGAGCTGGAGGCGGCAGCGCTGCCGCCGTCGGATTGCGCCTGTGCAAGCGAACACCAGCCGGTGCCGTAAACGGCAGTTTCCCAGACACCGTCATATCAGGCACGTTCGTCGAGGACATCTGGTACGCCATCCGGTTGGACATCGTGCCGGTCGGATCCGCGAAAGACCGCTTGGACGTGTACACCGGGGTGGCGGACGGGTTCGGCGTCGTCACTTGGACACTCGTGCATACCGTCGACGTGCTGGTCACCGACCCCGTCTACAACCCGCCTACGGGAACAACGCGCTGTGGCTTCACGGCGTGGGCGTCAAACACGAACGGATCCTCAGACACCAGCAACCCTGCTTCGAGCTACATCGATGCTTTTGAGGCCCTCGTCGTAGACGCGCAGTGATCCCTGTCAGTTTTGGTGTACCCGACTAAGAGGACGACCTATGCGCCCAGGCTTCATCAACAGTTTTACACCGTCTCGTGACCCTGCGCCTCCATTCGTGGAGTCGTTTGAGTTTTCTGGTGGATGGCCGGGTACCTACCCAGCCGACTACTGGCGGACGTACACCGGGTTCGCCACACCATCGGCGGCTTTTGACGAGTCGTTTGAGAGCGCTGGCGGATGGCCGGGAACCTGACTTTTCTCTTGAGCAATTGGAGCGCGCATGGCTTACGCTGATTGGGATACGATCACAGGCACGAACTTGGCCATCCTGAACAGTTCACTGTCTAGCCCCTTGCCGGGGAGCGCAGGTTCGTTCTGCCGCCAGCTTGGTGCGGATAACGGCTTTGCGACGCTGATGGTGTCGGCGGCTGTCTCTGGAGGCGCGCTCGTCGGCATCCCGATCACAAAAGCCATCCGCGCAGAAGGATACATCCGCCGCGCCAACAACGTCGGCACCTTTGCGGGCGGGTTCTTCGTGAAGTGGACTTCTGCTTCTGGCCCTTTTGCCAGCGGTTACGGCATCGCCTACGACGCGAACCCTCAAGCGGCTGCCCTGTACCTCAACAATGGTACGTCGGTGTCCCTCGCCCACACGGGAAACATCATGACGACTTGGCTGTCGTTTCGCATGGACGTGTTTCCCCTGAGCACAACGGGCGACCAGATCGTCGTGTCTCAGGAAACGAGCCCCGGCAGCGGGGTCTACGTCAACATCGGCATCAATGGCGGCTTGCCCGACGACGGGTACTTCGTGTCCAGCGCCCTGCCAACTTACGCCCCGTGGGGTGGAGCCAGCAGGTGCGGGCTGTCGACGGCTGGCCCTTGGGGCCAAGCGGGCAGCGCCTATCTCGACATGGTGCGCTTCTCGGTCTCTACGGCGCCTTGATTGAAAAGCGCTGAGACGGTGTTACAGTGCAGATGCGCGATGCCGGTTTTATTCCTCCGGCATTGAGCAGCGCCCCTCGTACAGCTCCCCCCGCTGTGCGAGGGGTTTTTTCAAGAGCAGAAGTCCTGTTACTGATGCTCCATGAGCAAGCCCGACGGGTACTACTGCCAATCAACCAACGTCACGTGGCCCGACCGGGTTCACCACGTCCGCGAGTGCTGGGGCGACTACCCATGCCTTTCGCCACTGATCCCCGCCTACACACCGCTGGCCGTTCCAGAGCCGACGACGTGGGGCGAGTCCGGTGGGGATGAGGCTGTGTGCTGCGAGTATCTTGAGTGCATCGACGGCAGCGGAGGCGGAGGCGTGCTGGACTACAGCTTGGGCTTAGATGCAGGGCGAGAGTATGCCGCCAGCATCTATGACAACGGCGAGATCCTTGTTCACGAACCTGTCGATGGACGCCCCGACTCCTTCGCGTACAGGGGATGCAAAGACGTCGCATCGGCGATCCGGTTCGTCGCTGAGGAAGAGCAGTGACTCTGTTACGACCCTGCTCATAGGAGCAAACCATGAAAATCCGCGCTGTCCGTGTTTGTCCGGGGGCTCTCCCTGAAGTGGTCGAAATCGAGGACACCCTCGATGCTCTGCAGGCTGAAGTCGGCGGCTGGATCGAGGCTCTGGGCCTCGGTGGTGGGATCGATGCGATGGTCAACGAGGAGGGCCTGATGAAGAATCTTCCCTTCAACCGCTACTTCGTGACCCCATATGGTCCCCGCCCGGTCGTCGGCACCGCCATCATTGTCTCCTCTGACTTGGAGGGGAACACGATCGGCCTCGACGACAAGCAAGTCGACCGCATCATGAAGATCGTTGTCTAGGTGCCAGTCGAGACGCAGCGCGCAATCACTGGTATGAGAGGCTGGATGCAGAACCTAGTGACGCGCGGACAGCGGTTCGCCGAAGCGACCTTCTTCGAGTCAGAACACGTCAACGCGACGGCGCTGATTGAGACAGACCAAGACTTGATCACGCTGACGGTTCCGTCTTCCTCGTGCGAGGACGGAGAGGAAGAGGCTCGATCTATCTTCCGACAGGCGGTCGATGAGGTGGTCGCGCAGTCGACCGTGTCGTCCGTCATCATCATTGCCGAGGTCTGGTTTCAAGTGGAGAGCCGCCTCTCGTCCAGCATTCACCCTCCTTTGAGGAACCTGCGGCGAGAAGCGATCGTGGTCCACGTCGAGACCGCGAACCAGTTTTCGGTGACGCTGAGCGAGATTGACCGCTTCAACCCTCGTCCTCGTCTCGGTCCGTGGCGCCCCGTGTCATCTATCTACCTCCCGGGACTGACAGGCTTCCTGCCGAAGATGTCCGACATCAACATCCACTGAGAGCGACCCTGATGCAGATTCCGATCGACGACCCGACTCTTCGCGCGGTCTACAAAGTGCTCCTTGAAGCGAACGGTGTTTCCGTCACTTCGCGTGAACTGAAGGACGCTGCAGGACCACACTGGCAAATCGCAGTCCGAACATTGGTCAACACCTTCGGTATGAAGATCGAGACGATCCTCGGAGGCAGCGGCAACCAGATCTTCCGGATGCCGGTCGTGCCTACCCCACCACCACCACCACAGGTCGAAGTTGCCTCCCAGATGCACCCGGGCCTCGACCCGCTCGTCCGGGGCCCTCAACTGCTCACGGAGCCGTTCCCTGCTCCCTACCCAGACCCAGCACCGCCGACGATCAATCCGCCTGTCACCACGCTCGTGGGGGCGATGCTCCCTGACATGGTGGCGTCGTGGCAGAAGCAGCACGGCGACCGGCCCACAGGCATCGTCCTTCCCTTCGCCCTCAAGACATCTCTTCGAGAATTCACCACCGACATCCGGCGGCTCGGGCTTCGAGTTTTCTTTGGGGACGTGACAGATGTGACCTTCGTGTTAGAAGGAACCGCCCTCCTCACCGAGGACCACGGAGCCTCGCGGCCCCGACCTGACGCTCTCTACTGAACCAGACGGAGCAATCGTGGAGTTTATCTTTCCGGCGTGGAGCCACCCTTCCCTGTACTCCAAGGAATCAGGCATCAACGGCGGTGGCCTCTTCACGTCACAGCCCATCAGAGAAGGGGAAAAAGTCCTCGTCTGGGGTGGCGTCCTCGTCCCTTACGACAAGTATGACGAGGCAAAGCACAAGGCCCGCGCAACGACAGCCTTCGACGAGACCTACTGCTTGACGCTCCCGCTGGGAGCGCCGGACTCTGTCGACGAATTCCTGAACCATTCCTGCGACCCGAACACTTGGATGGCTTCCGAGCGCAAGGTTATCGCCAAGAGGAACATCGAGATCGACGAGGAAATCACGACCGACTTCGCTCTGTGGTGCGACGAGGACTACCTGTACGCTGAAATCTGTGGTTGCGGCACGGCGCTGTGTCGAGGTCGAGTGACGGGGCGTGACTGGCGCCTACCCGAGCTTCAACAGCGCTACCGAGGCTACTTTCAGCCATTCATCAACAGGCGCATGGGCGTGGAGCAGCCGTCCCCCAAGTTCCGCCAACGCATCACGTAGTGAAAACCATACTCCCTATCGGAGATGGACCGACTCGCTCGAACCAGACGCCGGAGACTGCATGACGGAGAAGAAGGAACCCTTGGAAGAGGGTCAGCGCTGGAATCTCCTGCGCGGTGATTGTCTCGTCACCCTCAAGGCGGTACCCGACAACTACTTCGATGCTGTGGTCTGCGACCCTCCGTATGGCCTCAGCGCTGACGTCGACATCCGCAAGGTCATCCGTCAGTGGTTCATGGGGAACAGCTACAAGCACGACAAGGCTGGGTTCATGGGAGCCGAGTGGGACTCCTTCGTCCCCGGTCCTGAAGTGTGGAAAGAGGTCTACCGGGTGATGAAGCCCGGGGCCCACCTGCTGGCGTTCACCGGGTCGCGGACGATGGACCTGATGGGCTTCTCGATTCGGTTCGCAGGCTTCGAGATGCGCGAAACCCTCATGGCGTGGCTGTACTCGCAGGGCTTTCCGAAATCCCTCGATGCGAGCAAGGCGGTTGACGAAGCCCTCGGAGCGGAACGAGTCGTCTCCGGTTCGATCGAAAGACCTGCATTCAAAACAGGGGCGTCGGGCTACACGGACAATCTGGCGTGGTCCGGTGAACGTCGGGACATCCCCGCCACCCCGGAGGCACAGCAGTGGCAGGGCTGGGGATCCGCTCTCAAGCCTGCATTCGAGCCGGTCTTGCTCGCAAGGAAGCCTCTGGTCGGCACCACCGCAGAAGCCCTGCTGTCTGGGGGGACAGGAGCCCTGAACATCGATGGCTGCAGGGTGGGGACGGAGGAGCGGTTCAACAACCCCACACACCAAGGTGTGGGGGCTGGCACCTTCGCAACTGGACGTTGGCCCCCAAACGTCTTGATGACCCACCACCCGGAGTGTGTCGAGGACGGCGTCTGCCATCAAGAGTGCATGGCGGAACAGCTCAAGGCTCAGACCGGGAGCGACGTCACGAGGTTCTTCCCACAGTTTTACTACTCACCGAAGGCGTCTCGTGCGGAGCGGGAAACCGGGGCCCCCGAGGACGCGGAGCGTGTGACGGGTGCCGAGGCGGTCAAGCGCAAGAAAGGCAGCAAAGGCATGGAGTCTCCTCGTGCCGGAGCCGGTCGGACCGCTGAAGACGTCTGGAACAATCACCCGACTGTGAAGCCCGTCGACGTCATGCGTTGGTTGGTCCGCCTCGTCGCCCCACCGGGCTCCATCGTTCTCGATCCCTTCAACGGGTCTGGGACGACTGGTGTCGCTGCCCTTCACGAAGGGGCTCGGTACGTCGGCTGCGAACGCGAAGAACGGTTCGTCGAAATCTCAACCGGGCGACTGATACATGCCGAGAAAGAGTCGACGGGTCTGCCTCCGGTCAAGCTGGCTCCCAAGGAGCGCGAGCGCACCGAGGTCGTTCCGCTCCCCGACAGCGAGGCGCTCCGGAAGGCGTTCGACCTGACGGACGAGATCAAGGTTGAGAGGAAACCCGGTGGACTGGCATCCAAGGACTTCAAGCGGTTGGTCGCGAAGAGCCTGAAGCGATGACCAGTTTTCCGTTGCAGCTCCCCCGCCGGGACTACGAGATCGTCGTCGCTGACCCCCCGTGGGCCTACTTCGGCGACCCTTTGAAGCCTCAAGCGGCGGGCAAGCACTACACGCTGATGCCAACGGAGGAGATCTGCGCCCTCCCCGTTCGGTCATTCTGCGCCAAGAACGCGGTCCTCTTCCTCTGGGCGACCGGGCCAAAGCTTCCCGAGGCAATCAAGGTCATGGAGGCTTGGAATTTCCATTTCAGGGGGGTGGCGTTCGTTTGGATCAAAACCAACAAGGCCGGAAAAATCATCAACGGCCAAGGCGTGCGCCCAACGCTGGTGAAGCCGACGACGGAATTCGTGCTGGCAGGAACCACCTGCAAGACGGGCCGACCTCTGCCGCTGCTCACGGAGGCGATGGGGCAGGTGCTTCTTGCGTCGCGCCCCGGAGAGAAGCACTCGGCGAAGCCACCGGAGGTTCACCGGCGGATCTTGGAGCTGCTCGGCGACAGACCCCGAGTAGAGTTGTTCGCTCGTACACAAGAGCCGGGATGGACAACTTGGGGACTGCAGGCTCCCCCTCAGATTCTCACTTCTGCGTCGCTGACTTCCGACCCCGACTCAGCGTAAGGTGCGGACCTCAAAACGGGAGCGATCATGTGGATGCGGATGGATTTGGGGTTTGCGCTGGCCTTGATGAACAACACGTGGCCAGACCTTGAGATGCTCCCTGAGGAGGGTCGTCCGATCCATCGGAACGAAGTGACCTACTCGATTCAGGTTCCCGTTCGTCCTGCGTTGGTTGAGAACGACTCTCGGTCTTTGACCATCCCTGCTCCCTCCAGTACAGATCAGCAATGAACCGTCTTCGGAACTTTCCTGTGCTCGCCCGCCTTATCGAGGGCCTCTCGTCCAACCAGAAGGTGCCTTACGGCATCCAAGGCGGCTACAAGGACTACACCCTTGAGTACGCCTTCGACGACAAGAAGCTGCGAGACCAGTGTCTGAAGTGGATCGTGGGTCTGGTTGGGCCAACCTACCTCCAAGCGGTGGACAACCCAAAGAACTTCGGCGACGGCGACGTCATGCATGTTTTTCAGCACATCGATTCCTTGGAAGCCTTCAAGGACGACGAAGACATTGGTCGTCTCCAGAGCCACCACAAGCGATACGGCGCATGACCCTTCAAGAGCGTATGCGACGCATCACGGAGTCTTCCGACTTCAGCGACCGCGAGGTGAACGACTTCGTGAAGAAGCTGCGGATGGAGGTCAACGATCAGATCGAAGGGTACTGGAAGCGCATGGATTCCGCCAAAGGCCCTGATAAGGAAGCACTCAACGCAGCGGCGGACTTCCTCTCAAAATTACACGAGCAACTCGCCGCACTGCGTTTCAGGAGCTGACCCTTGAACCTCGATGACTTCCGCCGATTCTCTGGCCTCGACCACAGCGACTTCGCTCCATGGGATCGTGGTCTTGTCGAGGGCCTCTCCGATATCGTCGCGAAGCAGAAGAAGGGGCAGTACGTCGGACAGGAGGTCTCGAACCACCATCTGAAGCAAGGCTTCGTGGACATGGGCAACGACAGCCCGCTCAAGATGCAGCCAGACGAAGCCGTCGGCGAGGCGCTGAGTTTGCTGCTCCGCAAGCCAACCTCCACTGAGACGTTCATCCGCGACCCCAACGGGAAGTTGAACCAGCAGCAGATCGAGAAGCTCGCGAATAAACGCCTTGATGGCGTCTCGCGTGTCTCGATGTTCGGCTTCGACTCGAACGACGGTGAAATCTACGCCGATGGCCCGGAGATGTTCGGCGACGGCGAGTGGGGCATGGCCCTCACACAGGCAGACGACGAGGCGATGAACAAAGCCATCGAGTCCAACCCTCCGAAGGTTACCGTCACCGCCGTGAAGGGGAAGACGGGCGCCGGGTGGAAGATTGTGGTGTCGAAGCCTGCGCAGCACTACATCGACATCGGGAAGGCAGCAGCTGAGAAGCAAGCCGCACTGCTGGCCAAGAAGGGCATCTACCCCAAGCCGAAAGGCGACGGGCACTACGCCTACCCGAAGATCCGCGCGAAATGGCTCAAGGCAGTCGAATCTGCCCCTATTGCCAAAGCGGTTCCGGTCTACGTGCGGAGTCTGGACGACTCCGGATCCATGCTGGCGACGTTCAACTTCGCGACCCCCGATCTGGCAAAGGCTGCGATCGAGTGGATGAACAAGTTGCCGAAAAACGCTTTGGAAGCCAGCACAATGGCTTCCAGCCGTCCTTCAGGGCTCAAGTACCCCAAGGTTTTCACGTCCCTGAAAGTCTTCAAAGACGATCAGGACTGGCGGATCTTCCGCAGCAACGCTGAGGAGCTGGCGGACGAGTCCGACAAAGAGTCCGAGCGGGAGTACATCCGCAAGATGATCAATCCCTACAGGTCACCATGATGCGCGGTCCCCTCTCCGACGTCGCCGATCTGTTCGGAGTTCCCATGGCCGAAGAGGCTGAGGGGGCCCCGGCGGAGCCAGTTTTCAGCAAGGCTGACGACGGGTCGCCGGAGCAGGCGTTCGCCGCCAGAGCTTCGACCGCGCTGCGCTCGCTGCGAGGCCGAGGCTTCTCGACTCCTCGCGGTGCCACCCTGTCCATCGCCAAGACGAAGCGCCCCTTGGTGCATCGCCGCAAGGATGCCGTGGACTACGTCGTGCCTCTCGTCGTGACCTACGACGGCAAGGCATCCGCTGAAGAGTGGGCAGGCGTCGAGCGACAAGCCGAGGCTGAGATTCTCTCGCTGCTGCAGGCCAATGTCGAAGGCCCCGGGAAGCTCAAGATGGTTCGGCGAGCGAAGGTCGATCCCTTCGTGGATGATCCGACGTCGCTGACCCTGTTGCGCTTCCGCTCTCGGTGACAGCTTTACTGGGTCATCTAGTATTATTTTGAAGTCGTCAGATGCGTCAGAGGCGTCAGATGCGCTCTCTGGAAAGCCGGGGTACTATCGGCGGGACGACTCACGCCGGAATGACGGACGGACATACACCTACCTACGAGGCGTTCCATGTCTGATGCCGAGTTCTGGTCGATCGTTTCATGGATCAAGTGGACCACTCCGCCTGATTGGGCTGCGGTCAGAGCGTCCCTACTTGTAATACTGAAACCACTCCAAGCCGAAGGGCTCTGGTGGACCTTCCGTCGCAAGATGCAGGAGCTGGACCGTGTCGTGAACGAATGGGAGATGGAGCACAACGTCGTGTTCCCTCTCGACGGGGAAGACCGGGTGGATCTGCTCTCCTTCATCGTCGGGCTGGGCAAGGATGACTACTACGCGGCTTTCAAGATGCCGGAGATCGTAGTTTCCCGGGCCAAGCGGTCCGACTTCATCCCCGGAATCCTCACGGCCATCCCGTCGGCCAGCGACTACTCGCGGGGGCCGCTGTGACCCGGCTGAAGGTTCTACGGGCCGCAATCTTGTTGGGGGCTTGGGTCGGGCTCGCCTTCACAGTGGTCGCAGGACAATGGCTGCTCCAGAAGTTCACCGCGTCGGTGTTTGGGCGCTGAGAACGAGCAGATCGTTCATCCGGAGTTACTGTCAGAGGCATGCCCAAGAAGCCGCTGCACACCGACGAAGACGAAACAGACCGCCGCATCCGGCAGTACATGCGGAACGGCTGGGCTCCGGTCCCCTACGCGCACCACCCGCCGCACATTCGTCTCGCCATCCGAGAGGCGCACATGCGCCCGAAGATGAAGGCGTGCTTCGAGAACTGCATCCGACTTGTCCTTCAGCAGAAGGATGTCCCCCTCACCTACTGCGAGGGGTTTGTCTCGACGCACCACGTCCCGTTCCCCATCGAGCACGCTTGGCTGAAGGACGAGCATGGCGTCACCCGCGACATCACGCTCTCGCCCGATCGCAACCCTGTTGTGCTCGCTCACCGCGAATACACTCCCACTGAGGTCCGCGTCGGGATCTGCCAGACCCGCGTGTTCGGCCCCATCAACCCAGAGTGGTTCCAGCAGACACAGGCAGAGATCTGGCGAAAGTTGACGAACATCGACCATCAGATCTCGTTCGTTTGAACTGCAAAAGTGCAGTTACTTCCTCGGAAGGAGACCAACATGCCAAAGCACACCCGCAGCCCTGAATTCACGCCTCCGACGACGACCCCGGAAGCCTCGAACGCTCCAGACGCTCTCGACGACGCCATCAACAACGCCATCGCGACCGTGAAGGCAGACGTCGCCGCCAAGGCTACGCTTGTAGTCAAGGACAACCTGACGACGGACCCTGTGGCCAGCCCGAAGAAGAAGGCAGTGAAGGCACTCAAGGAGGACAAGAAGCCGGAGCCTGCCGCGAACGTGGAGATCGCTACGCTCCCTGCCGTCACGAAGAGCCCTGCTGTCGAGATCACGCCCCACCTCGACCCTGAGAGCGGCTTGTGGATTCCGAAGAACCCGAACCACGGAAAGCCGAAGGAGCCGAAGCCTCCCAAGGTGAAGCCTCCAAAGGTGCTGAAGCCTCTCAAGGAGGTGGCCGGTCAACCCTCGCGCGGGCCGAACAGCACGACGGCGGTGGTGTCGATGAAGGTACCGCTCAAGGCCGCGCTCGCGAAGGCAGCGACGGGGAACCTGCGGAGCCTCTCGGCACAGGCGGCGCTCTACATCCTCGAAGGACTGAAGCGCGACGGCATCATCGCGGCGGACACCCCGGCTGCGGTCGCTGCCGAATGACCCGCCACACCTCGGTGGTAGCCTCGTCGGCGAGCCAGTGGATCGCATGGATCGAGCGATACGTTCACGCGCAACCCCACAGGTTCGTGCGCGGCAAGTGCAAGCAGGCGGTCGACCTCATGATCGCCGACTTCCCCGAGCTGCGTCGAGCGTGTGGGTTCGTTCACTGGTCCATCCCGAGTAGGGACATCGAGGACCAGCACTGGTGGTGCGTGTCCCCTGACGGGGTCATCATCGACCCGACGGCAGAGCAGTTCGCCTCCAGCCTCACCAAGCCTCGCTACAAAGAGGTCGACCTGAACGCGGCCTCCACGAAAGACCGCATCCCGATCGGCAAGTGCATGGACTGCGGGAAGCCTTGTTTCCCCACCAGCCATTCTGCGAATCACTGCAGCAAGGAGTGCGAAGACCTCACCGACCAGTACTTCAACGCCGAGCCGTGTTGACTCCTGACGTCGTCGGAGCACGATCCGCCCATGCGAAAAACCGTTGCCTCGCTCGCGCTGCTTTTCGCGGCGCCTCTCGCCTCGGACCATATGGACCCGGTCGCCTCATCGGACCCAGTCCCGTTCTCCACCGGGGTTGCCTCTTGGTACGGGCCGGGCTTCGACGGGCGGCTGACGGCCTCTGGAGCAGTTTTCCGTGCCGCCGGAGCCACGGCTGCCCACCGGACGCTGCCGTTCGGTACCATCGTGGTGGTACACGACCTCGACAGCGGTCGGTCGGTCGAGGTGGTCATCAACGACCGGGGGCCCTACGCCGGAGACCGAGTCATCGACCTATCGCAAGGGTCGGCAGCAAAACTGGGGATGACGGACAAGGGGCTCACCCGCGTCGCCCTCTTCGTGAAAGAGGCCAGCCTCTGATCGGGAGCGGGTACTTCAAGAGTCACGCCCCAGCGTCTTCCGGATGTGGTCACACATAGCCTTCGTCGTCGCCTCGTCGCTGCCTGTGATGGCCTTCCAACGAGTGCGCTTATCCTCGTCCCAAGCACCGCCGCTGTGGAAGAGCAAGGGAAGCTCAAGGGCTTCTTGTTCGAGGCGGTCCTGTTCGGGGTCGCCGAGGAGCTTCGCGAACGCCGCTCGGACCTCAGGGCTGGACTTGATGGCGGGCCCGAAGATGCAGTCGAGCTTCTCGACGATGTAGTCGGCGTTGTAGGAGTAGACCACGAGAGGCTTTCCCGTGTGCGTGCTCGCCGACGCGAAGTCGACGTCCTGTGCTGCGGACTGTCTGCAGATCTTGATGAACTCGTGCATCAGGCCCGTGAACTCGATGAAGGTATGCACTCCAGTGCTGGCAGCGGCAGGATAAAAAGCAGCCGTCACCGCCTCCATCTTCGCCAGCATGTCTCGAAGCTGTTCGGGAGAGTAGGTGTTCGGGTCGAGGGTCTTCATGCCCCAGCAGTAACTCGATCCGCAGATCCATCAGTCGTAAAATGTTGTTCACTTGAACGGATCTGCGAAACGGAGCGCAAGCCAGTTACGGGAGGGGTGCAGCACGGATGCTGTCGACAACCCGGAGAGTCCTCATGGCCCTGCACTTCGACTTCACCAAGGTCAAAAACAACGAGACGGTGTGCTTCACGCCTGAAGGGGAGATCCGGGTCGCCACCGACGCGCTCATCTGGCTGACGATGGCTCTCGACCTCGGCGGGATCACCCCGAAGAATGTCGAGGACTTTATCGTGCGACTTCGCCAGTACGAGATGATCGCAGGCCCGACCAACATCAGCGCGGAGGTGGTGAGGGCCCACGTCGGTTTGAGCACCAACGTCAGCGACACCACGGACGCGCAGTTCGCGAAGAAGCTCACGAAGCTCATGCGTGAACGCGCGGTGCGCGCCATCCGGACCGAAGACGCCGACGCTGCGAAAGCGGCGAAGGCCGAACAAACAGTCCACCCCGAAACCCCAGCGGACAGCCCATGAGAATCGACGAACAGCGTCCTCGACCAGAGCCGACCACCCTCGACGCAGCCCTTGCGGAGCTGCGCGAGGCCCGCGCCGAGCTGGCCCGCATCCAGACTCTCCCCGAGCTGGAGTGGGCGCAGGTCACCGCCTCCCTGCTGATGCGTCTCTCGACCATCGCCCGCGCCGGGAGCGCCCCTGACGCCCAAGCCATGCTCGACGTCCTCGATCGGGGAAAGACCTACGTCGAACGGGTGAAAGCCGAGCGTGAGGCGTTACGGGAGGCGTGTCAGGCCGTCGCCGACTGGTGGCAGCGGGACGGCATCAGCGGGAACAAAGACACGGACGAGGTGGCGACGATGTGTCGTCGGGCCCTCGCAGGACTCAAGGAGAACTCATGACCGACTCAACCGAGACCACGCGCCGCTTCCTGATCGACAGCGACGTCCCCACGCAGCGGCTGGCTGACGCGGATGTGTCCTACGACACCCAGCAACTGCAAGAGCACTTCACAGTCCAAGGGTTCCTCGCACCCTTCGTCTCGGTCATCCGCAAGGCCGACGGCGTGAAGGGCGTGATGATGTTCACTCACTCGCCACGTCGGTACTTCGATTTCACGCCGATAGGATGACCAATGCCCACCCTCGTCAACCGCACCCCTCACGTCGTCCGCATCCTCGTGGGTGAGGAGGCCATCCGGACAATCGAGCCGACCTTTCCGACGCCGAGAACAGCGTCAACCCGCATGCAGTTCTCCATCGTCGATGGCATCCCGGTCGACCGCGTCATCTATGGTGGCGTCGTCGACATGCCTCCCGCAGAGCCCGGGGTCTTCCTCATCGTCTCGTTGATGGTCGCGCAGGCGCTCCCTGAGCGGAAAGACCTACTCGTTCCCGGTGAAGTCGTGCGCGACGCTGCAGGCACCATCGTTGCCTGTAAGGGCCTCTCTCGCCCGAGCTGATGGGGGCGAGGACCATATGGTTCGCCCGGGGGCCCGGGACCAGTTTTCCGAAACCGGCCCGGAAGCCGCTTGGGCGAGTCGCCTGCCGGACGGTCAGATCCGGCCAGATCCGCTCATATGAACAAGATCCGTGGTTGCTTGTTGACAGCCGCGCTAGCGGTGTTATGCTGTGATCACGGCACGGATGCCGCCCCGGAGGATCGCATGACCACGCACACCGCCAAGACCCCCGCCCTCAAGACCCCCGCCGTCCGCAACGTCCACCACAAGGACGCGAGCGAAAACCGGGTGACCTTCACGGTCTCGCTCTCGGCGCCGAACGCCTTGATGGACCGCCGCGTGATCGCGCTGACCCAGATCGGCACGACGGCTACCTACCAGCTGACCGAGGAACGGCACCAGCGGAGCGCCTCCTTCCAGAGCATCCAAACGATGCTGGCCCTCCCCAAGCAGATCACGGGGAAGAACGCAGCGTGGGCGGCTTACAAGGCGCGACGGACCCTCGCCCTGAGCGAACCCCACGCCTACGTCCTCGGCGAAGTGATCGAGACCCGCCCCACGGGCATCACCGACCCGAAGGACCGCCGCTACGTCGCCTGCAACTTCCGAACGATCCAGAGCAAGGGAGGGCAGGCCGGGAACTGCTACTACGTCTACACCGACGTGGTGGTCCGCTGCGACGACGCCCCCCTGACGGCAGACGACATCGCCGCGCTGAAGGCATACCCCCGAGGCCAAGTCCACGTCGTCACAGGCAACCCCGGCGACCTGACCGCCACGGTCCACAGCGAGGTCGACAGCAGCGACTGAGCGAGTCCTGCCTCCGAACCTCCCTCACCCCGGAGCCTCGTGCTCCGTTGGAGGGCCCGACACAGTTTTCCGACAGCCCACGCGGCCCCGCCGAGATCCTCGTGCCCGCAGATCTAGTTCGATTGAACTAGATCTGTGCTCTTGTGTTGACAGTGTCCGTGAACCGTGTTACAGTCAGATCACGGCAACCGAGCCGAGACCCAACGGGCATGGATGCCCAACGGAGCCTCAAGTGAACGCACCCTTCGACCGCAACACCCACAAGATCGTCCGCAACCCGCGCATCGCCACCGAAGTGTGCAAGGGCATCCAGTACCCCTGCATGTGCTGCGGCACCCGCAAGCACGACGTGCTCTGGGAGTACGACCTCGACCGGCGCGAGGTGCTCGCCGTCACTTGCGTCGACCACGACGCCTGCGAGGAGCGCTACATGGAACGGGAAGCCGAACGCGCCAGCTACCAAGCCGCCCACGAAGGGGGCTGGGCATGAACAACCCGAACGCACGGCGCTTCCACTTCGCAGGCGACCTCGACAAGGTAGCGCCGCGCAAGCGCCTGCAGCTACACCTCCTCGACGAGACGATCGCCACTGTCAAGGCGCTGTGCCCGCCACATGCGACGGACCATATGGTTCGCGCCGTGAAGGCCCTCACCCTTGGCGACTACGTCTTCGTCCCGAACGCGGGCTGGCTCTTCTGCGTCAACCTTCCCGAGCCCTGCGGCGTGTGCAACGGCCACGGCTGCGCCGAGTGCGACCCGAACTGCTGAAGGAGCACGGGCCCATCTGAAAAAAAGTGTTGACGCTCTCTTGGACCCATGAGAGAAAGCACTCGTCGCCCGGTAGTTTTCCTCGCAAGAGGGTCGCTGCTGGGACTGGACGACGGCATGGTTCGAGACGGCGCAAGCCTGATTGGTCCTCACCGAAAGCCAGCCGAATCGCTGACCGGGACACAGGGCTCCGACCAAGCCCCACAACGGCCTCCGACCTGAACCCCTCACCCGGGCCAAGGACAGAGACCGCGCCTCGCAGGTGAAAGCCTGAGCGGTGACAGCGGAAGGTCGGGACCGCGCGGAACGACGCGCTCGTCCGATGAAGCCTGTTTCGCGACAGGCAGAAGAGAACGGGAAGAAGGCACTGGAGCAATCCGGTGCTTTTTTCGTTTGAGGACCAGTTTTCTGAAGCTCTGTTACTGCCCGGGTCATGTGGCCGTTCTCAAAGCCCGATCCGTTCTGCGCGCACATCATCGCGAGCCTCGCCGCTCATCCCGACGACTGGAAGCTCGTGGAGACGCGGACGCAGATCGGCTGGGAGTCCTGCAAGGCCGGTGCTGAAGAGGCTGAGAAGAGCGACGAGACTCGCTGGAACGGCAGCACCTACGTCGCGCTTTACCGCCGCCCTACGTGGCAGCCAGCCCTGCAGCTCGTTCATGCAGGCGGGGACATCACCCTGCGAGACCCAGACGCCACCAACTACGCCGGGTGGGTGATCGAGAAGCCCGCGCACGTCCTGACCTCGAAGGTCGACAGCAAGCTGCTCTCGGAAGCTGTCAAGCAATGGCGAGAGGGCCGCGTCGCTGTGGCCCTGAGCACCAGCGTCGCTGACCAGAAACAGTTCGATGAAGCAATGCGCGAACTCTACACGCTCAAGTGAGCGCAGGTTCGCTTCGCTGAACCAGTACCCGTTGCAGGCGGGACAGCGTGCGCTTCCGGCCATCAAAGTGGAGAGTCACCTTCCGCACGGTCCCGAGTCGGGGCGACCCGTTCTTCCGCTTGGAGGTTCGTGGGTCGCGCTTCACGTCGATGCGGGTCACCTCGTGGAGCGTTCCTTCCACCATCAGCTTGTCGCCGACTGCGATCTTCGAGGGGATGAGCATGGCGAGCATCTCAGCGCTCCTCTCGGTGGGCGCTGTAGCCCCGACGGATCCCCGCGTTGCGGTAGTCCTCGTCGGTGCGGTCATCGGGGTGGATCGCTTCCAGCTCGCGGCGGGCCTCGTTGCGCTCGTCGCTCGCGCGCATGGCGTCCTCTTCGCGGTCCGTCGGGATGTAGTAGCTGCGGTAGCTCATCTGGCGCTCCTTGGTGGCGGCAACCATGCCGTGATCCCACGGTAACACCATGCGCGTAGAAGTCAACAACTACGTTCAAGTGAACGTGGATTAGACGGACCATGTGGTCCTTGAAGAAAACCTCTCTGAAAACCCACTAGAAACCTCTCAAAACCTCCCGAGAAACCCCGGGTGCTAGTTTTCTGTTCAGTGCTTTCCCCTAGTCGGCAGTCAACCTCCACCTGATAGGTCGCCAGCCTGTTACATCCCTGACATGAGCAAGCCCACCAAGACCGGAGGCAGCGGGTACACGAGCTGCGCGTGCCGCGACTGCTTCGACATCGCAGTGAGCGACGACGTGCAGGCCCCCGGCATGTGCTGGGAGTGCGGGGAAGCTGGCTGTGAGGCCGACAGCGAGTGCTCGCGCGACAGCGCCTACGTTCCACCCTTCGAGGGGACCAAGTGAACGCCAAAGCCTTCGTCGACCATCTGACGTCTCTGCCTTCGTCCAATGCACCTCGCCGCACTGCCCGGGAGGTGCTGGAGTGGATCGACGTCCGTCTGGCATCTGCAGGCGCGGACGCAGCCACGACCATCTTCACCAAGCCATGGGAGCAGGCCGGGAAGGACGCAGGCTTGTCGGCCCACCAAACGCCGGAGGTGGCTGAGGTCTTCGACTTCATGAGGGAAGCCGCAGAACGAATCGCCGAGCTGTCTCCTCAGGCAATCGTGAGCATCCTGAGCTGCACCCTTCCATTGAGGGCTCACCAAGAACGCGCCGTCCTTGTAGTCGCAGCCGAGAGACAGCTCCTCGCTCTAGGGGAGGACCGACTCGAAGACATCATGAGGGGACTGCGCTGACTTGTTCAAATGGATCTAATCTGTCGAAGCGCATGATTTGTCATCACCCGAAGAAAGACTCTTCAGAACCCCGTAGGGAAAGTTCCCCACCGTTTGTCTGCCTCCCCACTTCCCCCTCCCGGTCTAATTTTCCGACCCGGACCCCGGGAGGGGGGTGGACGCCCGGCGGACCATGGGAACGGAAGAGGGCCCCTAGTTTGCCGAAACTTTTTTTCTTCTCCGCTTCGAGGATTTTTCGGGAAACCAGACCCCCCTTTGCCCCCTCTGATCACCGAGGCCAGTTTTCCAGTGGAGTTGACAAAGCGGTTTTCAGAAAAAAGAAATCCGTGGGGTGAGTTACTTCCGTGAGAACACGAACCCCCCGGAGCGACCCATGCACGCGAAGCTCGGAGACTTTATCCACTACCTGCGGGAAACCCGCCCGCACATTGCCCCTGTGCTCACGGTCGTGACGGTGGAGAACGCGCACGACGACTGGGCGAGTACGGAGGAGCAGGCGCACCTCTTCCAGCCCTTCGGCCCGAGCGGCAAGGTCTACTGCACCGTCCACGGAATGGTGGAAGCCAAAGACGTCTTGGAAGTGGTGCCTGCGGGTGACCCCACCCTGCTCAGCGCTACGCTCGCAGCGCACCTCACTGGGCACAGGGTTCAGGCCCTCGTTGCGACGGCGACCATCCAGCGGGCGGGGTTGACGGCCCTCGCCGAGAAGAACGGCGACGCCCCGGTTACGCTCCTGATGCCTGAGAAGCCGAAGGAGCAACCATGAGCGATTGGGAGAGCCGCCGAGACTTTGACGCAACGCAGCGTCTTGCCAAGCAAGAGGCGTTCGACCTGATGCTGGAGGCTCTCCTGACCATCAGGCCACTTCTGCCTCACTCGCTCACCACCGCAGCGTGGGGAGACGAGGAGTGGACCCGGTCCATCGCCCTTGTCGAGAACGCCATCACGAAAGCACAGGATCTGGAATGCCGCTGAAACACACCTCTGGTCCGTGGCTCCGAGAGGGGCGCACCGTCTACACGCTGTCTGACAGGGGCGTGAACCACTTCTACGTTCGCGTCGAAGCCGACCCCCGAACGTGCTCCGCTGAAGAGGCCGAAGCCAACGCCGCTGTCATGGCCGCTGCGCCTGACTTGGTGAAGGCGCTGGAGGAACTTTGCATCGCCTTGGAGTCTGTCACTGCCGGTGAACTCGTGACCGCCAATGCCCGCGCCGCTCTCAGGAAGGCACGAGTCCAATCGTGACCGCCTCGGAAGCGCATCCGCAGGATATCCGGTTGCTGTGTCTGCTGGCGCGGTCAAAGTGAGGAACACGTGAAGCACAAGATCCATGTCGAACCGGACCCGCAGTCAAGTTTTCTCAACAACCCCTCCTTCCGGGTGGTCATCCGGCGGAAGAACGGTGAGGAGGTCGGCACCCCTTTGAAGGATGTCGACGAGCCCACTGCGAGGGCCATGCTCCCGGCTTTGAGCAGCGCCTTCCTCTGTGGGGTGAGGTCCAGCAAGTGGATCGTGTCGAGAGCGATCGACCACATCGAACTGAACAATGCACCGGACGTCGCCATCGTCGTGAAGAAGACGACGCCTTGAAAGCGGTGACCCTATGAGCAATCGGACCCTTTGCCCTGTCTGCAGGATGCCTGAGCGAGGCGTGCTGTCGCTCAACAGACCGCACAACGTGACCGCCGAGTTCAGCGATCCTCGCTGCACCATCTGCGACTTGGTCGGTATGACCTCCCAGCAAGTCCGGTGGTCCGACGACGAAGATCGAGGGTACGACGCGGAGGGCGAGAGCATCAACGCGGTGGAGCACTGGATGGCCCTCGACCACCTTCGGGAAGACCCGAGTTTTCTGGACCACTGCAACTCCGTGCTGGAGACCCGGGCGACTTCCCATTGGGAGCCGCTCGTGCTCGTGCGGACCCCGAACTTCGGTATGCTGATCCGCGTCTTCCCGACCGGGCTCGATGCTTGGCGAGGAGCGGGGATCGGAACCAATGCCGCAGGGGAGCTGGTCTGGAACGAAGAGGACCATACGGACCCTGTTACGGAGGGAGCATGAGAATCCTAGCGGTCGGTGACATTGCCCTGCGCGACGAGCCTGAAGGCGAACCGCGAATCTTGATCTCGTGCGACGACCGCGACGAGCTGATCAAGTTCGTTCGCAACAAGACGAACCCCGGCCTCGACGACGAGGTCACCATCACCAAGGCGGGCGTCTCTCCCAAGACGACGGCGTCCGAAGAGACGTTCACCGCAGCTGAAATCCGGCGCGCGGCGTTGCTCCAACTCTCCAAAGTCTCCGTCGAGGAACTTCTCCGCACGCTGCAGACGTGGAGGTGAACCATGATCGTGTGCATCAAGTGTCAGCGCGTTCAGTGGCTGACGAACTAGGGAAGGAGCGCCTCATGACCATGACCGACTACAGCCGCCTCTTGGACAAGCTCAGGGAGCAACGGGCAAGACCGGGATGGAGGCCCGAAGAGGACCGCGTCCTCCTTGAGGAGGCCGACGCCATCTTCGAGACATTGTCAGAGGCAGATCAGGAAGCCGCTCGCCTCCAAAGCCCGCGCGCGTTCCCTGATTCGTCTCTGGTGGAGAACGTCGACCCCGATAGAGACATGGGACGACCTACCACCGCTCGGAGGTGGAGTTTTCCCGACAGCCCCCTCCTTCCGAGTGGTGGGCTCAAGGCGGAACGCGACGCTGCAGTCGCCGAGGCATGGCGGCTCGTCGCCATTGAGACCCGCACCGACGACCTCAGCCGCACCGTGGCGGCGATGGGGGAGGCGTTGGCCGATCTGATCGACGCGGTCCGTCATGGGTGTAGCGACGTCGGCGAGACGGCGCCGCCGTTTCTCCTTGATGCCGCCGACAACGCCCGCGCCATCCTCTCCCGCCCCGACGTCATCGCCGAGCGGGGGAGGTGGAGGAGCGCAGCCGACTTTCAGGGACTCGAAGAGATCAGGTCCGAGACGTCGCGCCAGTTGAACGCGGCCCTTGACGAGCGTGACGCCGCCATCGCCTCCCTCACCATCCAGCGAGACGCAGCGGAGGCGCTGGCGAGGGAGCGGACAAACGAGCGAGACAACTACGGGCAGGAACTCGACAAGTCCGCAGGCATGGTCGAGATGTACGTCGACGACGCCGCAGCCGCTCGGATTCTGTGGCGCCAGTCGGAGGCGGCTTGTGCCCAGATGCACGCCCAGCGTGACGCCGCCATTGCCCGCGCAGAGACGTCCGACGCCGCTGCCCGTGCTCTCGGCGACGACTTCACCCGCGTGCTGCGCGAGTGTGCCGAGTTGAAGGCCCGTGCGGAGAAGGCGGAGGGGGAGTCATGAGACTCCACCACAGCGCCAAGACAAAGGCGGACCCCGTCCGCGTTCCTGTCCCTCGAACGCCAGTCAGTGCCTACGCCCGCTGTGAAGACTGCGGAGCCGACGCTGGGTCACCTTGTGTCGACGAAGACCTTCGCCCTTGTAAGCTCTGCTCGGGGCGCACGTTGGAGACGAAATTCTTTGACAAGGGGGCTTATCGGCGATCGAAAGCGCTGAAGGCGCTGAAGCCTGCCCCGGACGGCAAGAAGACTGGTGCTTGATGGTTGTGCCGATCACCACCCGCCCCCTTTGTGCGTCCTGCAAGGGCCCGCTCTGGCGTCCTGCCGAGGAGTGCCGTCTCTGCTGGCTGAACTTCAAAGATGACGACCGGAACAAGCCGATCGCCCAAGCCTTCTGGGGTCGCCGGAAGGAAGGGGCCAAGTTTTCCAACCACTTCGATTGGCCCGGTCTGACGGCGCTCGGCATCGCCCGGGTAGGGGCTCGGGCTGCTGCGGGAACGAAGGTAGAGGCCAACAGCACTGAACACTCACCGGCGACGTCCTTCTGGCTCCCTGTGGCAAAAGCATGGGCCCCGTCGGCAATAATGTTTCCGTATCCCCAGATGTCTGACGACCAGCGATACACGCAGTGGCTTCAGCTCCGCGCGTTCAGTCCTGACGTTGATCCGGTGGACTCAGACATAAAGATCCAGCTTCGGTAGCGGTTACTCCCCAGACATGCCCGACTTCACGGTCCTGACTGCCCCTACCTGCCAATCGGTCCGCGAGTGGGTCCGTATGGTCCCGTCCGACTCCCTCCCCGGAACTACCTACCGGGTCGAGTACGGAGAGACGTTCAATCCGCGAGGAGTGCAGCGGGACTACTCCTGCACATGCCCCGCCTACGTCAAGAACGGCGGCAAGAACTACTGCAAGCACATCAACGCTGTCCGCAAGGACCGCTGCCGCTGGAACTCGCACATGGAGCCATACGCAATTCCGGCGGACCACAAGTGCCCTGACTGCGGGGGCCCCCTCGTCTTTGAAAAGGTGGCTGTGTGAAGTCAAAAGACCTCAAGGAAGTCCTCAACCGTCTCGCCGACAGCGACCCTGATGGCTTCGGCAGTCTGCGTGAGCAGATGGAAGACAAGGAGTGGGATGGCCTTGTCAGCCACGCTGCGGGCTTCCTCAACGCTTGGCTGATGGACCAAGTCGAGGAGCAGGTGTTGCCGGAACGCATCCTCGCTGACGCACTGGCCGAACAGCTACGCGCCCAGCAACCGCTCAACAGCTACGCCAAAGACGTCTTGGCTCGACACGCCCGTTCGCGGAACACGACCAGCTGCGGCTCACGCTATCAAGACAGATGATGACAACGTACCGGAGGTTATATGAAGACCGTTATTGCTTTTTTTCTGTCAGCTTTCAGCTTGTCTGCGTCGGCGTCCGTCGAACGCACTGAAGACCGATTCAGTGGTAAGACGAGCGTCTTCTTGGAGGAGGAGTTCGGCAAGGCCAAACGCTCAAGCAGGCCCTCGATCACGTTCCTCACCGTCTTGAAGAAAGACGGCACGGCACAGCGCATGCTGCTGTCGTTGTCGTTTGTCTCTGACAGCTGGGAGTATCTGAAGTGTTCCAATGTCTCGATGCTGATCGACGGGGCGCCGGTTGCCCTGCCTGAGTTCGAGCACGACGGCACCATCGGCAGGGGATATGTGATTGAGTACCTGAAGGTCATGACCTCTACTGACTTGGCTCGGAAGATCGCGGATGCGCAGCGTTCAGTCGAACTGAAAGTCTGTACCGATGAGTTCGTGATGCCTCGCGCCGTCGTCGACAGTGCGAAGAAGTTCGTTTCGCTGGTTCCGGCAGGAGAGGCACCAGCCCCATCGCCACCATCGCCTGCACTCGACCTCCCTGAGCTGGAGCGGGCGGCAGGCATCATCCAATGCAACATCGCCAAGATCCGCTCCGGCGGCAGCCTCGACGACTGTGAAGGCACGTTCCGCGCCGGAGTGCTCTCGATCAAGGTTCCTAAGTGAGATGATCCTTCCGGCGCCTGCGTCATGACGTGTGCAAAAACCACTCTGAAATGAACACGTCGGTCGGACGTGTTCATGGCGTGAACACGTCCTTAGTTTTCTGCTTCTCCGCTTCGGCGATCGGCCCTACATGAGGAGGCCCCCTGCAGCCCCTGAACACTGAGGGGTTCTCAGCAACGGAGTTGACAAAAAACGGTGCGCGCTATGTTACTGTCGGTCCATGAGCGCGATTCTCAACACGCAGTCGGAGCGCCGATGGGTCACTGAAACGCTGTCGGACCGTTCTGGCGTCGTTCATGACCGCGTGATTAGCTACCTCCACATCATCGACACCCTCGGCGGCGTCATCGACTCGCTCCAAAAGGAACGGACCGACGCGCTGGGTGCCCTCACGAACGGTCCTCGCACGCACGAGCAGCTGTGCGCTGCGTTGGAGGCGATGCTGGCTTGGCCCAACAGCGAAGACCCATCGCTGGGCTGCGAACAGGCAACGGCTCAGGCGAAGCGCGCTCTGGCGGATGCAGGAACGTCTCCGGGGCCCTGTTACACCGAGAAAGAGATTCGACAGGCTGTGAAGGTCGTCTCCGGACGAGACAGCTGCGACGAAACCATCGACTACCTCCGTTCCAATAGGACTGCGACATGACCGTCAACGACATCGCTGCCATCATCGACGCTGAAGTGACGATCGGTGGGAAGAACAAGGTGCTCGCGACCGCTCTCAAGATCGCTGCGGAACGTGAGCACGCCCCCATCGTGCTCCTCGTTGGCGACAACGACGTCTGCCCGGTCGCGGGTCAGTACAAAGACGACGAAGAGAAGGACATGTTCGTCGCGGGCATCCAGCGCATCGCCGCCGCCATGAAGGCACACACCAGCGTGTTCATCCACGAGGCGTGGCTGACGGTCCTCCCTGCGGGCAAGAGGATCCCCACCGACGAAGAGATCACCCTCATGCGAACGTCTGGTGTGCTGCGGCAGGAAGCGCTCATCGTGTCCATCGAACGGCGCGGGAAGCCTCCGATGGTCGTGTCAGCAATGATTGGCGTCGAAGGGGGTCTGGGCACCCGCAAGGTCGGCCCGTTCGAGCGTCTCCCGGGGACCGCGATGACCGGGCGCATGCTCGACATGCTGGGTGAGCTTGCGGCTGGTGGGGAGACCGTTTGACCCACAACCACGTCATCCAAGTCGACCGACGAGCACGGATTGTGTTCCCATCCGACTCGCCAACGGCGTACACGGACCTCGCCAATGAGGTCGATCGTTTGAACGCTAAAAATGCTGCGCTGGAATCTGAAGTCTTGGACCTCACCACGCGGCTCCGCGACACTGAGAAGATGCATGATCAAACTTCAATGACGAGGCACGGATGCGGCTGATCGGAATGACGGGGCGGAAGCGCAGCGGCAAAGACACCGTCGGCGCGTACCTGCGGATGAAGCACGACTTCGCGCAAGAGAGCTTCGCCAAGCCTCTCAAGGAGGCTGTGCGCTACATCTACGGCTGGGGCCACGAGCACCTCGATGGTAGTTTGAAGGAGGTCGTCGACCCGTACTGGCAGACCACGCCCCGGGCTGTGCTCCAGACCTTCGGGACCGAGATAGGTCGTCAACTTGACCAGAACATCTGGGTGAAGTCACTCCAGCGCAGGCTTGAGAGCTTCCAGACGGGACCGGGCGGGCCGTTCTCCTTCGTCATCACCGACGTCCGCTTCCCCAACGAGGCGGATGTCGTCAAAGCCTTGGGTGGCGAGATCTGGCGCGTCGTCCGACCTGCCCTCGGGGAGCGCACAGACCTGCACGCCTCTGAGACGAGCATGGACGACTACGTCGTGGACCGTGAACTCGTGAACAACGGCTCCATCGCGGACCTCCACAATCAGGTGGATGTGCTGCTGTGGGCTATGGACGTTTCCTCGAAGGAGTGACCTGTGCCGATCCACGACTATGAATGCACCGGGTGCAAGACGCGCATCGAAGTTTTCTCTCCGAAGGAGTCCCCTCCGAAGCAGTGCATGGGCTTCTACATCGTGCTCGACGAGAACCGAGAGCCCATCGGGGGCCGACAGTGTGAAGGTCGCTACGAGCAGGTGCTCTCGACGTCAACGTCGTTCGTCCTGAAGGGCAAGGGCTGGGCGAAGGACGGCTACTGAACCGTCTTCGAGGGGCGGGCCGTCCACGCGGACATCCAGTCCTCCCGGGAAGAGTCCACGCCTGCTGACCAGAACCGCTGGAGCGACTTCGATTGAACGAAGCGCTCCTCCTCAACCCAGTACCCGGTCAGCACGCCACCGTAGCAGCAGCTGGTGTCGAGGCCGATCGTTCGGGCGGCACCGTATGGTCCCAACCCTCGGTCGTGCCGGACGGCTCTGAACGGCTGGTGTCCGTAAAGGACCGAGACCCGCCCCGTTGCTCCGCCCGTGTACCGTTCGGGCCAGAAAACGGTTTGTGGGGGCTGGGACATGCCGTCCGCAGATCCCTTCGACTCCCCGGTGTCCTTCTCGACGTACCGGATGCGACAAGAATTCAGATGCGGGGCTTCCGGAGGAGAGTCCGTTGAGAAGCCTCCGTGAACGACCACGAGGTCGGGCCGGAGCCAGATCGTGAGGGGGAGGGCACCCATCCAAGCCCACTCGGCGCCTGTGATCGTCTTATGGACCTCGGGGTGCGGCATCTGCATCGGGTTCTTGTAGGTCTTGTCGAAAGACGCCTTCAACGCGTGCCTGCGGTACCGAAGGTGCTTCTCCTCGTGGTTCCCCAGCACGCAGTCCGCGCCGGTCTCCATGGCGAAGCGGACCACTCCAACAGAGTCGTCACCTCGGTCAACCAAGTCGCCGACCAGAACCAGCCGATCGGAGCCCTGCCTGAAGCCTGCACGCGAGAGTAGCATCTTCAGTTCTTGGAGACATCCGTGGACATCGCCACACACTAGCGTTCTGCCTGACGTCATTTGTAAGTCACCCTTCTAACGATTCGTGAGATCGTGACTTGGTCAACGCTATACTCTTGCGCCAGCTTCTTTTGCGTTTTCATCGGATAGGCCGCGCGGATTGCGGCCACTTGCTGTTCAGTCAACACTGCAGCTCCGTTTCGCGCCCCACGGCGAACACTTTCGGGGTGTGTGTGCGATCCGTGATGTTCGCCGGAGGCTGACTTCCTACCTGCCAAGCGACCCTTTCGAGATGCGTCCGCCATGTTGTCGGTCTGTGTTCCAAGGAATAGATGACTGAGCCTCACACACTGAGGGACGTCGCATTTATGTAGCACTGAGCAACCTCTAGGAACGGGGCCATGAGCTTCTTCCCACGCAACCCGATGCGCGCCGCGCGTGCAGCCCTGCGTCCGCACACTGCCGTAACCGTCCCCGCTCAAGGCTCCGACCCACAGCCAGCAGCTGTTTCTTCCGGCGCTTTTCTTGACCCGCGACCAGAAAGGAGCAGGCTTTCTTGGCGTGAACCTTCGTGTGGGTCGGTTCCCTGCTTTCAGCTCGGACCAGTAGTTCCGCATCCCGGCTGCCTGCTTTTCTTTGGTAGTCATCATGGCTGCATAGTCTACAGGCGTCACACCGACAACGGTAGTCTTTCCTCCCATCCGATGACAAAAGTCCGTTGCATTTACGGGGTGTAACACGGTTCACAGCCCGCTCTGAAGCCTCCGCAGGAGGATGACCGCGCTCTGACGCCGTGGTATCGATAGGGACACCGCTTTTGCCCAGGATAAAACCACATGGCCACACAGAAGCCTCTCGTCATCGGCAGCGGTACCACGGCCCAGTTTCCTTCCGTCGCGGGAGACTCGCTGGAGATCGGCGGTGCCGTGCTCGCGAAGACGAACAGCACCACTGCGTTCCGAGTGCAGAACGCCCTTGGCACCGTCACAGTGCTCGACGTCGACACGATCAACTCGCGAGTCGGCATCGGCGTGGTTCCTGTGGCGCATCCGTTTGAGGTTCTCAGCAACTTCGCCGTCGGGGCTGGCGGTCGCATCCACACCTATGCTGGAAGCGCGCCGACGAACGGCCAAGTCCTCATCGGGGACACGGCGAATGGCCACTTCGACAAGGCTACACTCACAACGGGCACGAACATTGGCATCGTCAACGCCGCAGGGTCGATCACCATCGGCCTGAGCGGAACGGTTGGTGTCGTGAACGGGGGCACGGGCACTGCGACGGCTTTCACGGCGGGCTCCGTCGTGTTTGCAGGGGCGTCCGGCGTGTACACGCAGGACAACACCAACCTGTTCTGGGACAACACCAACGACCGCTTGGGCGTTGGTTCCGCGACGCCGGGATCAACACTGGATGTCAACAACATCACAGTTTCTGATGACATCTTCCGAGCCCGTGATAGCGGCACCACACGCGTTTCCATTGGCAAAAGCGGTCACACCACGATCCAGCCGGGATCGAGCGCAGGAGCCACCGCACTGACGCTTTCCAGTGCAAGTTCAAGCACAGGCCGTCTTCTGGACATGGACGTTCGCAGCACCGGCACCACGGGGCTGCGCCAGTACCTCAGTGCATCTGGAAACCCGACCAAGGGAATCGAGATTGACTGGGCAACCAACTACGTGGGAACGAACGCAGCTGACTTCGCAATGCTGGAACTCGACAGTCCTGTGATCACCAAGTCAGCTGGTGTGTCTCCGTCCACATATCACGGTGTTTTGCTTGACGCGTCCCTCGGAGGGCTCACGCACACGTCCACCAACACACTGACGTGGTACGGCAACCGTGTCGTCATGCCGAATGTCACCAAGGCAGCTGTAGGCGGGACGCTGAACGCACGCGGTGTGGAGGTCAACATCGGTACGTTCGGCGGCGACTACGGTGTCGCCACTGGTCTTCGTATCACTGCGAGTGGTACGGGTACGCGCACATCCGTAGGGTTGGCGGGAATTGAAATCGCCAACGTGACGCCCGGTACGGGAGGTGGTGCAGCCGTCGGCATTCAGGTGGGCACGGGATGGGACTCGGGTGTTCTCAGCTACTCTCCGGTTCTCGTGGCCAGCGACAGGTCTTCCAACGGCGTGACCAGTTTGGGGCTTGTCCCACTCGGCCTGACGGCTCAACCTGCCAGCACTGAGATCAGCGACTTCGCTCTGAGCAGCGGGACCATCCAGTTCAACACTGGAGCGCTTGCCCTACAGAGAAGCAGTCGTCTTGAAAGTCAGACCTATAGTTTTGTCGGCGCATCCACGATCTCGAACGCGGTCGGGCTGGAGGTGTCTCTTCCAAAGGCAGGGACCAACACAACGATCTTGTCCGCCGCAGGCATCCGAGTACCCACAACGAACGTGAACCCCGGAGGGACGTTCGTTACCACTGCGTATGGCATTCTTGTAGCGCCTCCCACGGGAGCCTCGCAGAACTATGCAGGGCGACTCACGGGGCCGGTCTTAATTTCGTCAGCAACATCCGCTGACACGACGGAAGGAAAGTTTGCTGCGCTGTTCGCGTCGGGACAGACGCTGACGGGACAGACAGCAGGCACTCCCGTCTTTGACGTCATTCTTGGACCTACCATCCCAACAGCATCCATCCAGTACAACTCGGGGAGCATCGGTTTACAGGCCACGACCCTCGTCGGAAACCGAACCTACTCGTTCACCGCTGCGTCCACCATATCGGAAGCTGCGACTCTCTATGTAGCAGGCGCTCCGATCGCAGGTACGAACGCCACCATCACGAATTCTTTCGCCTTATGGGTGCAGTCAGATACCACCCACCTCGGCGGCGGTGTCGAAGAACCAAAACGCGCGCTTCATTCGTTCGAGTTCATCGACGACATGGTTCGGACAAGCGGGCAACCGATATCAAGCGACAGTCGGTGGGCAGAGGTCTCGACGGGAGCTGTCGCAGGTCAAACGTCGGCGCCGGTCGCGGGGCTCACGAACAACAGCTTCGGTATCTCGTCGATGAACACAGGCGTCGCTGCCACCTCAGGAATCCAGTACGTTTTCGGCACAACCGATCTGACCCGGCCCAATAACGGCAAACTGGTGTGCAGTGCGCGCGTTCAGTTCTCGATTCTTTCCACAGCTTTGCAGGAGTATGTGTTCCGCTTCGGGTTCTCAAACACCGCTGGTCAGACCGCAGGGACCGACTACGCGATGTTCGAGTACCAGCGCGCCGCGCTCGGTACAAATGTCTGGTTCACAGTGACCGGCAACGACGGCGTAAACACATCCTCACAGGAGTCGGCGATTGCTGCGAACACTTGGTACGTTCTTCGTATCGAGTGGGACCGCACTGCCTCCTCCGTTGCGTACTACATCGATGATGTCCTCGTGCAGACCCAGACCGGCGCACCAGTACCGACCAGTGCCGACCTGTTCGGTATCCAGCTTCAGCTATTCAAGCTCGTCGGCACCACTGCACGCACCGCGTTCGTCGACTTCGTTTATGGACACTGCTACTTCAACACTGAGCGGTGAGGTGACTCATGACTTTGTACGCTGTTTTGCTTGTAGGTCCGGATGACCCACGTGGACGACCTGTAGGGAGTGTCGACAGTTCGCTGCTCCTCAGAGCAGGTGATGTCTGCCCGCCCAATCGCATCGAGATGGACGATGTCGCGCTTGAAGAGTTACACGCTGAGTTTTCGTCAGCTGTGGCGCTCTCTGTGGCCGCAGAAAGACTGGCTCGCACCAAAGAACGAGCCATTCATAAACTGAAGGTCGACGTGACGCAGCATGTTATTGAGGCGCGTTACTCCGATGCCCAGCAGCGTTCCCTGATGATGCTCTACCAAGAGGCCCAAGTGCTCGGGTACACCAATCGCCGGGATCTGATTCAGACGGCGATCGACTGGATCAAGTCCGTCCTCCAGCACTACTACCTCAAGCGAGACGAGATCCTTGCTGCCTCTGACAGCGCAGCGGTCAACGCAGTTGCTGTGGACCTCGCATCGTTGGCAGCATCCGACCCTGATGTCAGCCTCGAAGACGTCATCACGCTCAACAGCTGACACCTGAGGTCTCCATGCCGTGCGAGAAACCGTCTTGGGAGCAGCCTCAACCACTCAACGTCTACCCCGTGACTTTGGGTGGGCCGACTGAAGATCCAAGCTCGTGCGATGTTCCATCCTACGAGCAGCCGCAGGATCTGAACGTCTACCCAGTGACGCAAGGTGCCTCGATGCTCGTCGGTCCTCCAACGGGACGCTTCTACGAGTGCATCGATGGGCAGCCGGGGACCATATCGGCCCAACTTTCAAGCGTTCCGGAGCCAAAGGGTCGACTGTCACTTCTTTCCGACCCAGTCGGGACCATCAGAGTGCTGCCATGAAGTTCACCCCACAACAGGCGCTCGACTCGATAAACGCCGAGGCAGCTAGCATCATCCGAAGCCCGTTCATGGACGCATCAACGACGAAGATTGCTGAGGCGCTGGTGCAGGATTTCGTTCAGGGCAGGCTGGACTTCATGCTGGAGCGCGCGTGCATAGACGCGAAGGTCCAGTTTTCGATCACGCATGACCGAAAGACCGGAACCTTCATGGCGTTCTTGAAAGGGAGCTTTTGATCACTTCGTGAGGTAGACCGCTCGGACAGCGACAGCCCGATAGAGCTTCTGCTTTGGGCCCCAGAACACGTCGGGCTTCTCCAAGTTCGCGTCGAGGGTGATCGTCTTGCCAAGGGCAGGATCGCTGCACAGGAAGCCGTCACCGTCACGACCGACGCACGCAATGGTGTGGTCACCCTTCCCGTCGCCGTCGATGTCCACGCGCACTGCGGCCAGCCCGTGCGTCATCGCCTCTGCCAATGTCCCAGCGAGGTCCGCGTTGTCGTCGACTTTCAGTTTTCCAAAGTCGTGGATGCCTTTGAGCCCCGGCACCCCAGCCACCGACTCATCGCAGAGCACGCCGAAGGCTTTGCAGACCACCGGCCAGACCATCAAGCTGCCGGGGGACTTCCCTCGGCTGTTGACGAGGGAACCGGGCGTCTTGCGACACATGGTCAGCACGTCCATCGGCGTTATGACCTTCCCCAGCAGCATCGAGAGGACGATGGCGGCGGAGCTGATGACGCAGCCGCTTCCTCCCATCGAGACGCCGGTGAAAATCTGTTCGGTGCCCCACGGCTTTCCACCCTGCCAGTATTTCACTGGAACCATGCTCATATGAACCTCAATGTCCGAAGCGGACTTGAAGACCCTAGCAGGGCTCAGACCACTTTCACGATATGGGTTATCCGTGGTGTGTCTGATGGTTCCTTGTCTGCACCCTTCCAGAAAGGTTGGATCCACAGCAGCTTCCGCAGGGAGTTCTGAGGGCCATGAGGCTGCTGACGCCAGTGTCCCCGCACAGAGAAGCGCACCTGCGGGGATGTGCCCTCGACGCTGGTCCCGCCTGTGGAGGAACCAAGAGCCTTCTGCACCGCTTCGCCGAGGATGTGGTAGCGGCAGCGCACCCGCCACTCGCTCAGGTACTTCTCACGAACGCGACGCCCTTGGATTCGTTTCGCGTGCTCTATCTTCTTGGAGGGCACACCGTAGTCCACGTCGTGGCGAACGTCTTCGCGGACGTTGCTGATGTAGAGCAGGGCGTTGACGACGAGCCGAGTCCAGATGGGAACTTGGGCTGCGTTCGGCCCCATGATCTTCGTCGAGACTGGATCGAGTTCTTCCTTTGCAATCCACTCAGCGACGGTCTGTTTCCCCAAGCTGGCGAAGGTAAAGGATGCGAGGGCGTTGTCGTAGCTGGGGCGACCCGGTTGAGCGAAGCCACAAGCGACGATGGTGAAGATCTCGTCGGAGAGCGTGACGTAGAAGCCATCGAGGTCGTGGAAGCCGGTGGCTGCGTGCCACACCTTCAAGCCAAGGCTTGCGGGGACCGCGATGTAGCAGGTGCTCTCAGGGAGAGCGATGTCTTCAGGGACGACGGTGAGGTCTGTATCGAGGAAGGCTTGGGCGATTTCGACGGTGAGGTCGTAGATGAAGCGCCCGTTGGCATCCCAGCGATGATGCTGCCAGTGGTGCAGGATGGACGAGTCTCGGGCGATCTCCTCTCGTGGAGTCAACGCCATGTCGTCGATGCCGAAGTCCTTCGCGTTCCTGTGCGCGCTGATGGAGCCGAGCGTCAGCAGGATCTCGTTCCGGTCCATGTCCAGAACGCCGGGACGGGGGTTCCCCTTGAACCCTTCCCCGATCAGATGCTGCGTGTAGCGGTAGAGGTCGCCGATCGTCCTGATGAGCCTCGACCCGTCGACCCGCTCGTAGGACATCGCTGGCTTGTCCGTCACCTCCGGCTTCGTCCAGAGTGTCGCGCCGTCAGGCATCACCGGAGACGGGTCGCCTTCCATATACAGAGGGTACTTCGGATGCTTCATACCCAGTCCAGTAACAGGCCCGTATGGTCCTCAATCGTCGGCTGTGACGCGGCCCCTGCAGGCCCGCCGCTTCGCATGAGCCTTCTGATCCCGATGCGGACCAGCACCTCCCCGGTCCCACGCCTGTCGAGCGACGTAGGAACGCGTCCTGAGCTTGGGCTGCTTCACACGACCTCCGCTCTCGCCCACATGGCGTCGACTTCCGCGATGGCCATCGAGAGGACGAGGTCTTCCGCCCAGTCAGCCTGCTCGATGAGCCCATCGTCAACGAACCGCTGAAACAGCTCGGCCATGAGCATCTCAGGATCGGCCTCGGGGCACAGGTCGATCGACCGCTTGATAACGGACCGCATCTCGCCGACGAGAGGCCGGGAGGCGATGAACTTCGGGTTTTCGGTGGAATTCTTGCGTGACATGGGTGTCCTTACGAGCGTCTTGTGGAGGGGTCTGCGGAGAGTAACACCGCATGGACTGGCTTACGGGCTCGGCTTTCAGCTCGTTTCAATGTGGGTTATGCTCAGGGTCAGTTGAAAACTTGACCCGAGGCATCCATGAACCCAGAAGAAGAAGCGGCCCTCGTGAACGACGCGCCGACGGAGGGGCTGACTCCCGATGACCTCGCGAGTATCGCTGTTGACCCCTCGCAGGCTCCAGCCACGTCGCCGTCCACAATGGAAGGGTCCGGTCTGCTCGGAGCGCTTATGGCGTTCGCAGTCCTCGTGGCAGGCATCGGCAAGAAGCTGCAGATGGTCCTGCAGGCTGGCCACGATGAGCGCATGAAGGCGATTGCGCTGGCGAAGGACGTGGACCCACAGGCTGTCTCCGAACTGAAGGTGTCGCTGGAGGGCGAGCTGATGAGTGCTCCTCCCTCAAACGAGGATTCGTCGGAGGCCGCTCCTGACGCCCCTGTGGTGCAGGCAGGGGCTCCTTGTGCGTGTGCGGACAACCAAGCCGTGCTGGCGAACTTGCAGAAGCGCGTGAAGGTGCTGGAGAACTGGAAGAAGCGCGGCGTTCGATCATCGAAATCCGGCTGACCTCAGTCAGGATCCTTGCCTCGTCTTTGGTCCTCGATCCAAGCCGAACCGCGCGCGCATTCGCACGGGTAGCGGAAGCGCTCGCGGTGTTTCACAATGGAAAACTCCGATTCGCCCTTCCGGCGCCAGTGCGCGGTGCTGTAGCGGACGCACGGGATCCAAACGAACCCGTCGTCTTCGCAGACATTGCAGGCAATCCAATCGAGCGTCATCCGTAGAACCCGGCTCCATCGCACTCATCGCAGTGCGCTCTGTTGCAGCCCGGGTAGCCGCAGGGTCGCCACCCCTTCGATGGGCGGGGAGCGGCGCGCACCGAGCCTGTCGAGGCGACGTAGCTGCCCTTCGGGCCCGCTCCTGTGACGAGCGCCATCGCGGCATCGAACTTCTCGTCAGGGACGTTCCAGCACTTTTTCATGCCGTCCCATCGACCGCCGAGGGCTTTGATCTGCTCCTTCACGGGGAAGGTGTTTCCGATGACGGCTTTCATGACATTCTCCAAGTCGGCATTCGTGCCGGGTTGTGGGAGGGAAGTAACTTCAGTTCAACCGCGAGTGGCGCGGACCCGGACGTCGTAGATCTGCTCGCCGTCGCGCACCTCGAACCCCTCGTAGCGAGTCTCGAACCAGCACCCATCACGCTTGACGGCGGGTCCACCCTTGGCGCAGAGAAACGCTGTGGGGGCAGCGTCTGCGTCGAGCACCACGCCCGTGGCGCGTTCGACAATTTGAAGCTTGGTGGTCTTGGGGGTTCGCATGTTTTGCTCCTTGCGCGGCAACCGTGCCGCTACGCCTGAACCCCGGGCTGACCGGGGGAGGCTGCGTTGCGCGGGGCAGCTGCAGCTCACTTCGCGGCGTGCTGCTTCATGCTGGCGGCGAGGTTGCGGAGGTGCTTGCAGGTGCGCTGCGCGGGGTTGAGCTTCTGAAACTTCCACGCGGGGCAGCTGCAGTAGACGTTGCCGTCGGCCCCGCGCTTGATCGTGTAGACCACCTCGGGGTTGCTGCTGCTGGGGACAGTGGCGAGGACAGTAGCGATGGCGATCATGGCGGGCTCCTTCGGTGCGGCATCCGTGCCGTGAGATCATCATAACACCAGCCGCGTTGAAGTCAACAGTCACGTCCGAGTTCAAATGAACTGATCTGCGGATCTGCGCGGAAAACGGCTTCCGAACGCGGTGATCTGCGCGAAAATAAATTCAAAAAAAGATATTGCTCGATCCCAGATCTGGTGATCACCCGTGAAAATGGCTTCCGGACGCGATGTACGGGGATCGGGGCTGTATGTGGGCAAACCCGCTCGTGGAGTGGGCAAACCCGCTCGTGGAATGTCCGAACCCCCTGCCCCTCGGGGCATGATCTGCGGCCCCAGTCTTCAGCGGGAATCACCTCAAGGTTCGCGGAAACATGAGTTTTCTACGGTCCAGCACGGCTGTTGTTCATACGAGCGCAGAAAACGGATCTGACGATCACGAGTTACATCAGCATCACCGGAACGGTTTTCGGAGGAGCACCCGATGGACATCAACACAAGCAATGTCGCCCCGCAGTTCAAGTCGCACACAGGCCGATCGTGCTGCCGGTGTCGGAAAGACCTGACGGACATGGCCTCCATCGAGGCGGGCATCGGTCCTATCTGCCGGAAGCAGGACAACAAGCTCCTCGCGAACAGCATCCCAGCGAACCCTCCAGAGGCGCTCATGGCGCTCCTGACAATCAACCCCGACACCAGCATCACCCCCGACGCGCAAGCAACGTATGCCGACCTGCTCGGCATGCTCACGCTGAACCTCGACGGGACAGACTGGCGCATCGCGATCCGCAAGATCGAGAAGATCCTGAGCTACGACAGCACCCGCTGGAAGGTGCTGAAAGCCTGCTCTGAAGTCGCTCGATGGCTCGGGTACCTCGGTGTCGCGGCTCTCTGGAACGGCGAGGCAGCTACTGGGGATGCCGTGGTCCGTTTCGACCCCCTCACATCAAAGGGCCCTCGAATCTTCGTCGACGGTCCCCGCTGCCCAGCAGCACGTCATAAGCTCCACAGTCTTGGCGCGGTGAATTTCCCCTCTCCGAAACCGGGTCGTCGGATGTTCGGTGTTGACCCGAAGCACCTCGATGCCTTCGCCACCATCGTCCAGACGCACTACCCAATGTCCGTCGGACTGGCGGATGCTCGTGTCGAGGTGGAAGCCTTCCTCGCAACCTCGGCGGTACTGAAGCCGACGCTGACGCCTGTTACAGTGCAGGCAACCCCAGCACCCGGAGGCCCCGTGTCCACCTGCCGAATCGAGAAGAACGGGAACAGCCTGAAGATCAACACGCCCTACGACGCGACATTCATCGCGGGGTTCAAGAACATGATCCCCTACAAGGATCGAAGCTGGGACGCCGCAACGAAGGCGTGGATGTGCGACGCGAGCTACCTTCCTCAGGTCACAGACCTGATCACGCAGGTCTACAAGAAGACCCCGACCTACATCGACGTCGCGGCCATCAGCGCAGACATGGCGAGCGTGATGAAGCATGTCGACAACGCGCAAGCTCTCGCTGACGCAGCGGCGGCATCGAAGGCGGCTATAAAGGCGGCGGCGGTGAAGCAGACGATGATCACCTCGCACACCCCGGTCATAAACCTGCCGAAAGCACCCGCCCCCTACGTCCCCGAGAAGCCAACCGTCCTCCCCTTCTGAGGTGCCACTTGAACGTGAAAAAAGGTGACCGCGTCCGCCTCGTCCACATGCCTGACGACCCTGACCCGATCCCTGTCGGGACTGAGGGGACCGTCCACACCGTCACGGTCTTTGAGCGGAGCCCATCTGGGGTCTCCAAGGAATGGCAACTTGGAATCCGCTGGGACAACGGGCGCACGCTGTCGGTCATCTGCCCGCCTGACATCGTCGACGTTATTCCAATTCCGGAGGTGGTCTGATGAGCGACTCGGAGACACCCGTTCCTCTGCGCGACGACCCGATCGTCCGACTGTTGCTGCTGCCACTCTTCCTTGAGCAGAAGGAAGAGGTCGTGTGGGCCGCTCGGTGCTGCAATCGGGTCAGCATCAACTGCCGCCAAGCGCCCGCGAAGTGCGGTGTCTGTGGGAAGCCACCTGTGGACGTCGAGGCCCTTCGCCCGGACGTGATCGTAGGGTAAGGTCCGCCGACCTCGATTTCCGAGGTGCGGAGTTTTCCATGAAGATTTTCTATGCGGTGCTCGTGGTCGCGGCCTTTTTCACGGGGTGCCCGACACCTCCGGCACCCGCAGCTCCGGACGCAGGTCCGAAGCTGGCCGAGGGCCGCTCTCTCAAGATCCTCAACCAGTGCGCCGACACGGTGTGGGTGCAGCAGCAGGGCCACACGGGCTCGCCTGACGTGACGAAGCTCATCAAGGGCGACACGGCGACGTTCCCAATCCCAGACGCGGGTCTTCCCTCCGTGCGCTACTGGCCCAAGACCGGCTGCGATGACATCGGCAACAACTGCAAGGTCGGTCAGTCGTCTCCCCCGTGCCCACCCGCAGGATGCGCGCCGCCGGTCGACTCCAAACTGGAAGCGACCTGGGGTTGCTCTCTTGAGGACAAGACGAAGTGCGCGGTGACCGCTCAGGGGAACCCAGTCGCCAACACCTTCTGGAACGCGTCTGCTGTCGACGGCTTCACTTTGCCGTTCCGGATCGAAGCGTCTACCGAGTCCAACGGATGCATGGATGTGGATTGCTCTGGCCTCGACTTGAACCAATGTCCGACATCAGAAAACCTCTCGCAGGGCCTCGCGCAGCAGCACCCTGAGTTTTCAGCTGTCGACCTTCGCGTCGCTGGGGAAGCCGGGGCCTGCTTCTCGCCGTGCGCGGCGCTCACGTACCCGACCTTCGGTGGCAAGGGCCAGCAGCCTCCGTCTGCGGACGCTCCTGCCCCCTACTGCTGCCCGACTCCTCCGGTCTCTCCAGCTCAGTGCAGCGCCGGTCCCGTGGTGCAGACCAAGTACGTCAAGGCGGTTCACGCAGGCTGTCACAGCACGGCCTACGGCTACGCCTACGACGACACGCTGGGACTCCGTCAGTGCGACCCGAAGGTGGAGGTCACGATGATCCTCTGCCCCGGCGTGCCTGCGGTGGTTGTTCCTCCCTTGGGTGGCTGAGTTTTCTAAAGCCCCGAGCTGCGCGGAATTGAAAAGACCCCGGCACCGTATGGTCCGGGGTCTTTCATTTGCGGCGTTCCCCACAAAGGCCGAACCCCGCCCCTACAGAATCGCAGGTGCGGGGTTCACGAGCAGTTGCTTGGGCTGCACGGAAGCAGGCTGTCACCCCCGTCCTTCAAGGTCAACGGAGGTGCGGCTCAGGCGTTGGCTCCAGCCTGTGGGAAGGTGCCGTCACCCTCGTGCTGCGCCTGCAGCGATTCCATCTCCTTCGAGATCGCCTCGATGCAGGCTTGCAGAAGCTCGTTGGGGTTGGCTCCCTTCTCCAGCAGGAGACCGGCGACGGTGTGGACCGTCGCGCGCATCGTGCGGCGTCGATCCTCTTCGCGGTTGAGGTCGAGCCCGGGGACCGCAGCAAGTGCGCCATGAATCGAGGGGGCGACGACGTTCTGGATGAGGGTGCGACGGACGGTATTGTTCTTGTTCATCTGCGTCTCCTGTGTAGGCGGGAACCATCCCGCTCTGAGGGTTGAGTAACTCGGATCCGGGTTTTTCACCCGGATCCGCTGTCGTTCAGAGAGCAGCCTGCAAGGCCCCGCGCAGCGCGGTCTCAACCTTGTAGACCGTCGCACTGCTCACCCCGTGCTTGTCAGCGATGCTGGCCGCGCTCTGGGCAACGTCGATCAGAATACGTTGGGTGATCACGTCTTGGGCGAGGGCGACTTGCTCTCCCGCGCAAGTGGGGATCGCTTCGCGGAGGGCGACCCCGATCACTCGGAGGGTCTCCATCATCTCGACTTGCTGGGAGGGAAGCGGGCGTTCGTCCTTGAGGTCAGCGTCGACCCAAGCCCCGTCCTCGTTCTGCATCAGCAGGGCGTCGTCACGGACCGCCTGACGGCCCTTGTGCAGCGAGTAGCTGCCGCTGCCCGTGCTCACGACGGACTTGCGGCGGTTCCCCTCGCGGCGAGCGTACAGCTCCGCATAGGTCCACGCGGCAAACGACCACGAGACCACTTCGGGGCCCTTCCACGCCTTCCAAGCGAGGAGGATTCCCTCGTAGGCGGCTGCGAGCAGGTCGTCCTTGTCGCTCCCGCAGGACACCCACTTGTGGTGGCGACGCGCGGCGCGGGCAGCGATCGTCATCGCCTCTTTCATCGCGTCGTTGTAGGTGATGCCGAACTTGGGGGTCTGGTGTTCGGCGCGGGTCTTCTGGGTCGTCATGGCTGCCTCCGTCGCGTGGACCCGATCCATCGGGTGCCCGGACTTTCTTCGCCCATCATAACGCGATCCGAGCCGGAGTCAACACTTGCGTTCAGTGCCATGGTGACCGTGAAAAAACGGCTTTACGAAGCCACAAAACCGGATCCGGCTTCTCTCGAAAACGGGCAGATCTGCGACCTTTTTTCAGGACCGTATGGTCCCGTCTGATCACTTTCGAGCGATCACACCAGCTGGGAGATCAGGGCCCGCACGCGGTCAACCAAGTCGATGTTCAACTCCTCTGCATACTGTGCGGAAAACTTTAGAGCCCAGCCGTAGTCCGCAAAATCCGCGATCCATCCAAGCGCATCACCCTCGACGAGGTAGAGCCCAAATGCATCCGCGTCGGTCTCTTCGACAAACGCAACCTCGCCGCCATCCAGAAAAGCCACCGCGCGCAGTTCAAGCAAGTCAGACCTCTGAGTTCAATTGAGCGGATCTGAAACTTCCAAAACGTGAGTTACATCTCGTCTACCGCACGCTTGCGGTACCGCCGAGAGGCAGAAGGCAGGATCGAGAAATGTGGCTCTTCACCCGTGCAGGATTCTTCAGCGTCGTCGATAAAAAGTCCCAAGGCCGAGGCGTCGGCGAGGTGTGTGTCCGGACCCGCGTCCTCGCTGACTTCGAGAGCCTGCACCAGCTCTACTTCCCAGACATGCCCGACGTCGTTATCGAGAAACACTCCGACTACCCCTACCGCATCTTCGTCGGGAAGAAGCAGTGGGCGAAGGTCGCTGCGCTGATGTCCGAAGACGTCGACTACTCGAACTTCAAGACGATGGTTGGCAAGGTGCAGGGCTACGATCGTGCTCACCTCTACGGCGAGATCTGGAGCGTCATGTTCGGCGCTGAACAGAAGCTCGCTCGCACCACCACCACCAAGAAACGAGTCCTCAATGACCACTGAAAAGACCGACCCCGATCTCACTGTCACCTTCCAGCGCTTGAGCAGCGGCAGTCGGGTCACCGAATCCGTCAACCTCGAAGCTTCGTCGCCGAAGGACGTCGAGGTCGACTTCTGGCTCGGAGACGAGAGCCTGCTGGGCTCGTCGCACGTCACCCTCGACGAGGTGCTGACGGCGATCAAGCTCCTGCGCTCGCGCTGACTCAGGGCTGGTCAGCGTCGACTACGGGATCCGGGGGCGCCTTGGGCGCTCTCTGCTTTCGCGGGGCCTTGACGGCTGGATCAGTGGTGGCAGCACGCGTCTCGATCTCTGCTTGCAGTCGAGCCGACTCTGCTTGCAGCTCGGCATTGGCCATGCGCAGCTTCTCGTTCATGGCGGTGAGTTCGCGGTTCATAATCTGGAGGGCATCCAGCTGAAAACTGTGCTGATGCGCGTCGGCTTGTAGCTGGGCCACGAGCTTGTCGATGGCTTCGTGGGCGAGGGTGATGACAGCGTTCTGAACAGACATGCAGTTCTCGGGGCTAGCGTTTGGGGTGAGTGGAAATCACAGATCCTGACTGATCGATGACAAGGGGTCTTTTGAGGCGACCTCCGAACGACAGACTGAGGTGATCTTCGCCCGCGTCAATGAGGATCGACCACGAGGAACCCATGTCCTCCATGTGAATCGTCGCCTCGTGGGCAACCACCTCGTCCAGAAGACCTTTATCGTCATGCCGCAGTTCTATCTTGGGAACGCGCCCAAGGCTCGCGAACACGGCGTCGATGGCCTGCGTGTCGGATGGGAACGAAGAGTCGCAGCTGTCGACCCACTCAATCTCGTGGAGAGCGTGCGCGACCTTCTCCAGAAGCTCACCCAGCTTCCGGCGCTTCTCGCGCTGCTCATCGTTCAGATCGAGCGCGTAGTCTCGTTCGGTCGCCGCGCCTCTTTGCAGCGCAAAGGCCGCATCGTTGATGTTCCGGTAAAGGTAGCCCCAGCTTCCGCCGCTCATCGAGGGCCTCGATTCTCAGTGTTCCACTTCTGGACCGCATCTGCGGGCGTGACTCCAAGGCATCCGGAGATGTCGCAGCCCATACAGTCGACGACAAAGCTGTCCCTGCGCTCAAGTATGCGGCGCGGCGCGTCGTACTTGCACCGAGCGCAGCGCGACGTCTTCCGCAGCCACCACCACTCAACTATATGATTCCAGACCTCAAGCATGTGCGGATTCCCTACTCCGGGCGGGACGTAACACGAAAACCAAAGCCTCTCGCCAACTTTCGGCAGGGCACATAAGGTGCCTTGTCTTTCAACGGAGGTTCAAGTGAAGCGTCTCAAGCTCGTCTTGTCAGGGTCTGGAACGCGGTACCCGGTTCAGATCGGCGCGGTCTGCGAGTTGCTGGACTTGGGGTTCACGTTCCCCGAGATGGTCGGGGCGTCAGGTGGCGCGATCACAGCTGCTGCTGCAGCGAAGTTCAAGACCAGCGCGGAGCTGGAGTCGCTGGCGCTGACCCTCCTCCCCAGCACGTTCCTTACGAAGAACTGGTTTCCGTTCGGAGGTCAGGCGGGGCTCTACACGAAGGAAGGGCTGCTCAAGGTCTTCAAGAAGCACCTCCACCCGAAAGTCGAAGACGGTCACTCAAAGCTGCACATCGTCACAACAAACTGGACGAAGGGGGAGTCGAAGGTCTGGACGTCGGGCGACCTCCCCATCCGGCTGTTCGCGAGCATGTGTCTCCCGATCTTCGACATGGCTGAGATCGACGGCGACCTCTACGAGGATGGCGGCGTCCGCATGAACTTTGCGCTTGACTACGAGGGCTGGGCAAATCCCTACGACGATGTTCCCGTGTTGGGCCTCAAGGTCCGCAGCCCCAACGAAGCGAAGCCGCGCAAGCCGCCGTTCACGAAGATCGATCGCGCAGAGGGCACCATCAGCAACATGCTGGCAGCGCAAGACCGCGAGCACATCGAGGACGCCAACTGGGCCAAGGTCATCATGCTCGACACCAAGGCGGACGGTCTCAACCTCGGTATGGGCGAGAAGGAAGTCCGTGAGATGCTTCTGGAGGGGCGCGCGGCCATCAAGAAGGCTCACCTCAAGGGGCAGCTCGGATAGTTGGTTCGGAAGCGTAGCTGGCCTCACGACCGGCTACGTGTCCGAAAACCATCCCGGCGATGATCCCGGCTCGGCTGAGAGCGATGACAAGGGAGAGGGCAGCCTCTCTCTTTGTCGTTCGGGGGCACCCTGCAAAGGCGCTTGCCGATGAGCTGGGTGGTTCGGTCGCCATTGATGGGTAGGGGTACGTCACAGAGGCTCCGTCAGCCACGGTCGGGCGGCGAGTTGTCGTCCAAGTGTTTCTGCAGGCCCAGCTCGATCATCTTCAGGGCAGTATCAACAAGAACCTGCATCGGCGTGTCGTCGGCGAGACTGAGATGAGCGGCGATGGCGCGCAGCGCATCGTTGCGGCGTTCCAACTCAACACTCAAAGCGTCGAAGTCCCTCTGACAGTCGTCGAAGTGCTTCTTCAATATCTCAATCTCAGTCGAGGACAATTTCAACCTCCAGCCTCTCCAGCAGGTCTGCGTTCTTGGGGTTCACGATGCACTCCCAATGAGCGACCTGCGCTCGTGCAATACGAGCGTCATCCTCGTCCAATGCGACGGGAAGAAGCCCGACCGGACTGTCGGGTGTGACGAGCAAGCCGCACAGACCGCACTTCTCAGGGCGCCCGCACCTCTCAAAAAGACGAACTCGGAAGCGGTACTTCTGGTTGATCATTTCAGGTCTTCGTCTTTGGAGGTGTCTACAGACAACCACAGTTGGCGTTTCGATAATTCCGCATCGCGGTTTTCTTGTTCAACCCGGGTCTTCTCCGCTGCGATGGCGTCGTCCAGACGGAGATCGCTGTCTGCCCCGTAGATGAGCGTGTCGTTGGTCCATCCACGAGGGCGATAGGGAACCGGGCCCGTGACTGCCAACCTCGCGTGCGTGGTCGGGTCTCCCTCGTCGTGGAGGGCCTCTTCCCTGAAGTCAGCAGCTTCATACTCGTCTTCTGCCAAACAGGCATACTCGTAGCTAACCGTCACGATGTAGAGCTTCTTGGTCATGACTGGGAAGTAACTGGAACGAGCTTCAGAGCGGTGATCTCTTCCTGCGCTACGATCAGTTTCTTGTGTAGGTCGTCGATCGTCTCGATGAGTGTGACGACCGCAGCTTCGGGCTTCGGGTGTAGTTTTCGCTCCGCCGCCGCCCCGGATGCCCGGACCTCGGCCAGCAAGACCGATAGGGCTTTGATGTCCTCGTCCACCCGGTCCTCTTCGTCGACGCTGCTGTCGATCCAGCTCTGGATCGCGCCAGTGTGTGTCCGGAGGTAGAAGCCTGCTGCGGCGAGTCGGTCGGCTTGTGTTGTCAAGACTCCTCTCCCTTCCAACCCAGAGCCGCGTCGATGACCTTCACGTCGTCGCGGTAGGCGTCGATTGTGCAGCGACATTCAAGGGTGTTCGCGTCCCTCAGACGCTGGCACCGGAGGTCATGCTCGGTCGGCGCGTACTCGGTGAGCCACTCCCGCGCGAGCTTGAGGGCTTTCTTGAGGGCTTCCTCGCTCGGTGTCTCCGGCTTGCTGCTCGACGTGGCGTTTCCCCAGATTTTCCCCAAGGTTTGGAGGATGTTGTTGGACTCCCTCTGGATCAAAGCCGCGCGAGTCGTGGCACCCTTCGAGGACTGGACGGTGAACACCGTGCCGTCGAGGTCGTTTGTGTGGTGATCGATCTCGCTGAGGCTAAACTTGATGTTGTCGATGTTCCGTTCGAGGATATCCCGCTCTTCAAGTTCTTTTTCAGACGGCATGGGTGGACCTCGGCTTCAGGGTCTTGATCCAGTCCGAGACGTCGTCATGGATGGCTGATCCTCCTCGGTTCGACCACCAGTCTACTTCGAGACAGGGGATTCCCAGCTGCTCCGCCTGCCGACGCTCTTCGATGGCGCCGGTCGACCGATCCCACCCTTCGATGAGGACGACCCCGTCGCACCGACGCATCATCTCCAGCGTCCCGTTCAGCCAGAAGGCGTCCCCTTCAACCGCCCCGTCGAAGTGCGCGGTGTTGCTGTGCGGGATCATCGGGTAGGCCCCAGCCTTCGCGACGATGACGCCCCACAGACGCGCGTTGTGGATGTTCTTTTGAATCTCCCACGTCGTGGGAGCGCGGTACGGGCCTGCGATGTAGACGAGGAGAGTCATGGATCCTTCTTGAGCTTGTCATCGATGAACTTGGTCGCGCGACCGTTGGGGCAGATGCAGTGACCTCTGACAGGAGGAACGCTGATACCTGCCGGGGTGAGCCTCCCGCTGATGGCGAGCACCCCCGTGTTCCCACACAACCCGCAGCAGGGCCAAGTCCCCGCCCGCGAGGTGACGTCCACGATGAAGTCCTCCCAAGTATCCTTGTCGACTTTCGCTTTCCTAAGCATCGAAAGGATCCACTGAGGTTCGGCACGTACACCAACCCGTGTGGCCGCGAGGCAAGACGCACGGGTCTTCACATGAAGACTTTCCGCAGTGCCTGCCGCATGCTTCCGGTCGTGATTCGACGACCGCGTCGATCGCTTGGGAGCAGCGCTGCAGGCGCTGAATCTCAACACTGATCTCAGCCATCCCCGAACCCGCTGGAAGACTCATGCAGGCGGCGAGCTTTTGAAGCTCAGGCGACACCGGCACAGCAGGAAGCTCCTCAACAGGAACACCGCTCTCAGCGAACACCCCTGCGGCGATGGAGTCGTTGTACGCGCCCTCGCGCACCACACGGACCACGCCAGCGTTGACGATTCCTCTCGCGCACCACGCGCACGGACTCGTGGTGACGTAAAGGGTGCTCCCCTTCACAGGCACGCCGTGGCGGGCAGCTTGGGCGATGGCGTTGCTCTCCGCGTGAGCGCAGCAGACAACGTCGGCTTGTGTTCCGCTGGGGATGCCGATGCGGACGCAGGTCTTGTCGTCCCTGTGAGGCGCACCACGAGGCGGTCCGTTGTAGCCCGTGGCGAGCAGCGCTTTGTCCTCGGAGACGAGCACCGCGCCCACCTGTCGCTTCACACACGGTGAGCGCGTTGCGACGGTGTGCGCGATGCTCATGAAGTATTGGTCCCACGAAGGTCTGGTCACTTTGGAGGCTCCGGGTTCTCGATCTTGATCTTCAATCCGAAGGCTTCCAGCTTCGCGCAGTAGTCGACCACCGACTGAGGCACGGGGCGCACATCGGTGGATTGGCCCTTACCCCAGCCGCGAACGCCGGATGCCACCAAGAAGGTGCCGTGCTCGGACCACTGAGGATCCAGCCGGAAAGAGCTGGTCCCCGCACGATCCGAGATGACGTCTTTCAGACGCTCGGTGCTCATTCCGCTTGTGGCGATCTGCTGGTCGCTCAACGTCGACAAGAACAGGAAGGCCAGCTCTTCGACTTTCGACCGCAACTCGCGGATGTCGTCTTCAATGCCCATGATGCACCGTCTTTCAGAGCCCGATTCGTCGGGTTCTTCGGGGTGTAACAGGCCAATCAGCCGTTCTTCTGGGACTTCTTCGGGTCGAAAGCCTCGGCCAGCGCCTCGTAGACCCGCCCACGCACGCGGGCGATTGTCGCTTGCTCGGTGAAGAAGTCGGCCTCCACTGGCTCGACGCTCAGCACCCCGTCGAAGAGGGAGATCGCCTCGGCAAACTTGCGAGCGTCCTCTTCCTTCAGGTCATGTTTGAGGGTCACGACGAACGAGGTCACTCGGTTGGACATGTGGGCTCCGGTTTCTGGCGGATCACGTCCCGGCACAGCCGCTTCGCCCGAGCGAAGCAGGAGGCTGCGGTCGTGAGATGGTCTTTCTGGTCTTCGAGGTCCGAGACCGCCTCTGCAAGCTCGATGAACAAGCTCCCTGCAGCAGCTTGCTTCTTCGCCTCGGCTTGCTTGAGCCGGAAAAGCTGGTCCTTCTTGGACTGCTTGAGCAGCAACTTTGCCCGACCGTGAAGCTCTTCCAGAGCGGACTGTGTGTCAGTCATTCCGAGCGGTTCCGACTGGCTTCTGAAGAAAAGCCAGTGGGGTACCGCTTCAAGAGCTTCAGTACGTTCGCCTGCGCGATGTCGTCCAGCGACAGATTGTGCAGCGTGGCGAGGTCGGACAGATACCAGAGCAGATCGCCCAGCTCCTCGGAGAGCTTCACTGGGTCAGCGTCATGGCCGTGGCCGATCTCTTTCTTCAGGAGGTCGACAACTTCACCAGCCTCTCCGGCCAGCCCCATTGCGCTGAGTGCGATTGACAGCTTCTCTCCGGGCCCAGAAGAGGTCCGGCTGGCAGCTCGTTGGTACGTTGAGAAGTCCATATGGTCCTTGTCGATCAGGTCTTGGGGATCGAAGTCTTTTGATCGATGCGCTCAAGGACGAAGTCCCCGTTCACGATCATCGACCCCAGCGCAGCGGTCGGAGGCACTTCACGCGCCGCGTCGAGGAGCTTACGGAGAGCGGTTCTCAACAGGTCTACGTCGGCTCTGGCAGCCTCAACTTTGGGCCAGTACCGAGCGCGGGCAGCCTCGTAGCCTTCGTCCCGAGAGGCTTTGTGCTCGTAGAAGAACTTCTCCCACTCTGCGGAGCGATCCTTCATAGACTGCATGTCAGATGTCATGGAAGACACAATGTTGTTCAATCGAACAACCTCAGCTCGAAGACGACTTTTTTCTAGTTCTACTTTTTTGAACTCGTCGGGGCTGATCACAACGACTCCGGTAACACAGGTGTCAGCGTTTTCCACCGTCGTAGGCGACAGCGGCACCGGCCACGATCATGTGCTCGTTGAGGTTCAGACCGTCGAGCCAGAGGGTGGCGAGGAACCGACCGTACTTGTCCTTGGGGTCTGGCTTCGCCGTCTTCATCAGGATGGCCGTTCCGGGGGCGAGGAGCGTCGAGAGCAGAGCCTTGCTGGCCAGACCATCCTTCGCAGTCGCCCCAGAAGATTCCGGCGCGTTGATGCCGAGCATCCGCACCTGCTTTCGGATCTCCAGATGGATACCGAAACCCACGTCCTTCTGGATGTCGACCTCGACCGTGTCGCCATCAAGAACTCGCACCACCTTGGCGACGTACTCGAACAGGGTGTGCCCGGTCGGCGGGGAGGCTGCAGGTGCAGGTGCAGGGACGGGGGCGGGGGCGGGTTTCTTAGCCACGGAAAACTCCATCCCGCTTGTGACGGGGCGTTGGGATCAACTCTGGGGGAGACATGCCTCGCGTCGCGGAGTGGCGCTCCACCCGGACAGACTGCTTCAAGGGAATGACTCGCGTGCAGTCAGGGCATACGACTGAGTCGCGATCCTCATGCGGAGGCGGGTGAAGGAAGTCCACACCAAGACAAGTTGAACAGACGGCCTTCAGGTAGGTCACTTTGCCTTTCACATCTCGCCGCACTCGTCTTTGTCAACCGCGCAAGGGTGTGTGTGTTTTCTTTCTACTGCTCTACGATGCCTGTGTCTTCACACTTGGAGTCTGCGTGGCTTTTTTCAAGTACCTCGGTGAACCTCCTCGTCCCAGTCTTGTCGAGAGCTACGGCCCGACGAAGAAGTTCTGCATCCCGAAGATGGACGGGATTCCGACCATCTTGGAGAGCCCTACGGGGTTCCCGATCGGTGAACAGGTTCCTTTCGACTTTGTCGATGGGCTGTCTCTTCTGCTCCTCGACGCAGACCCTCGCTTCGAGCGCGTCTAGCACCGTCCGCTTCATCTACAGTCCATCCTCCAACTGAAAGTAGGCTCTTCACATGCCAAATCAGACTGCTCTCATTATCGATGGCGGAACACAGCGCCGAATTATCTCGACTGACACCCTCCAAGTCGGTGCGGGGATCGTTCCGGCGGGGTCAACCCTCACCGTCGGCGGCATCGGTATCACGACCTCGTTCCCCGGTCCGGTGGCTTTGGACGGCGGCATCTCGACGGTCCCCGGCACGACCTTCCAGACGAATGCGACCTTTCAAGGCGACGTGACCTTCGGTGTCGTTGGTGTTGATGGCCCCGACACCGTCACGCTCGTTTCGACCATCGTCTCCGACATCGTGATGGACGGTGTGTCGGCGGCTACGGGAACTGCAACGTCAGGTGGCGCGAGCACTCTCACCGACTCCGGTGCGTCTTTCGGCGTCAACGCCTTCGCTGGCAACGTCGTACAGATCACGGCGGGTACCGGCGTCGGCCAGTCACGCGTCATCGCGTCGAACACCCCCACGGTGCTGACGACTGCGACGCCATGGACACTGCCCGGTATCGACAACACCAGCGTCTACGACATCCGGACGGAGAACTCGCGCCTGCGGAACCTCGCCGACCCGACACTCCCCCAAGACGGAGCCACGAAGGCTTACGTCGACGCGGCTGTGGTTCTACCGGGCGGCACCGATGGCGCAGTGCAGTACAACAACGGCGGCGTCTTCGGTGGTGTGGCCGCGCAGCTGTTCTTCGATGACGGCACGAACCAGCTGCACGTTGGCGGCAACTCCCCGAACGAGAAGCTGACGGTCTCAGGCGTCATCTCCATCGGTGAAGGCTCGGCGCCTTCGCCGTCGACCCCCGCCTTTGGCAAACTGTGGGCGAACTCGGCAGCGAACGCTCGGCCATACTTCCAAGACGACTTGGGCCAGAGCTACAACCTGACGCTCGATCGGTTCAACACGCTGGCGGCGGGCGGTGCAATCACCATCGACACCGACCCGATCAAGCCCATCTACAACTCGGTCACTCTCAACGGCAACGCAACCTTCTCGACCTCACCGACCGGTCTAGGGAACGGTCGAGGTGCTTCGGTTCGAGTCCAGTGTGACGGAACGACTCGCACGCTCACTTGGCCTGCGGGTTGGACGTGGTTGGGATCTGAGGCCACTGGTCCTTCTTCACTTGCGGCAGGTGACGTTGGCTACCTCTCGATCGTTGCCTTCGGAAGCACCGACAGCGATGTCGTCGCAGCTTGGTCTTACGAGAACGCTCCTGCGATGGTCACGGGCTCAGGCACCGCGAACCAAGTCGCGTTCTGGTCGACCAGCAGCGCCATCGCTGGTGACACCCAGCTGACCTACAACTCCGGCACGGACACGCTCGCCTTGGTCGGCAGCCTCACGGTGACTGTGGGCACGGTGTCCCTGACGGGCGGCGCAGCCTCCACGCTGGCAACCACAGCGGGTGACTTGACGCTCGACGCGCAGGCAGCGTCACTCATCCTTGACGGCGGTGAGGCAGCGGTCGACGCGGTGCGGATCGTGGCGAGCAACGCAGCGGGCGGCATCGACATCGATGCAGGATCTGCTGGCATCGACATCCTGACGTCTGGCGTGTTGACGGCTACCCCGACCCTCGGCTTCGACATCAACTCAGGTGCCAACTCGACAATCGACGTGGATGGCGACCTCACCACCACCATCTCGGAGGGTGGCAGCTTCATCGTGAGTGCGGCAACCAATGTCTCTCTCACGGCGTTCAGCGCTGCGCTGCTGACGGCCCCGGCGTGGACGATCAACATCAACACCCACTCGCTGACGTGGCCGACTGCTCTAGGCAGTGCTGGTCAGGTGCTGACGAACAGCGGCGCGGGAGCGATGACGTGGTCCGCGCCCGCGAGCGCGTCCTTCGTCGACATCGCCACCACAGCTTTCGAGCCGTTGGCGATCAACGACCTCGTCGGCTGGGTAGATGATGTCGGCACCCCTCGGGTCCAGAAGGTCGACTCCAACGTCACGTCTCGTCAAGGACCAGTCGGATTCACCTTGGCTGCTGCGGCTGCCAACGGTGATGCGGTGACCGTCCGCATCGCAGGCGTGGCTGCTGTGGCCGTAGGCCGCTTCGACGTTCCTGCTCCTGCTGTTACCGATGTCGGCAAGCGCGTGTTCATGTCGGTCTCGGCAGGCCAGATCACGCTCACCGCTCCGACCGCCTCCGGCGACGTCGTTCAGCGGGTCGGCATCCTCGTGGATGGTAGCGGGAGCCCGAAGGTTCTCGTGCAGGTTGGCGAGCCCATCACGCTCTGAGGCTCTGAAGTCCTGCTCGAAGAAGGCCCCTCATGGGGCCTTCTTTCTTTTGAGCAGTTCAATCGAAGTGGCGTTGAAGCTTCAGAAGTCGTGTTACATCCGCCTCAACAGGAGATCGCATGACAAGCACCGACACCCGCAAGGTCAAGATCGAGAAGAAGCTTCGCAAGAAGGTAACCGACGTCGTCGTCGACGCTATCTTGAGCAGCTCTGTGCAAGAGCTGGAAGACCGCCTCACGCGGCTTGCTTCCCACGAGACGGACACCGAGGAGGCTCTGGAGGAAGATAAGGTTGTGATCGACCTGAAGGAGCGTCTCGCCCAAGCAAAGGGTCCGTACACGGACACCCTGAAGGGCATCAAGCTGCAGCGCAACTTCATCGCCATCACGCTCGCAGAGCGCGGGAAGACCTCCAGCACTATCTGAAATGGTCAACCTCCCCCCACCATGACAGCATCGCGGGGGAGGTCTATCATGCAAAGTCTGGAACACGTTCTCGCTCTTGCAGGAGCTTTGGTCCCGCTGCTGTCGATGGCGGCAAGTCTCTTCAACACCACCATCCGACACCGGCAGCTTGAGGGACGCGAAATCTCTCCGAAGCTTGCAGCGACGGGGGCCGTCCTCAACACGCTGGCAGTCAACCTCGACAAAGCCGCGTCGCTCGCTGCAGCGGCGAGGGGAAAGCCTCTGATCTCGGGGACCGTGACAGCGTCAAAGGCAGCACCTCGGTGAGACGGGGCTCTCTTGAAGAGCCTTGCTCCTCAAGAGAGGTCATGCTCAGGTGCCTTGAGAGGTGCCTTTGCAGATAAATGACCGGACTGCTGTCCTCGATGCTGGCTACGTTCAACTGATTGACTGGATGGGAGCCGAAGAGTCCATCATCGAGGCCGCTCGTATGTCGACGAGCGGGGGCTTCGTCTCGTGGGAGCCCTACCCGGACCACCCCAAGGGCGACCTCGGCCTCTTGACCTACCTCTATCGCGAAGGGCACCACACCCCGTTCGAGATGTGCGATCTGCTCATCGAGGTGCGGCTGCCGATCTTCGTGGCGCGTGAGTGGATGAGGCACCGGACCCTCTCCTACAACGAGCTGTCCGCGCGCTACACCCAGATGCCGAACCTCCACTACGTGCCCCCGCTGGAGCGCATGGTCAGGCAGTCGGACACGAACAAGCAGGGCTCCGCGCTGGAACCCCTCGACCCCCACATCGCCGGGGCGCTGCAGAGCGGATTCCGCAACGAGCAAGAGGAGATATACGATCGATACGAGAACTCACTTGAACTCGGACTTGTGCGCGAAGTCGCACGCGTGAACACGCCGGTCTCGCGCTACACACAGATGCGCGTGAAGGGGAACCTGCGAAACTGGTTGCACTTCCTCAGCCTGCGGATGGCGCCGAACGCCCAGCAGGAGATCCGGGTCTATGCCAACGCTGTCGCCGAGATCGTGAAGCAGCACTGGCCTCGGACCTATGAGCTGTTCGAGGAGTGGGATCTGCACGGGAAGCGCCTGAGTCGGACACAGCTGGAGCAGCAGAAGATGGTCCAAGAACGTCTTCAAGACCTTGAGAAGCACCTCTACTTGGTTTTGCCCGGTTGGCGGGGGTCGGTGCCCTTCTGAGCAAGTTTTCCGCAACCCTGTTACGGGAGGGGAGACATGACGTTCCGTGAGATCCTCTCGACGGTCGAGTTTCGGGAAAAGAAGTCTCCGGATACGGAGGCTGAAGATCAACACATCCTTGAGTGCCAGTACCGGCGCGGGGTGTCGGGGTGCGGAGAGTGCAGCAACTACGACTCGTGCGAAGTGCTCAAGAATCACCTCCGCGCCAAGGTTGGCTTGCCGCCGCTTGGCGATGGCTCTCCGAAGGACGATGGATGACAAAGAAAAAAGCAATCACGGTTCCGGTCTCTCAGGTTGAGTTCGATGAGTTCTCTCTGGCAGCCAAGGCCGAAGGAATCTCGTTGGCAGAATGGGCTCGCAAGCGCCTTCGAGGCGACCTCCGTGCTGCTCCCGCTGTGATGGACGAAGCGTTCCGTCAACTGGACGTGAGCGACCGCAAGCGCGACCTGTCGGACCGACCCGTTCCGCCTCCATCTCCTCCCCCGCCGCTCAAGCTCGTCGAGATCGGGGTGCGCCAACCCACCAACCATGTCTGCCAGCACTTCGCGCACATGGTTCGCCAAGACGGTGGACCTCCGATGGTCTGCACGTCGTCTCATCAGCACGGGCGTCCCTGCTACTTCTCGTCATCGGGCGCTGCGGACTGCCCGCTGTTTGCCCCCCGAGCGCGCGGTTTTTCAGGCGTTTGATGAAGGCATGGTGAGGGCATCTCAACCCTCACCATACTGATGAGCAGAAAACTACACGGTGGCCGAAGCCAGCCCTGACCACGCGGCTGCCGGAGTGAGCGTTCAACCCCTCTTCTCTGGGTTGACGTCGTCAAAAACCGCACGGTGAAGCCGTGGAAATCGGTGTTACTCCTCCAGCACGCGGGATGGTTCCCGCACGGAGGCAACATGACCGAGAAGATCCCCAGCATCGCCGCCATCGTCCACGTTCTCACGCATCGCGGTGAGTTCGAGACACCTACGGCTGCACTCTCGCTCGCAGAGCAAGTCGAAGCCTACGCTGCCGTCCACTTCATCGAAGAGGTCTCGAAGGGTCGACGCGAAGTCATCCGCGAGAACCTTCTTGTTGAAGCCGACAAAGGCGACGTGACTGAGAAGGGGGGCTTCCGGCTCACCGTCAATAATCACACGGTGATCAAAGAGAAGCGGGTCGCGTCAGCCCCCGACGAGAAAGCGCTGATGGCGCTTCTTGAATCGAAGAACCTCGACATCACCAAGGCGTTCGACAAGGTCCACGTCCACGTCGCGAACCCCAGCAAAGTCGCGCTCCTCGTCGAGAATGGGCAGCTGACCGAGGCTGAAGCAAAGGCCCTCTACAAAGTGACGTGGGCGCTCGTGGTCAAGCCATCAGGCGAGCTGGAGAGCCTGCTCGAAAGCAGCGTCCCTTCTGGAGTGATCCCCGCAAAGAAAACGCGGCGCTGATCCTTTGAACCACCTTCCAACCAGTTACATCTTGTTCAGGAGCAAACCATGACCTCAATCGAACGCCTCCCGTCCACGACTTACGCCGCGCGTGACAACCTTCCCTACGCCGACGTCTGGGGCCTCCACGGGCTCTTTGATGGACTCGCCTTCCGGTCAAACCTCATCCTCGTCGGACCCAAGGGCATCGGCAAGACGATGTCCTTCCAGAGCTACGCTGCGAAGGCGAAGACGCCGATCGTCACCTTCGACTGCAGCGAGGACGTTCGCCGCGCCAACCTCCTCGGCATGTACGTCCTGAAGGGGAATGAGACCCCCTTCATCCTCGGCCCCATCACGACGGCTTTTGAGGTCGCCAACGAGGTCGGATCCTGCATCCTTGTCCTCGAAGAGATCAACGGGCTCTCGCCCCAGATGCAGAAGGTGCTCAACCCGATCGCCGACTTCCGACGACGCATGGAGGTGCCTGAGTGCAACCGGGTCTTCGAGCTGAAGAAGGACGCGAAGCTCTGGGTGGTCGGCACGATGAACACCTCTGCTTACGGGGGCGTGTACGCACTGAACGAAGACCTCAAGAGCCGCTTCCGCATGCTCTCGCTCGGCTACCCCCAGCCCGAGGAAGAGGCCAAGATCATCGCCGCGCACTTCGCTGGCAAGGTCGACCCGGTCAGCATGAAGAAGGTCATGCTGCTCGCGCAGGAGACCCGACAGAAGTCCCTTGAATACGCGCTCAGCCCCCGCGACGTTGTTCAGGTGCTTGAGGATAGCGCCACGGTCGGGATGGAGCGCGCGCTTCGGATTGTCCTCGGCAAGTTCGAGGGCGAAGACCAGACGATGGTCAAGGCGCGAGTGTCCTCGATCTTCGGTTACACCCTGACCGAGAAGGTGTGAGCATGAACCAGAACGCCGTCAAGAACATCACCCTCGATTCCGTCCTCGCACAGGTCAATGACCTTGCCAGCCTCGAACGCTACGGGCAGCTGCTCGCGCAGGAGTCGCAGGAGCATCTTCAACAGGGCCGGTTGGTCGCAGCGACGAAAACAGTGTCGACCTTCAGCCGCCTCTTGGGTCGCAAGCTTCAGCTGATCCCGGCGAAGTTCGCGTACACCGACGGTTTCAACATCGGGGCGCCTGTCGACCACCCCTACTTCTACGAATTTGTTGAGCACGAGATCTCGCACAACCTGTTCAAGTCGAACTTCGAGGCGAAGAAGAACTTCTGCGAGCAGTACGTCCTGCAGGTGTCGAAGGCCCTCGCCGCCTTCGGTACGGTGATGTCGCCAGACGACCGCAACTATCTGACGAACATGGTCGGCACGATCCTGAACATCATCGAGGACCATCGCGTCAACAGCCTCTGGGCCATGCTCTACCCCGGCAGCTACAAGCGCCTCGAAGAGCACAGCCGGTCCATCGTCGAGAAGAAGAAAGCAACCGCGCACGACGACATCATCGGCTACTTCCTCTGCGTGGCCTACAACGCGAAGATCCCTCCCGGTGTGTTCGACCGCTTCGAGCCCGCGATGGTCGCTTCGCTGAAGAAGGTCGAGCGCAAGGGCCCGGGGTCCACGTTCGTGATCGGCAAGTGGCTGATGACCCAGATCGTCTCCGAGATGATCCGCATCACCAAGAAGCTCCCGCCTCCTCCCAAGGCAGGCAAGTCGACCATGAAGACCGACCTCGACGACATGGGTGATGCCTTCGGGGGAGACGCTGGCAACGACGACAGCGATGGCGGTGCCGATGATGCAGATGGCAGCAACGGTGACGGTGACGCGGGTGACGACGGAGGCGCCCCGGGACTCGATGGTGCGCCTCCTGCCAAGAGCAAGCAGAAGGCCGGTGACGACGCCAAAGGCGGCGGCAAGGGGACTCAACCTGACGACTCCGCGCAGTTCTCAACGCAGCCTCAACCGTCGGCTGACAAAGGCGACGGGCAAGGTGGCGCTCAAGGTGGAGGTGCGGATTGGGAACCACCCAAGGTGGACGCCACTCCGGAAGAGCGGATCGACGCCTTCAAGAAGCTCCTCGAAGCTGCGCGAACGATGGGGCAGGCAGCAAAGTCTCCCATGCAGGCTGCCCTCGACCGGGTGAACAACGACAAGCCGTCGGCGTCAAAAGACCACAGCCTCTCGGCCAGCGCTCGGAAGCTCGTCGCTGACGCATATGCGACCGACGTCTCCAACAAGGACGCCCTCGATGCCTTCCTCGATAAGTCCGAGGGAGACATGGTCAAGGTGATGGACACCATCCAAGAAGCCCTTGAGCAGGTGGCTGAACCGACAGAGCGAGAATGGAACACACGCAACGTGGGCTCCCGAGTGGTCTTCAGGGACATCACCGAAGCCTCCTACAAGGTGCCACCCCTCAAGCCCGACGACCAACGCACGGTGGCGCGCATGAAGGACACCTTCCACCGCGTGAAAAATCGAAACGCAAAGGCGCTCACCGACGACGGAGTTGAGATCGACGTACAGGCTCTGATTGCACAGAGGGTGTCCGGTCAGGTTGGCCCGGTGTTCCGCACCGACGTGTCTGGGCGCGGGTTCAAGGTGCTGATCCTCACTGACCGATCCTCCTCGATGCAGGGGCTCCCATCAGATGCGGTCGAGCGCGCAGCACGCATCCTGCGAGGGGCGTTGAAGATCCAGAACGTCGAGATGCACTCGTGGGGATTCCACGGCAGCGGCGACTCGGTTCACCTCTCACGCATCGCCCCCAACCTCGACGTCGCAGACAGCAGCGAGATGCCTGCCATCGGTACAACGCCGATGGCAACGGCAATCCGAGTCGCACTGAACTGGTTGAGCACGGGGTACGAGAAGAAGCACCTCATCCTCTTGACCGACGGGGATCCCAACCACTCCGACGTCCTCGACGGTAAGACCTCTTACGGTGCCGTCCAAAGAGAGCTGATGCGCGCGGCGAAGCTGAAAGTCGAGACCACGACGCTCGTGATCGGAGACGGCATCAAGGATGCTGCCTGCCTGCAGATGTTCGGCAACCGCCGCCGATGGAAGCGTGTCAAGCAGGGTGTAAAATTTGAGTCCTTGACGAAAACACTGGTGGATCTGGTCTCCACCTCGTTCTCCAACCACCTCAAAGGTGGTTGAGGATCTGCCCGCAAGATAACGAAAAAACGGCGCTCTTCGGAGCGCCGTTTTTGTCAACAGCGAAGCATGCCGAATCTGTTTGCGTGCCTTCGGGACATCCGGCAGGAATTGGCCCCCGCTGACCGAGGCGGGATCACTCTGGAGCACTCATGGCGAAGCAGGCGCGCGCACAGACTTCCAGCAGCGCAGTAGTCCCGACCGGCTTCGACCAAGTTCTCCACCTCCGCCACCGACTCCACCTCCCATCCCTGATGGGTCTGCAGGCTCTCGCCGTCTACGACGCGCTACGTACCTTTGTCTGGCGACAGGAAACATATGGTCCCGAAGACCTCTGCGAGCGGACCGTGCTCGGCTTCCTCTCAGCCAAGGTCAGCCAGTCTCAGCTCGCGGAAGTCTCCGGCGTCTCTCGCCCCCGCGTGAACAAGCAGCTCCGAAAACTTGCCGACCTCGGCTGGATCGTGATGGGTGGGCGGACCGGGCGCGACAAAATCTACGAGCTTGGCATCCGACGTCCGCAAGGGTCGACGTGGGTGGAAGCCGTCTACGCTGACGCAGTGCAGCAAGACTGGTACGAGAAGGCCGACGAGCGCGCCAAGGCTTGCTGGGGAACGTCCTACCGCAAGCTCTCCCCAACCAACCAGCACGCGACATCAGCCGAGGTCTTGAGCAAGGCAGGAGCCCTCCCCGCTGGGTACACAATGCCGGTCGTCCACCTCAAGCCGACCGCTGGACCCAAGCTGAAGCAGTCGAAGCCTCAGCCCTCGCCTCAGCCCTCGCGCATCCCCTTCAAGAGCGTCCTCCCCATCGCCGAGGGGTTCGATGTCCCCTCTTGGTTCCATCCGCCTCTGACTGCCGTCGAAGCAGGCGATGTCCTCTGGAAGACCGACGCCATCCAACTCAATCTGCTGCAACCCCTTGAAAACTCGGCAGTCTGGAATTTTTCCGGTGACATCAGCTGTCCCCAAGCGCGCGATGTGCTCATCGGACGTGGATTCGCCGAAATCGCCGAAAGTGCTTCAGCTAAGTCCCTGAATTGTGGCGAGTCAGAAAGCGCCGAGAGCGAGCTGCGATGTCCCCTGAGGGGACATCAGATGTCCCCTGAGAGAACATCAGAAACGGGGTACGACATCGAGTTTCAGCCGAGTTTTCAGGGAGTTACGACGGCTGAAAATCCGTACATACATAATGGACATAGAATGCCTTCCCCTACGGGGAAAGGCTCAAATACTACGTATTTGATCCTTTCTCCCTTCGGTGCAGGCAGCGAACCTTCGGCAGCCTTCGTCTGCCTCGGTCGCGATCTCGATTCAGGCTTCGTAGCTTCGCCGCTCAACACGAACTCGCTGCTGAACTCGAACTCGTTGTTGAACTCGTTTCCGGACCCGGACCCGGAGCCGACCCCCAAACCCCCTGCGCCGCCCGCCCCCCTTTCCCCCGTCGGCGGCTTGCGGTCGGGAAACGTGAAAACATCGGTTACTGGTTCGGCGGACCCATCTCGAAGCGAGGAACCCCGCGTGACGCCTCCCAGCCGCACCAGACCCCCCGACCCTACCCGAACCCCACCCGAACCCCCGATCGAGGCTCAGGAGGCCGTTCCCGGGGCTGGGGAGGCCCTCCCGGCGGTTCCCCCAGACCTCTCTGCGGTGCTGGCGGTGGTGGAACAGGCCAAACAGCGAAGTCGGGCTGCGGTGGAGGCAAAATTTCAGAAGCAGCGCACCAAGGAGCGCAAGAAGGCCAACCTGACCAGCGATGCCTCGTACCGGAGTCAGAAGCCCGGGGCGCAACGTATCGAGCTGGCATGGCGCGAGGAGATGGGCACCGCCTTCCCGGACGTGCCTCAGATCGCTTGGTTCAAGCGCGAGGGAGGGAAGCTCCTCGCCCGCAAGGAGGGGAAGCTGATCACGGACCTCCTCGAAGGCTACGGCGGCGACGAGGCCACGGTCGAACATCTCGTGCGCGGGTTCGTGCTCCATTGGGACAAGTTCGGCCCGCTCCTGACAAAGACTCGCGACGGCGTCCCGACCATCGGCTTGCTCTACGCCTGCCACGCCTCGGTCTTCGCCGAGCTGCGGCGCCTCATCAAGACCCCGATGAACAAGACCGAGTACGCGGAATGGCTGGAATCGGTCAAACACGATCCGTTCGCGGTGCCCCCTCCTGAGCTACTCGCGGCCCATCGAGCGACGAAGTCGGGTGCCAAGAAATGATGGCACCCCCAGCACCTCCCCAGCCTCCGCTGATGGTGTGCGACGAGTGGGCTTTGCGTCGCATGAACGTTCCTGAGCGCCTGTGGGAATCTACCTACCCGAAGCTGACGCTGGAGTTGAAGCGTCCGATCCATCGCTACGTCGCCAGCATCCATTCGATGCTTCGCCGGGGAGTGGGCTTCTGGCTCTTCGGGCCTGCAGGCTCAGGCAAGACCTGCGGTGGCGTCGTGATCCTCAAAGCGGGGTGGGAGCACGGACACGTCGGTTACTACACGACGGTGAAAGAGCTGCGGCAGTCCCTCAAGGAGAACGAAGACTTCGACTCGTCGGAATCGATCATGTCTCGCGTGCGCGCGGTCGACATCCTCGTCATCGACGACCTTGCAGCGGACGACTTTCGCAATTTCACGTTCGGCATCAGCGACGTGGAGCACCTGCTCAAGAGCCGGTCGACGCGTGGGAAGACCACGGTGCTTTCCACTAGGCTGGGGCCTGAAGACTTCTCCGTCGACTATCCGTCGATCCTTCATTCTATGCGCGGGACTTTCCACGCGGTCTCCTGTGCGGGGACCGAGCGGCAAGATGAAGCGTCGTTGCAACTCCGAAAAGACCTTGGGGGCTGAGTGGCCGATCTTGACTTGTCGCTAGCCTCCGCAGTTCTTGCTGGTGGCAAGGCCAGCCTCCGTCACCTCGCGGAGACCGGCTTCCGAGCTGACCTCCTCGAAGGCGACGGGAAGGTCGTCTTCGACTTCACGGTCGACTTCAACAAGACCTACAACGACCTCCCGTCGCTCTCGATCGTTGAACGCGAGACCGGAGTAATCGTCCCCCCTCCGACGGACCCGCTGCCGTACCTCATCAACGCAGCCTACGACCGCAAGCTTCACGGGATGCTTCACGCGGGCGTGAAGAACCTCATCGGCATCCTCGATCTGGGCGAACCTGCGAAGGGTCAGGCTGCTGTCGAAGACCTGCTGCGCACGCTGCGGAAGCTCGACACTCGGACAGCTCTCGTCGAGAGCATTCCCGGCTTGGGCGGGAAGGTCATTGAATACTACGAGAAGATCAAGCGTGGCGAACGCGGTATCCAGACTCCGTGGCCGACCATCAACGACTCGACGCTGGGGCTCTGGCCGGAAGACCTCGTCCTGTTCGTGGCCCGCATGGGTATCGGCAAGACGTGGTCGGCGATCCTCCTCGCTGGTACGGCTTGGGAACAGGGGAAGAAGGTGCTCATCGCGACGACAGAAATGTCGAAGGAGACGATGGCGATGCGCTACCTCGCCACGAAGTTCAGGATTCCCTACGGCGACTTCAGACGTGGCAAGCTCGACTCGTTCACGGAGAAGCGCATTCGTGACGGTATCAAGGCGATTGAGAACAGCCCCAACCTGAACATCGTTGGCGGCGACTTCGACTTCAGCATGGACTCGTTCGCAGGCATTGTGATGGACGAGAAGCCGGACCTCGTGATCGTCGACGGTGCGTACCTGCTGAAGGTCCACGGGCTCACCCGGACCGAGCGAGCCGCCAACGTCTTTGACGAGCTGAAGCGTATCGCCAAGCGCAGCAAAGCCGCAGTCGTGGCGACCATGCAGTTCAACCGCGAGGTGAAGGTCAACCAAGCCAAGACGGTGCAGGCGGACAGCATCGCCATGACCGACGTCGCTGGCTGGAACGCCGACCTCATCTTCGGTCTCATCCAGACCGAGGAGATGAAGAAGAACCGCCGCATGGCCTTCAAGCCTCTCAAGGTGCGGGAAGGCGAGAGCGAAGAGATCGAGTGCAACTGGGACTTCGAGCGTATGGACTTCTCTGAGATTCCGAAGGCGAACTTCGGCGGAGCCCCCGCGTTCGCTCCGTCTGGTGTGCCGAGCGGTCCCGACGCGGCTGCCGACGATCCCATCGGCGACTTGTTCTAGGAGGACACGATGGCTGACGACGGCTTTGAGGTTCCAAACTACCCCTTACTTTTTCGGCACATGGTGCTCGCCATCTTCTTGAACGCGGACCTACCCCGCGCTCGTCCTGCGAACAGCAGGAACAAGGTTCCGGTGAAGTCTTCTCCGAACACAGACAACTTCGACCCCACCAAGTTCAACGCTGCGATGGACATCGCCCTCGCTCAACTCAAGAAGTACCGTATGGTCTCCGAGTCGAGCAGCCGAGAAGCCATATCGCTCACGTCTTACGGGCGGGAGCGGGACTCCGTTCACCGCCGGGAACCGGGCGGGCCCACGAAAACTAAGCGGTTCGACAAATTCTACGTTCAGCTGCTTGTTGAGGAACGAAAGCGCGTCAACAAGTCGGTCATCGACATCACCTGATCGGTGTTACAGAGGCCTCCATGCAAGCCGAGGACATCACCGACCTATTGGACAAGATTGGGTGCAATCGCATCCGACAGAATATGTCTGGCTGGGTGAACGCCTCTTGCCCGTTCGCCCCTTTCACGAAGCTGCACAAGACGCGCGAGGACAAGAGTTCGTCTTTTGGCATTCGCATCGACGACGGACCCAGCCACTACCGCTGCTTCACCTGCAATGCGAAAGGGTCCGTCATTGAGCTGCTGACCCGGCTGCGAGCCCTGATGGTGGCGGGAGGCCATGACACCACAGCGTTCTCCGACATTTTCCAGTGGGTTCTGGCAAAGGACCGGGACTCTCTGTCCTCGACCGACCTGCTGAAGGCTGCGCTGGAGCGCGCCGAGAAGCGCCCAACGGGTCCGATGGAAGTGGGTGGCATCCGGCTCTCTGCGAAGACCGCGCAGGCGGCGCTTGGCTACGCCTACGACGTGCCGGAGACGGTCTTGGCGGATGGTGACCTGCAGGCGTTCGATCCTCTCGATGGTGAATCCTTTGACTACCTCAAGGGGCGCGGGCTGGATGAGAAGTCCATCGCCGATTGGGAGTTCCGCTGGCATCGGCAAGCTCGACGAATTGCCATCCCCATACGAGACTGCAAAAAAAGACTTGTAGGCATCTCCGGTCGTTCACTTGAAGGGGAGAGCAAACGAAAGTTTTTACACTCTCTTGGCTTCCAGCGTGACCGCTACCTCTACGGGGAGGTCCGCCTCAAGGAGGGCGGCGAGGGAACCGGCGTCATTGTCGAGGGCTTCTTCGACGCGATTCACCTCTGGCAGCACGGCTACCAAGGCGTCGCCATCATGGGCACGCACATCAGCCGTATCCAGATCGAGAAGCTCGTTCGCTTCTTCAAGAACATTGTGATTCTCCCTGACGGTGACACCCCCGGGATGGAGGCCGCAGACCGGATGAAGGACGTCCTGCTCACGCGCATCCCCACGCGCATCGCGAAGATTCCGATGAACCGCGACCCGGACGAGCTGTCTGCTTTGGAGTTGGCTGAGACTCTTGGATCACCAAACGCAATGGGAATTCACTGAGAGCCTGTTACTGACAGGGTGCTCGGATGTCCCGACGAGCACTTCAACCAAGGGACAGTGGCAAGAGCTTCCCAGACGGAAGCCGAAGGAAAATCATGACTGGAAAGAGCTGGTACTCCACAGGGTTCTCGAAGGACAGCGGCGGAGGCAAGAGCGACATGCTCACGTGGGAGCCAGACCGGGTCTGGATGCCTGCGAAGGAGTCCCGTGACTTCGTCTTCGTCGACGACGCTCCGTTCACCTTTGACGAACACAACCTGAAGCTGAACGGCAACTGGAAGAACTGGATCACCTGCCTTGCGCCGGTGACCGAGGACGGCGAGCCCAACTGCTGCCAGATCGCTGGCAAGGACTCGCGCTACCGCGTCTCGATGATGACGATCGTCGACACGTCGAAGTGGACTGACAAGAAGGGCAACGCTCGCCAGTACGAGATCAAGGTGCTGCCCGCGAAGTTCAAGACCTCGCAGAAGCTCGATCGTAAGATGACCGATTTGGCGAAGGACGGGAAGTCAATCGTCGGGCGGCTCTACAGGGTCACTCGCGAAACCGACAAGAGCCCTGCGGTCGGTGACGACTACGAGTACACCCGCGACGTCGACATGACCAAGCTGTTCGACCTTGTGGTCTACAAGGGAAAGAAGCTGGCCGACCTGTACACGGCTGCGGACGAGAGCGCCGAAGCATACGCCAAGCTCTCCCGCGTGTTCGCCATCAGCAAGGGCGCTGATGGGAAAATTGTGCGGAAGCTTGTCCCCTTCCGCTACGACGCGATCTACGCGCCGAAGACCGCGAAAGAGGTCAAGGAACTCTTGGGTGGCTTCGACGCCTCGGAGAACACCCGCGACTACGACAACAAGGGAAGCAGCGGTGGTTCGACGGCAGCTGTCGACGACGAGATCCCTTTCTGACGCAGCGCGTCAGAGTACGGCTCGTGTGCGGCAACCCTCTGCCGCACACGGGCTTTTTCACAGGATGATGCCATGCGTGTTCTCGCTGTCCGCCTCCATCGTGGGCTGAACAAGATGGACGTCCTCGTTGAGTTTTCTGAAGGCTACTTGCGCATCCCCATCTCGTGGATGACCCGCTTACCGACCGACCTTCCTCCGGCTGATTGGTACGCAACTGTCCGTCGCGAGTGCGAGTTACACAATGCACGGACCTCATCTGCCCAGCATTCCTTGCGGGCGTTGCACAACTTTCAGGCAGGACGCCTCAAATGAAGATCGTCGTGGACACGCACGCATGGATTCCGTTGGCAGAGCTGACGCACATGCAGAAAAGCGCTCTCAAGGCGACGCTCACGGTCACTCCTCGTTCATTTCCGGGGTACCCCGGACCTCCTCCATCACCCATTCCGCTCTACGTTGAGAAGCCCGACTTCATTGGGATCCCTCGCTCGTACTTCATGGAGAACCGAAAGGAGCACCATGAGATCGTTGACATGACGACGACGGGGCGTCAGGACTTGTGGGACGGCCCCTTCACGTTTGCCGGTTCTCTTCGACCGACTCAACAGGAGGCGATCGACAAGATGTCCGCTGCCTTTGGGAACGGCTTTGGTGGAGGCATCATCCGAGCGACCACTGGGTGGGGGAAGACCGTTTTCGCGTGCGCAGCGATGGCTCGAATGAACTGCCCAACTCTGGTGATCGTTCACAAAGAGTTCCTGCTGAACCAGTGGCGCGACCGCATCGCGCAGTTTCTTCCCGGAGCGAAGATCGGAATCGTTCAGCAGGACCGCAGCGAGTTCAAGGGCTACTCCGTCGCCATCGCGATGGTTCACAGCTTGGTTGGCGACCGCGACTACGGCGAGGACTTCTGGGACTGGCCGGGGCTGGTCATCACCGACGAGTGCCACCGGACGGCGGCGGAGTCTTGGTCCCGAGCGCACACCCGGTTCCGCGCCCGTTGGCGCTTGGGCGTGAGCGCGACCCCTCGCCGCAAGGACGGGGCTGAAGAGGTCTTCCTGAAGCAGATTGGTCCAGTGATCTTCACCTCCGCCGAGCAGCGCATGAAGCCGAAGGTGCGTCGCGTGTGGACGGACTTCAAGCTCATCCAGACCCCGACCCTCAACCCTGAGGTCATCTCGAAGAACGTCCTCCTCAAGTTCATGTGCAGCAACGCGGCGCGCAACAAGATGATCGCCGAGCAGATCGTCCTCGCGGTGGTCGCGGGCCGGAAGCCCATCGTCCTCTCAGAACGCCTCAACCACCTCGACACGCTTGAGGCGCTGTTCAAGCAACTGTGGAAGACGGGGCAGTCGACACCCGTTCCGACGACTGGCTTCTACGTTGGCGGCCTGAAGGAGGAGGAGCTGGAAACCGCTGCGGAAGCGCAGGTCATTTTCGCGACTCGCCAGTTTGCCGAAGAGGGCTTGGACATCCCGATGTTGGACTCCATCTTCCTGACCACACCGTTCTCGGACGTTGAGCAGGCTGTGGGCCGCATTCTTCGCCCTATTGAAGGGAAGAAAGACCCCATCGTGGTCGACATCATCGACCCGAAGGTCAGCTTGTGCGTCAAGTCGGCGGGTTACCGGGATCGCCTCTACAAAACGAAAGGGTGGGAGTGAGCCTTCGGGAGTCCTGTTACGTCGGTGGAAGCACAACGATCACTCGGAGTCCCATATGGTCCCAGCCTCTTCCCCCATCGCTGTTCCCGCTGCCCTCGACAGCGCCGTTGACGCTGCCATCGCTGCCGTCAACGCACAGGTGGCAGCCGCTGAAGCTGCTATCCAGCAGGCGACGTCCCCAGCCGAGCCCGAAGCGCCGAACCCTCCTGAGTCCGTCACTGTCAACGGCGTCCTTGTCTCTCCTGAGACCCACCTGTTTGAGAATGGCGTGCCGCTCCTGACACCGACGGGTCGCCCTCGGCTCAAGCCTGAAGCGCGCAAAACCAAGAAGGCTGCCAAGGACATCGCCACCGTGGCGGAAGCCTCCCAGCAGCCGATGCTGCAGCCGGTTGTTGCAGGGACGCAGGCCCCTCCGGTCATCAAGGAGACCGTGAAATCCACAACGGCGACTGTCACCAAGGTCTACGGGAAGATCGGCGTCCCTGAAACTAAGGACGAAGAGATCGCAGTCCGAACATTCATCACCAACCCGGCGATGGTGGAGATCGGCTATGGGCTGACCCTCAACATCGGGAATTATGAGAGCGCACGCATCGACGTCCGCATCTCCCTTCCCTGCTACCGCGAGGAGACGGACGACGCCTTCTCCTTCGCAAAGAAGTGGACCGAAGATCGCATCCAGACCGAGGTCAAGGCGATCCGCCAGATCGCGTCTGGGACCAAGTCCACCACACCGTTCTGAGAAGAGGCTCCATGGCATCCAAGAAGAAGATCCCCGTTGAAGATACTTCCACCGATACCTCTGCCGAGGCGTCCGAGGTGGCCCAGACCATCTCAGCCGCAGTCGACGATGCGGTTCCCGAAACGACGGCAGATGTCCTCTCGTCCCGCATCAAACCCGGTTACGACTCAAGGTCACAACTGGGGGCTCTGCTGTCGTCGGAAATAATCGCGGCGACGATGAAGACCTACGGGAAGAAGTCGCTCATCCAAGGGTCCGAGATCAAAGCTCGGAAGGTCCGGCGCATCCCGACGGGAGTCTTCCCGATCGACTTTGCACTGGAGGGTGGATGGGCCCAAGGCGGTGTCCATACGCTGATTGGTCACAAGTCCTCCTGCAAGACCACTGTTCTCTACGCGACCATCGGTGAGGCACAGAAGCTGTGCGCTGAGTGTTGGCTGTACATGGACCGCTGCATCTGCAAGCGACCCCGAGAGCCAGTTATCGCTTACATCGACGTCGAAGGCGCGCTCGACGCAGCATGGGCCAGCCGCTTCTGTGACCTCGACAAGGTGCTCATCAGCGTGCCCGAGTACGCGGAGCAGACGCTCTCGATTGGCGAGGCGCTCTTGCGGTCTGGCAAGTGCGACATCTTGATGATCGACTCCATCGCATTCCTCACTCCTGCCAAGGAGATCGAGGAAGCCATCGAGAAAGACTTGATGGGTGTGCAGGCGCGTGTTCTTGGCAAGGGCGTGCGGAAGTTCACCGCTGCTCTCAACTCGGTCATGACCGACACAGGGAAGCGACCAACGCTGTTCTTCACAAACCAGATCCGCATGAAGCTCGGCGTCATGTTCGGCAACCCAGAGACGACTCCCGGCGGGCTGGCCCCCGGGTTCATGTCGTGGACCGAGATGAAGATGAAGACCGGCAAGTTCAAGATGGACGACCTTGGCGAGCGCCCTCTCTACGCGGATTTTGGCTTTTCTCTCGACAAGTCAAAGTCAAGTACCGCGAAGGTCGGTTACGACTTCCGCATGATGTTGTCGGAATCGGAGAGCAAGTCTCTGGGCGACTTCTACTTCGAGGACTTTATTCTCGACCACGCTGAACGGCTTGGGCTTGTTTCTGGAGGAGGAACGTCATGGAAGATTCTCGGGGAGTCCTTCGGCAAGAAGTCGGAGATCGAGAAGCGGCTGGTGGCGGATCCGATCTTCAAGCGGATGGTGACGGACGTCTTGTTGAAGTCGGTCCAGCAGGGGGCTTGACGGACGACTCGGACGACGACCCTCTGGAGGACTTCCTGCGGGCTGTCCTCATGCCGCCGGTCGTTGACCGGAGTGCCACCGACGCCGTCATCGCTGCGCTGCAGTCCGACACCGTCGAGCCAATCCCTGAAGTCGACGAGTGCCCGAAGTGCGCCATGTCGTTCGTGACCATCGAGCAAGGTGCTGGGCTGACCTTCCCCATCAAGGTCGTCTGCACCTGCCGGATCTGCGAACACACTTGGGAGCGCATCGATGAGTGATGAAGACCCTCCTCCGGAGAAGCAGGCTCGCCCAAAGTGGTTAGAACCGAACTACGACCGCTACAAGCGTTCACAAAAGCACGAGACGCGTCTCGCCGCCAAGCTGGGCGGAAAGCGCCTCCCGCAGTCAGGGGCCAAGCGCCTCTCCAAGCACGCCATTCGAGCCGACACAGGCGGCGCACGACCCGAGACCATCACCCTTCGAGGCGACCTCACGATCGGGGACTTCTGGGTCGAGCACAAGCGCACCGAGACGGCGACTATGTCCATCAAGCGAGAGTGGTGGACGCAGGTGGTCGACGGCGCCCGAGCTGCAGGCCAAGACCCCGCGCTGTTCATTACCTTTGAGAAGCACCACAGCCCATCGTCAAAACCCATCGACCTCGTGGTTATTCCGCTTGAGGTTTTTGAGCGGATGAGAAAACTTGCTTCAGGCGACTGACGAGGCCCCGTTGTGACTCCCAAGAATCCATCCTCTCCCATGTGGAAGCCCATCAAGACTCCCCCGGTTCTGGAGACGAAGGCTCGCTCGTGGAAGTGCGGCGGGCTACTGGTGATCAGCGCCATCGACCAGATGCGGTCTCCGGTTGACAAGGAAGCCGACGTGCCGACTTGGCACGTCAGTGTATCTCGCCTCCAGTCTGTTGTGAGCGACAAAGACCTCGCGTTCGTGCGGAAGACTTTCTCGATGCAGGATGCCGAGGAGGACAACCATGAACCGGGGCGCGCTCGACACCTCTTCCTCACGGTCGAACCGGAACATCGCGCAGAGTGCGAGTGCAACGTCACCGAGGAGACCTACGTCGAGCCCGACGGGCATCGCTGGAAATCCACGAAAGAAGCGGCATCGGCACGCCGACGTCTGATGGACGACCTCTGGGGAACCAAGGCTTGAGCCTGTTACGCCTCTGGACATGAGCCTTGCCAACGTACTGCGGGGAGAGACCGGCCACGGGTCGCTCCTCAGGATTATCTCTGAGACTTTTGTTCGGGATGAGCCGAAGCCTCCGCTCGATCCCGTCGCCAGCTACCTCCGTGCGTCTGGAATTCCATCGCTCTGTGCTCGCGAGGAGGTGCTCTGCACCCTCAACAAGATCGTCCGCAGAGATACCGTTGACGTCGGTCTCAACCTGACCTTCTTGCACGGCACCGCTCTCCATTGGGCTGTCCAGAACGAGCTGCTCGGCCCGTCGGGAGTGCTTTACGGGACGTGGGAGTGCTTGGGATGTTTGAAGCGGTACGGCGAGTACATCGACGGCGCACGCCCAGAGGATTGGTCTCGACCAATGCCGAAGGTGTGTTTGAAGTGCGAGAGCCACGCGTTCCGTTTCATTGAGCACAAGTTCGTTGATCACGCTTTGCGTCTGACGGGACACAGCGATGGGTTCCTCGTGCTTCCCGGCCTCCAAGGAATGGGCATCCTTGAGGTCAAGAGCATCGGGGAGCGTGGTGGGCGGGAGATCAAGCAAGTGCCTCAGATCGCGCACATGGTGCAGACCCACATCTACATGATGTTCACCGGGTTCAAGTGGGGGAAGATCCTCTACTGGCAGAAGGCCGAGAGTGGGCTGGGCAGCCTCGTGGAGCACCACATCGACCGCGACGAGGACACCATCGACCTCGTCCGCAACCTCATCAGGTCCGTATGGTCCGGCATGGAGTCGAAGACCCTGCCCGACCGCATCTGCGGCAACGACTCCTGCGCTCGCGCCAAGGCGTGCCCGGTTTCCAAAACCTGCTTTGGCGGACCCTGATGCGCGAAGACCCGCTTGCCTCTCTGACCTACATCAACCCCCTGCCTCAGAAGCTGTGGGGCGCCCACTGCTCCAAGTGCGACAAGCCGCAGGCTCGCTGGGGCATCACGCTTGGTAGGCAGTCGCCGCTGTTCATTTGCGGCGCGTGCGTTCTTTACGAGAGCGCTTGGGGGAAATCTCAAAGTCCAGTTGTCCCATCAACCATCGCTTCAATTGAACGAAACTCTGAGAGACGTTTCGTCTTCACTGATGGACGGCTGCCACCCAAAGACGCCGACGATGTCCTCGGCGTGATCATCCTCACCGAGCGCACCGCCGCTCGCATCCCACCGAGTCGTCGATGAACGAATTTCCTCTTGCCCCGCTTGGCTCTTTTCGACCTCTCTACGTGCTGGGCCTCGACCCGGGCTTCGCGTCGATCGGCCTCTGCGTTTACGCCGTTGGACCGAACCCGCAGGATGACCGCCCGGTGAAGATGACCGTGTTCCGCACGTCGAAGGCATCAGCAAAGCGGAAGGTCCGCGCCTCCGACGACAACTTGGAGCGGGCTAAAGAGATTGCTTCGTGGCTGAACTCCGTGGTGTCGTCCTACGACATCAAGATCATCTGTGCGGAGACGATGTCGTTCCCTCGAAGCTCCTCCGTCGCGGCGAAGATGGCGATGTGCTGGGGAGTGATTGCGGCCTTCTCGGCGCTGAAGAGGATCCCGGTGACGCAGGCGTCCCCGCAAGAGATCAAGAAGACCATGTGCCAAGACAAGTCTGCCTCCAAGGAGGAGGTACAAGCGTCGCTGAACCTTCTTTTCCGCGCCGACCTCGTTGGGCCCAACGGCCTGATGACGAACGCTGGCATCCCAGCCACCCAGCTCGAACACCCTTACGATGCGCTTGCGGCTGTGGTCGCTTGCCGCGATAGTGCGGAGGTCTTGCTTCTGCGAAGGATGGTTGAATGCGCGGCCTCAACCGAGTCTTCATTGCTGGACACATCACCGATCGCATCACCTTCTCCAAAACCCACGTCCAAGGCGCGAACGTCTGCACGTTCTTCGTCGAGTCCGAGCGTCCCACAAACCGAGGAAGCTTGACGGTGTGCGTCAAAGTCAACGTCTACATCGACGGGCTCGTTGAGGCCTGTCGCGGAAAACTGGAGAAAGGGTGTTACGTCCTCGTCGAAGGCGAGCTGATGAACCGCGACTCCCCCGCTGGACGTGCAACTGAGATTCGAGCATGGGAGCTGTCCTTCTTCGGCCCGCCGCAGCCAATCCGAGGAGTAACGCTTGACGAACCCAACCGCTCTGACCCTGCTTCCGACTCCTGACGAGGAGCCCAAGAACTACCGTGTCGACGTGGACGTCGGGTCAAAGTCGTGGGCCGGTCGCATCCGGCACCGAGCCCGCGTGCTCGCCGAGCAGGTCGAGACGGGCTACCTCGAACTCGGGGAGATCCTCTACCGCATCTACGACGCCCCGGTGGACGGCGACCCCAAGAACGGCTCCGTGCTCGCGAAGTGGGGCTACAACAACATCGGTGAATTCGCCGAGAAGGAGCTGTCCCTTCACTACAAGAAGGCGCAGCGTCTGGTCCGCATTTTCTACCGTGTCGAGGTGGAGCTGGACGGCCTCGGGCAGAACCCGGAGCTGAAGAAGCGATTCATTCGGCTGGGATGGTCAAAAGCTCGCGAGCTGGTCCGCGTCCTCACGAAGGCGAACATGGTGGAGTGGATCGACCGTGCTGAGACGGTGAACTACACGACGCTGGTTGAGATCATCAAGCGCACCGTCGCGATGGAACAGGCCCGCCAGATTCAGGCGGACATTGCTCGTCAGCCGGATCCCATCGCAGCCTCCAATGAGGTGCCTGAGGGTCTTCTTCAGGCTGAGAATGTACCTGAGATTTCCAGCGCAGAGCCCTATAAACCAACACTTATTCCGCACTCGGTTCCTCCAGCAGTGCCGAAAGCCCGCCCGACCGGCGACTACGCGGACACCGCCAGCGAAGCGTTCGTGGACCGGAAGTGGGTCAGCAAGGTCTTCCAGTTGGAGTCCGAGCAAGCCGAGACGGTGAACCTCGCCCTCAAGCGTGCGCAGGAGTTGGTTGGTCGCGAAACAAAGGCACCATCCACCCTTATCTCGCTCATCTGTCTCGACTTCCTCTCAGGAGCGGACTGGAGCGGCGCGTCTGTCGAGCAGCGCCTTCGCTTCCTCTCCAAGATCGAGAAGTCTGTCGGCCTTCGCTTGGTGGTGGTCGACGATGACGACGAGGTGGTGTACGGACTTGGGGCCCTTGCGGCTGCCGCCAAAGCCGCTGCCTCCAGCACTGACGAACCGGAGTCTGCTTGAACAACCCGTGGCCAATCACTGCTGAACTGCTGTCGGGAGAGTTGGATCTTCTCCACGCCATCGTTGAACGGTGGCGCGCGCGCTTCGCTGATGAGGCGTGGTTGCAGGAGCTAGATTCCTCCCAAGAAGTTGAGCGGGATCAAGTTTTTCATCAGTTCACCAACGAGATGAAGGTGGTTGCCTCCAAGAGCGCCACCCTCGTCGAAGTCATCCAGTAGGACATCCTTTGAGCCACCCTGACGTCAAGCCCGGTCGCATCGAACTTCGCCACATCCCGATCGACCTCATCCACCCGAACTCTTGGAACCCGCAAGGACAGGACGAGATCACCTTCCAGCGGCTCGTCGATGAGATTCGCGATGTAGGCTTCCTCGACCCGCTTGAGGTTGTGCCAATGGACGACGGCACCTATCGCATCATCGGTGGTGAGCACCGTTGGCAAGCGGCGAAAATCATCGGTCTCGACGAACTGCCTTGCGCTGTTCTCTCAGACTCCAAGTGGCAAGACGAAGACCTTCAGAAGTTCGTTACCGTTCGATTGAACGTGTTGAAGGGAAAACTGGATCCCGAGAAATTCGCCAAGCTCTACGGTGAGATGGCGGAAAAGTACGGGGCCGACGCTCTCCAGCAGCTGATGGGCTACGCCGACACGAAGGGCTTCCAGAAGATCGTCGGCGACGTGAAGCGCGGGCTGAAGAAGTCGCTTCCGAAAGAGCTGCAGGACGAGTTCGACGACAAGGCCAAAGAAGCCAAGACGGTCGAAGACCTCTCGAACATCCTCCAGCACCTCTTCGCCAAGCACGGCGACACGGTGAACCTGTCTTTCATGGTGTTCTCATTCGGCAAGCAAGAGCACATCTATGTGCAGATGAATCGCAACACCAAGAAGGCGCTCGACAAGGTGCTGGCCTACTGCAAGCACTCCAACGAAGACGTCAATGACTTCTTGGCGCCGATCATTGAGGAGGCTGGAAAGCAGGCTCTGAAAGCGCTCGATAAGTCCAAAGACACGGCCAAAGCGCTCCTTGAATCTTGAGAGAATTTCAGTGCTGGGGTACGGTCTTTCGTCTTGACCCCCTCATCAGGAGTTCCGATGTCCAGCCTCAAGCGCCTCGCCGACCAGACCCGTTCCTTTCTTGAGGCTGCGAAGTCCAAGGGAGTCAAGGACGCTGGAGCCAGTATGGACATCCCGGGGGATGCGCTCAAAGCAGCGAACGGCTTCCGCGAGGCGGTGAAATCCGGGGATGATCTGGAAGAAGCCGCGTCGAAGGTGGCCAAGTTTGCCGAAGAAGCAGCCCTCGCGGACGGTGGCATCGTCGCGAAACGCGCTGCGCTGGACACGGAGTCCGCCTGCTTGAAGATGAAGCACGCTGTCGACGGCATCTACGGGCCCTTCGCTGAGGCTCGTCAAGCGTTCTACAGCCTCGCGCTGGCATGGGATCTCTACAAGGTGACGCCCTCGGTCGGGAAGAAGTCGAGCAGCGTTGATATCAAGACCTTGACCGACAAGGACATCGCCGAAGGTATTGCCTTCACGGCCAAGGGCCTCGGGCCCTCGGTGAAGGACTTCCTGAACAAGTCAGCTCGCGCCCAGAAGCTTCTCCGCGACGCCGCGAAGAAGATCGGTCTGGAGAACGGTGAGCTGACTGACTCTGAGAAGAAGGCTCTCATCGACGCCTGCTTCGACGCTCGTGACTCGGCGAACCCGCTGTTCGGCAGGACGCAGGGCATCAACCGCCGCGCCGTCGAACTGATCGCCCGCGCCCGCGCGAAGGAGAAGTACGAAGCCAAGTCGAAGGGTATCGAGATCGCGCTCGCGGTCGAAGAAGATCCTGAGATCGGTGGCTTCGAGTTGGCCTGAGGACCATACGGTTCCGCTCACCACGTTCGTCTGAGGCCCGCATGACCGACTCCAGTCCGAAGCAGGCGACGTCGCTGCTTGAAGCCATCGCTCTGGCAGAAGCCTCTGCGTTCCGAATTACGCCGACGTACCTCTACGCCTTCAAGTACAAGGACGGGAACAAGAGCCTCGGCCTCGTTCCCGTTCATATCAAGCACCCAAATGTCCCGAAGCACATCTTTGACCTCGTGGATCCTGAGCCCGGAACCCCGCTGGCCAACACAGTCATCGGCACGATTCCGAAGCACTACAAGGCTGCGACCGATCTCGTCCTGAAGGACGCAAACAAAACCCTGAAGGACGTGCTGACGAAGGACGGTGCGTCGGATGACACGGAGCTACTGCACCCCCCGAAGTCGGCTCCGACGCCCGTCACGAAGGCAGACGTGCAGGCTGCACTCGGCGGCACCGCCTCTGTCCCGTTGGATGCCTACCTCCACGCGGTCCAGTTCAACCAAGACCCGGCGACCGACCTCAAGCTGCTGAAGAACCCGCAGGTAACCGCGACGCTGCTGAAGGTCTACGGCGCAAACTGGAAAGAGAAAGCCGCTGCACTGGGCTTTGCTGTTCCGGGTGTGGTCACCGTCAAA